TAAAACAGATCCAGCACTATGGAGAACAGTAAGATACCTATCGCCATTTTTCGGTACAACTGAGAAAACAGGAAATGCTGAAGGCGTTGGTGACTATGAAGGCAATCAACATTCATATGGAATGTGGTTTACGCCACCTGATATAGGAACGCGTGTTTTGTGTTTCTTCCCAGCCGGAAAACACAATGATGGCTATTATATTGGTTGTATTCCAGAGCCCGGCGTTAATCATATGGTTCCCGGAATTGCTGGCTCAGACCGTGTAAATTTTGCAAATGACCAACAAGATTTGTTTGGTGGGGCGTCTCGGTTGCCCGTTACGGAAATAAACAACGAAGATCCAGCAATACTTCAAGATCCAGAATTTTATAACCAACCTAAACCCGTTCATAGTGTGGTTGCTAATCAACTATTTCAACAGGGGCTTCTTCAAGATCGTGTAAGAGGAACAATTGGCACAACAAGTCAGCGGGAGACACCAAGTTCAGTATACGGCGTTTCATCACCCGGTCGGCCAGTTTACCAAACACGGTTAGAAGATGCAGAAATACGACAAAAACTAGAAGATGGTGACATAAAACCAGAAGATGCAAAAGTTGTTGCACGAAAAGGTGGTCACAGTTTCATAATGGATGATGGCGATTTAGATGGTCGTGATCAAATGGTAAGAATAAGAACTGCACGAGGCCACCAAATTACTATGAGTGATTCTGGTGATTGTTTTTATATTACACACGCGAACGGCAAAACGTGGTTAGAGTTTGGCAAGGAAGGAACAGTTGATGTTTATTCGTCAAACTCAATTAATTTACGCACACAAGGTGATTTAAATCTCCACGCCGATGAAAATGTGAATATTAATGCAGGGAAATTTCTTAACTTAAATGCAGAGGAAACACTAACCGCACAATCAAGCGGCTCCCTAAATATGAGTTCTAAGAATGCTATAGGGATAAGTGGTGAAAAATCTGTAGGTATTCGCTCTGGGGTTAATTTATCACTACAATCCAGTGGTATTGGTAGTTTTGCTGCCGGTGGGCCATTATCATTACGTGGTTCAGTTGTTGGGTTAAACACATTCCCCCCTAGTCCGGTATTAAAACCAGCACCAATTGTAAAATATCCATTATCAGAATCAAGATTTGACCCTTCACTTGGGTGGCAAGTTGAAGAAGGAAAATTAGAAACAATTGTAACACGAGCACCAACGCACGAACCATATCCTCAACACAATTTAGGGGTTGCGTTGGATACTCGTTTAAGTTCGCAGACCCCCGGGGCGTTACCAAAAGCACAACAAAATGCAGTGGACAGTGTTAAAAATGAGCAAGTTAACGGTATTGATCTTGCAGATGCTGCTCTTCAAAATCAAGCACAAATATCTCTTGGCTCGCTGGACCCACAGCAAGTAACAGGACTATTAGCACAAGCCGCGAAAGATACTGGGCAAAGTGTGGATGAAGTTACCGAATCTGGCATAGGAAAATTTGCATTCACGCCAGATAAACTTGAAGAAATTGGGGTTTTAAAACCGGGATCAACTGAATTTTTCAACAATAGTGAATCAGGATTAGAAGAATTTCTACAAAATTCTCAAATCTGGACTGGAAGAGAGGGTGCAACAAGCATTGATTCACTCTTGACTAATTCGGATTTACAAGATTCAATTCAACAACAAGTTATGGGTGATAGATTTTTACAATTGCAAGATGCTGGTCTGATAACTGGAGAGGAACCCCCTGAACAATTAGCAGCATTTGTACAAACCGCAACTAAAAAAGGCGTAGGAGTCACTAAACAATGGATAGAAAGCTTTGGAGATGGCAATATTAGTGACACAGTAGCAGGTGCAACTGATATTATTCCTGACGGAATTCCGGGTGCACTGGGCGATATTCCTGCGGGGCTTTCTGGGACTATAGAGTCCATTGTTTCCGAATTTGATGGTCAAGACATCGCCGGTCTTACAGAGAATATCACTGGTGCATTATCCGCACAACTTGGCGACTCTGCCTCTGCAATAACTGAAAACCTATCCGGAACTATAGAATCCATTGTTTCTGGGTTTGATGGTGGAGATATTTCTGGTATTACCGAGAACATCACAGGTGTATTATCTGATGGTATTGGTAGTTTAGATATTTCAGATAGTATTTCTGGTATTACTGATGGAATTGGTGATATAGCAGGTGATTTGGGCGGTGCTGTATCAGGGATTTCAGATGGGTTCACGTCCGCGTTAGATAGTGGAATAGAGGGAATTACAGACGGTATTGGTGATGGTATTTCGGATTTATCATCAAATATTAGTGATATTAATGTTACAGCCGCCGGTGCACAATACGCAGTTAATTTTGCAATAGAAAAAATCCCCGCAATTGGTGGTTTCTTTGGCGGTGGCGGTGCTGGTACTGGTACCAGAAGCCCATTGGTGGCAGTGAATACCTCTGATATTCCTGAGGCATTTGCACAGACAACCGATAGAATAATCACTAACAATAAAGTTCCACCATTTACAACACCTGATGACGGTGCACCGGATCAATTGGGTTAAATAGTATTATGGCTACTTTTCGCGGATTCACCACCAAAGAAAGATTTAAAAAGTTTTCTGAAAATGATATTGATTTAATAAAAATTGATTTATTAAATGCTTTTAACATACGCCAAGGAGAGAAGCCCGGTCGCCCAGAATATGGAAGTTCTATTTGGGCGTTTATATTTGAGCCATTAACAGATGATGTAGTTCAAAAAATAATTGAAGAAACCGAAAGGGTGGTTTCAAAAGACCCCAGACTTAGTGTTGATACCGTAAATGTTTTTACACGCGACGGTGCCGTTTTGCTTGAAATGTCACTTTTAATTAACTCAGGTGCCACTCCGCTTGATTTAGTACTTCAATTCAACGAAAGTTCTCGCCAAGTCCAATTAGATTAACTGCGGTTTTAATTTTTGCCATAAATATTTGAATGGCAAAAACAACACGACAAACCTCAGTTTTTGGCGTCGAAGATTGGCGGCAAATTTATGAAACATACAGACAAGCAGACTTCCAGAGTTACGATTATGAAACTCTGAGAAAAAGCTTCGTTGATTATCTTCAACGATATTACCCAGAAAGTTTTAATGACTATGTTGAGAGTTCAGAATTTGTTGCTCTCCTTGATGTTGTTGCATTTATGGGACAATCTCTTTCCTTTAGGTCTGATCTCAATGCCAGAGAGAATTTTCTTGAAACTGCAGAGCGTCGTGACTCAGTAAACAAAGCCGCTGATCTAATTGGATACACACCAAAACGTGCGGAGTCCGCAAGTGGATTTCTAAAAGCCCAATCAATCTCAACAACCGAAACAGTACGAGATTTTGCTGGAAACAATCTTGCTGATACAGTTATTAACTGGAATGATACAACTAATCAAAACTGGCAAGAACAATTTAATGCAATCATTAATGCCGCACTGGTCGATTCGCAGCGTATCGGCAGTCCTGCAAATAGCAAAGAGTTGTTGGGAATACGTACTGATGAATATACTGTTAATTTAGCACCGGGACTACTGCCAGTGTTTCCGTTCAATGCTTCAGTTAATGGTGTTGATACCTCGTTTGAGGCGATTTCCGCAACAAGCGTAGATGAAAACAGAATTTATGAGCCAATGCCCCGGGCAAATGGACAATTCAACCTTTTGTTCAGAAATGATGGATTGGGGTTTGCATCTAATAATACTGGCTACTTTTTATATTTTAAACAAGGAACTCTGCGTTTTCAAGATTTTCGCGTAACAGAAAAGGTGCCCAATAGACAGATAGAAATTGATGTACGTGGAATTAATAATGAAGATGTTTGGTTAAACCAACTTGACTCCAACGGAAGGTTACAGCGTGAGTGGGAACAAGTTGAAAATATATATTCCAGTCGTGCACAGCGTGGACCTAATGACAGATATTACTATTCAGTAAGCAGTCGTGCAAATGACCAAATTACACTTAACTTTGGTGATGGTGTATTCTCGGAAATGCCTCTGGGATTTTTCCGCACGATATTGCGTGTAAACAATGGTCTTGATTATGTTATTAGTACAGAGGATTTACAATCAGTAACAATACCAATTTCGTATGTTAGCCGTACTGGTCGTAATGAGACGCTAACTCTTACACTTGCACTTGAAACCCCGGTGAGTAATGCCAGAGCAAGAGAAACACTTGATGAAATAAAGCAACGTGCTCCGGCTCGTTTTTATACACAGAACAGAATGGTAAATGGTGAAGATTACAATGTTTTTCCATTTACTCGATTTGGTAGCATAATAAAAAGCAAAGCAGTAAATCGGAGCAGCATAGGAACTAATCGGTATCTTGATTTGCTTGATGTCACAGGGAAGTATTCTAGTACAAACATATTTGCCAGTGATGGTGCTCTTTACCGGGAACAAGGTCGTCCAAGCCTTACATTTACTTGGAACACTGTTAATGATATTGCTGATGTTATTGTAAATCGTGTTGAGCCATTGGTTTCTAGAAGATCTACAATACAATTTTATCACGATCAATTTCCGCGTCCTAATATTGCAGTGCAAGAGTTAGAGTGGAATCTTTCAACTACAATAATAAATCAATCAACGGGATTTTTCTATTCTGAAAATATTAATCAGCCGCAAAATGTCGCTGGTTTCACCAGTAGTACACGGCGTTATATTGAGCCGGGTGCATTATTAAAGTTTGAGGCACCAACTGGATATTATTTCAACAGAGATAATCAATTAGAACTTGGTGTTCCAATAAGAAGCGATGAAAAGTCGTTTATTTGGGCAACACCGGTTGAGGTAATTGAGGATGGTGCCAACTTTGGGACAGGTAATCTTCCAGATGGCACTGGTCCAATTACGCTAAACGAAAGAATTCCATCTGGTGCTATTATAACTGAAATAATACCAAAATTTGTTGTTGATTTTCCAGTTGATTTAGAGCAAAAAATTGTTGAACAAGTAAGACTTTTCCGTAATTTTGGCTTGGGATATGATAACAACGACAGAGAGTGGTATATCATTACCAGTAGCAATTTAGATGAAGATGCAGAGTTTAGCGTTGATAATGCAAAGTCAACTGATGGTGTTAATTCAGATGCATCTTGGTTGGTACAATTTACTGCAGATGGACAAATTTATACCGTAAAAAGTCGCTCGTTAGAATATTACTTTGCTTCTGTTCTTGAAACTCGGTTTTATTATAATGAAAATGAAACTGTTTTTGATACAAAAAATGGCACAGTGATTAATGACTTTATTAATGTATTAAAGACCAACAGCCAGCCTGATAGCCCACAACCACTTGCATTTGATAATAAGTTAGACATTATTGGGCAGCCGCAACAAAGTGATGGTTTTGTTAATGATTTTAGTGTTCTTGTCAGTTATGCAGACTCAGATTCTGATGGTATAGCAGACGATCCTGATTTCTTCCGGGAAGTTGTAAATCCAACACGAGCCCCTAACCAAAAGCTTGTTTTTCTACAAAGAATACTCGATTTTGACGATTTAGAAAGGTTACAACTGGTATCAAGTGATACTATAAACACTACCTATGCCACAAAAGATGATCTACTTGAAAATCGCCGTCGGTTAGTTAATGGACAAATTTTTTATACCACGTCAGAAAACCAATTTTGGGAATTTACAAGAACAGTAAATGGCGGTGAATTTACAGAACGTAATGATTTCGTTGCACGAACTGGTCGTCAGGATATTGATTTCCAATACCGACATAATTCTCCAAATAGCCGCCGCATTGATCCCGGTAGCACAAATATTATTGATTTGTATGTTATAACAAGCAGTTATAATACAGCATACAGACAATATATCAATGATAGCACTGGGCGTGTATCTGAGCCATTGCCGCCAACAATTGAGCAGTTATCTCAAGATTATAGTGAATTACAAGATTTTAAAATGATATCAGACAATGTCATATTAAACAGTGCAAAATTTAAAGCACTATTCGGCGACAAGGCTGATCCTGAACTACAGGCAACAATTAAGGTAGTTAAACAACGCAATTCCGTCGCAACTGATAGCGAAGTTAAAAGTAGGATTATTTCTGAAATGAATAATTACTTTAGATTAGAAAATTGGGATTTTGGTGATACATTTTATTTTTCGGAATTGAGTGCATATCTTCATCAAGAATTAGGTGATTTAGCGTCAAGTATTGTACTTGTTCCGCTTGATCTTAATAAACGATTTGGTGACCTTTATGAAGTTCGCTCACAACCAGATGAAATTTTCGTAAATGCTGCAACTGTAAATGATGTAGAAGTAGTAGATTCTCTTACATCATCCACTTTAAGAGTTTCACCAACAACAACACAAATTTAATATGGCACAATTAACAAGAACAATTGATTTATTACCTGAGATTTTTCGGACTGAGCCAAACCGAAAATTTTTGTCATCAACCCTTGACCAGTTAACTCGCAATCCAGAGTTTGAGCGTGTTCAGGGATTTATTGGCAGAGTTAGTACGCCCGGGTATAATACATCAGACAATTATGTTGATGAACTAACCGCAGAGCGAACCAATTATCAACTTGAGCCGGGAGTAGTCTTTACAGATGAGGACTCAAGCAATGCAGAAGATGCCATCACTTACCCGGGAATGCTTGATGCTCTATCCAATAACGGTGCCGATGTATCACGCCACGACCGACTTTTTAAGGCTGAATATTCTGCGTGGGACCCGTTCATTGATTTTGACAAATTCAGCAACTTTAATCGGTATTACTGGTTACCTGCTGGGCCAGATTCCGTAGATGTTTCTGCTACGGAAATTCCATTTACTGATAGTTTTGATGTCTCTCGCCAAGAGTCAAGTTATCAACTAGAAGGGTTGGCAGGTAACAACCCAATTATTACGCTTGTTCGTGGTGGCAGTTATACATTTGAATTAAATCAGCCGGGAAACCCCTTTTGGATACAAACTGAACCCGGCACTTCTGGAACATTAGATGGTGCTACTAACCGATCTTCGCGTAATGTTTTGGGTGTTGTTAATAATGGTTCAGATACTGGTACTATCACATTCAATGTTCCTGATCGTAACGAACAAAGTTTCTTTTACAATTTACAAAGTGTCGGAACAGTTGATTTAATAACAGATATTGGTTTTGATGAAATTAATAACCGCTATGTTGATGAATTTATTGACGAATATGGTGGTATTGATGGGGTAACTGATTTCAATGGTAAGTCAGTAGTAATAACACAACCAACTGATAGCAATTCTTGGAATCAAACTACATTTTTTGACCCTCTTGAAGAAGCAACCGAAAATAACGGCGAGATTGGATCATTTGACACGCAATCGTGGGACCAGACATCTCCTATAACAAATATTTCAGAAACCAGAAGTATTTGGAGAATTTCGGTAATAGAAGGCAATGATGGAAGATCTTATCTGTCATTAACTGCTGTTCAAGAAGTGCCTAAATTAAGCAAATTCACCGTTGAGTTTGGAGAGCAAAACGCCAACAGAAGTTTCTACCGAGATTCTGGGAATGAATTTGAAGAAATACCGCTACTTTCAGCAATAAAAGATACATTATATTATCAAGATCAAAACAATCCAGATTTGTTTGGTCGTATACTATTGGTTGGGCAAGAGCAAAGAGGGTTGCTCGATGTCAATGATATTATTGGCAGAAAAGAATATACAAGTCCAAATGGCGTTGAATTTACAAATGGATTAAAAGTACAATTCCGGGGATTAGTAGTACCTGAATCATTTGCCGATAACCAGTATTATGTTGAAGGCGTTGGAACATCAATTATGTTGCTTCCAGTTGAAGATTTTATCACCCCGGAAACATACACCGATAGCGAAGCAATACGATTTGACCAATTTCCTTTTGATATTGGTAATTTTGAAGAGTCTCTTAACCAACCACAACAACCAGATTATCTGACAATCAATAGAGCAAGTCCTGATTCAAATCCGTGGACCCGCTCAAATCGTTGGTTTCACGAGGATGTTATACGAGAAACCGCAAGATACAATAATACAAATCCAGCGATTAATAATAACCAAAAAGCCCGACGACCAATTTTAGAGTTTAGATTGGGACTGCGTCTGTTTAATTTTGGCACAAAAAACTTAGACACAGTTGATGTTATTGATTTCTCTCAAACTGATGCATTTACTAATGTGAATGGGTCTGGTGGTTACAGTATAGACGGTGTTTCTCTGCTTGATGGAACACGGATTATTTTTGCAAATGATAATGATCGTCGTGTTAGAGACAAAATTTATGAAGTATCTTTGAGAGACCCCAATGATGATGGCGATCAGCAAGTTCTTTTAAATGAAGCAACATCAACAATTGATATTGATGATAATATAATCGTCAAGAGTGGTGCTCGCAACCAAGGAAAAAGTTTCCGATATGATGGTGATTCGTGGGTACCTGCACAACAAAAAGAAAGCATAAATCAAGCACCGCTATTTGATGTATTTGATGAAAATGGTAATAGTTTCGGCAATCAAGAAATATATCCCGGAAGTAACTTTTCAGGGTCAAAACTTTTTTCATATGCTGTTGGAACTGGTCCCGAAGATGATATACTAGAATTCCCACTTGAATTTTTAACTATTAACAATGTAGGTGACATAGTATTCAATAACAATTTTTATACTGATACTTTTACGGCTGTAGATGGTCGTACAAGCAAAACTGTTAATGTTAAATCCGGCTATGTTCGGGAATATGACCAAACCGGTGATTATCAAAGACGCATTGGCTGGCAAAAAGCAGTCGCACCTGCTCAACAAAAACAAGTATTCCGATATGCATACCAAACAGGCAGAGATTTATCATTAGATATTCCAGTTAAACAAGACACTGACATCCCCGCAGTAAAAATTACAGCAGATTCTGAGTTTGTATCACCATCACAGTATGAGATAACAGTTAATTCTAATAATACTCTTATAAAATTTTTAGAACAACCAGAACCCGGCACAATAATTGAAGTACGGGCATTATCAGACAAAGCATCTAGTGTTGGATTTTATGAAATTCCTGCTAACTTGGAAAGAAATTCATTTAATGAAGAATCAGCCAATGTCACATTGGGAACTATAAGAAATCATTATCAAACACTTGTACAAAATATTCCTGAACTTCGTGGTCAAATTAATGGATCAAATAACAGCCGTGATTTAGGAAACATTGTTCCTTTTGGAACAGACATTATACAGCATAGCAGTTCAATGTTACCAACTGGCGGCGTCTTGCGTTCCGGTAGAGTTGAGTTTTTTGATGCATTAGAGTTCAACGCTCGTGCTTATGAAACCTATAAAACACGGATTATTGATCTTGTAACAAGACAAGATTTTGGTAATGCCCCGGCTCGCAGAATACTTGATCAAGTCGTTGCACGAATTTCTTCTGAAAAGAGTGAAAACAGTGCATTTTACTGGAGTGATATGCTACCAAGTGGTCTTGATTTTGTTGATAGCGAAACCGTTGTAAGAGAAGTGACCGGACAGGATTTTGATACGGTATATTCGTATGATTTTAATAATGCCAACCGTCAAAGTTTAATGGTATATCTTAATGATAAGATTCTTTTAAAAGACGATGATTATGAAGTATCAACAGATTCGCCTTCTATAACAATTAAACAAGATTTGACAGTTGGTGATCGCGTTCTTATACGCGAGTATACAAAAACAAATGCAAGTTTTGTACCTAACACACCAACTAAAATAGGTCTATATCCTGCATACAAACCGGCTAAGTTTGTTGATGATACATTTGTAGAGCCAGTCAATGTGTTACGTGGACACGATGGATCAATCACGGTAGCATATGACGATATCAGGGATGATGTAATATTAGAGTTTGAAAGCAGAGTTTATAACAACCTTAAAGTATCTTCAGAGATACCAATTAACGAGGCTGATATCATACCCGGAAAATTTAGAAAAACCGATTATGATTTAGAAACAATAAACAATATATTATCAACAGAATTTTTAACGTGGTCTGGGCTGAATCGTTTGGACTATCGCAATCAGACTTATATTGCTGATAACGACTTTACATACAATTATTCTACCGCCAATGATGTTGTTGATGGAGAAGCCCTCCTTGGACACTGGAGAGGGATTTACGAGTATTTTTATGATACTGACAGCCCACATTCTCGTCCTTGGGAAATGCTTGGTTTAACAACAAAGCCGACGTGGTGGGAAAGCACATATGGCCCTGCACCATATACAGAAAACAACTTAATTTTATGGCAAGATATCGCAGATGGTAAAGTTCGTGATCCTTCTGGAGAATATATTAATGAGTCTAGAGTTCGCCGTGGGCTTCTTGATGTAATACCAGTTGATGGGCACGGAAATCTTAAATCGCCATTGGATAATGTAGTAAACAATTATAATTTCCAAGACTTTAGAAAAAAATGGGTATTTGGTGATGGTGCTCCAGTAGAAACTGCGTGGAGAAGAAGTAGCACGTATCCTTTTGTTATACAAAGGCTTATTGCATTGACTCGCCCAGCGAAATATTTTGCTACTGGCATTGATCGTGATCGTTATCAATTTAATTCTGAGTTTGAACAGTATCTTTTTGATTCTCGTTCACGTCTTGATATTACAGATTTAAACAGTTATGGACAGGGCAACCCACAAAATAGTTACTTTAACTGGGTTTCTGACTACGAAAAACAATTAGGTAACGTTGATCAAGATTGCGTGAATGATTGCTTTTCAAACATTGATGTTAGACTTTGTTATCGCTTAGCCGGATTCTCAGACAAACAGTATCTCAGACTTTTTGCCGAGAACTTTACGCCTGATACACAAAACAGCAGTTTGTTGGTACCACAGGAAAGTTATCAATTATTACTGTATCAAAATGAACCTGATGCAAGAATATCTTTTAGTTCGGTGATTGTACAGGTCAGTGACAATGGTTGGACAGTTTGGGGTAACAGTTCTGCCCGACCATATTTTGCAATTACCCAAAGCATACCAAATGGCAACTTTAACACAATTACTGTTGATGATGTGTCTGTAAGATATGCACGAGACTTTGATAACGAAATCACACGTGTTCCATATGGATATACATTTAGAAGCCGAGACGCAGTTGTTGACTTTTTGATCAGTTATGGACGGCAACTTGAGTCAAGAGGTATGCAATTCAATACAAGAAGCAATGGAATTGGTATTGATTGGGGACAAATAGCAAGGGAGTTTTTAAACTGGAGTCAACAGGGTTGGGGCATTGGTAATATTATTAACCTAAACCCAGCCGCTGAAAACATTTTGGTTAATAGAGCAGCCGGGCTGCTTGAAGATGTTTCCAGTGATCCACGGGTACTGCTAAACCAAAACAGAAACCCAATAAAATCTAACAATTATAATGTTGATCGTAGTGGTGACTTAACGGAAATATCGGTTTTATCTGAAGAACTTATTGGGCTGGCAGAACTTAATTTTGTCAATTATGAACATTTATTGATTTTGGATAACTCAAGTATATTTGCTGATTTGTTTTATGATCCAGCATCAGGAAACAGACAAAATAGATTGCTCCTCTCTGGATCTAAAACTACAAACTGGGCAGGTCGCCCAGATGCCCCGGGCTTTCTTATATCTGATCCCGATATTCCAGATTGGTCACCAAACAATAGATATGCCCGTGGCGAAATAGTTAGGTTTAAAAATCAACTGTGGAGTGCGAAAGAGTTAATAGAACCATCTGAAGAGTTTGATTACAATGATTGGTTGCCAAGTGATTTTGATGATACCCGACAAGGTCTTTTGCCGAATATAGCGACAAAAGCAGACGATGCACTTGATTATTATAATAAAAACTCTGCGAATCTTAACAAAGATTCTGATTTGCTGGGACTTGGTATAATAGGATTCCGTCCACGTGATTATCTTGAGAATCTCAACTTAGATGATATAACACAAACCAATCTTTATAGTAATTTCATTGCAACTAAAGGCACTTTGCCCACAACTCAATTATTATCTACTGCTGATTTTGCAAAAGAAAGAGCAGATTATGGTGTGTTTGAAAACTGGGCCGTAAAACAAGGCACTTATGGTGCTAATGGCAATCGTTCATATTTTGAAATATCACTAAACCAAGAAGAATTACAAGCCAATCCTTCTACTATATCAATTGTTGAGAACAATGATGATGTAGCCGCAGATCAGGCAGTCCGCGTAGAAAGACTTTATAAAGAAAGCGTAAGATTTTCAAACAGTAATATTTTACCAGAACTGACAAGATCTCGACCAGACACAGATCTGCCAAGTGCTGGGTTTGTAAATCGTGATGATGTAGATTTTCAAGTCTTTTCATTTGAAGATATAGAGTCTGAAATATCATTTGATGAAATTGGACCCGGTAACACTGTTTGGGTTGCAAAAGATTCTGAGTTTGACTGGAATGTGTATTATGTAGGAAAGTTAAATGCACGTATCATTCAACTTGATGACAATCTTAATGGACAATCACGAGTTACATTTTCTGCATTTCACGGATTGGTTCCCGGAGATAAAATTATAATAAAATCTTTCTCCACGGGTATTAATGGTTACTATGAAATAGAAGGTGTTCCAACTCTTGAGACGGCGTTAATTTCGTTTAGTTTCTCATCAAACCAGACACAGGAAACTGGCAATGGCATTGTTCTGACGTTTGAATCTGCAAGAGTTGAACAGCCAAGCGATATTGCAAATCTTAGTTTTTCAACCTCTTTGCGTCCCGGTGACCGTGCGTGGGTTAATAATAGTGGCGATGGCACGTGGCAAGTATTAGAAAAACAAGAACCATTTAAGTCAAACACAAAGTTAGTGCCAGAAATTGAAACAGACCAATATGGGACAGCAATTGCACAAGGTTTTGACAATGTTGGCGTTCTGGTAGGGTCTCCAGATGGTGGCATTGACAATAGAGGACAAGTTTTTGCTTATATTCTAAATCGTGATGGTTCATATAATTCAGTTGCTCCATTATCTCTTCGTACCCCTGAGATAAAAGGGTATGGGCGGTCAATTGCCGCTGGCAACTCTAACTGGGCTATTGTAGGGGCACCAGATTCTGATGTAAACAAAGGTTATGCCGCTGCAATCTTTAAAGAAAGTTCTGCTGATCCGACTTTCCAACAAACGCAATTACTGTTAGATCCTAATAGCGACGAAGGCGACAGATTCGGCGACTCAGTTGCAATCAGCGACGATGAGCGTTGGGCGTATGTTGCTTCTCCGGGTGCAAGCCGAGTTTATGCATATGCACGAGTTGATCGGGAATCACAATTTGTCACGCACGTTGGTGACGGATCAACAACCGAATTTAGTTATGATGGAGAAATTTCTATTGGTCCAGATAACAGTGGAGATGAACTTTCAGTTATTGTCAACAACACCGTATTCTCCAGAACGGGCGGTGATTATGTAGTTAATACAACAGAAAATCTTATTAGCTTTGCGGCTGCACCAAGTTCTGGCGAAACAATTGTAATTATAAGAAAAGAACAAATTTCATTAACATATAACAGCATTGGAAATGGCGTCAAAACCGACTTTAATATTGCTGTTATTGGAACACCAGATCCCGCTGATTTGCGTGTTTTTGTTGATAATACAGAACAAACAATTACTACCGATTATACAATAATTGGACAAACACTAAGTTTTAATACGGCACCCGATAATGATAGTACTATAACAGTCTATAATCCATCTCTTGACCAACTTATTGGTGTTAATGATTATACTGATAGTTTCTCTGTGTTAAGAGATGGTGTTATTCTCCGTGCCGAAGTTGATTACACTTTTGATAGTAATACCAATACTATTTCATTTACAAACGGTGATTCTGACATTATTGACTCTGAGATACTAATAAGAGCACGGTCACATTTTAAACACGTTAATACTATTGAAATACCAGAGCAAACCAAGTCTTATATTTCACACGATGATACAGTAATAACATTGGATAGTATTTCCGGTATTGAGCCACAAATGATTTTGATTGGTACTGGGTTTAATTCTGGACAATATGTTGAATCAATTGATATAGAAAACAACCAAGTCACGCTTAATGAGTCACCAGACTCAACACCATCAGGAAATATACAGTTTAAATTAGAAAACTTTGGATCAAGCCTTGATACTACCACAGATGGCAGACAAGTAGCAATTGGTTGTATTGGTAATGAAAAAACACCCGGACAGACTTTTGTTTTTGATAGAACAGTTGAGCGGTTTGAAATAGATGATAAAACACAAGACGTATATACGCCACGGCGTGATACAAGTATTTCAAATACATCTGTTGTTCCAGTAAAAATCAATCAAAGATTTTTGACACCCGGAGAGATAAACTCCGTGCCGCAATTCAATTTAGGAAAAGAATATTCAGTGTTGTCAAATGCAGAAGTCAATGTCTTAGATGCTGATTTTGAACTTGGTGATATATTAGAAATAGAAACCGCTGAATTTTCAAAATTACAAACTTTAACTGCTGAAACCCCACAGTCAGGATCAGAATTTGGATTTAGCCTAAGCCAGTGTCCAACAAATTGTAGTTTATATATTGGGTCACCCGGGGATAGTCGTCAGGTTAATAATGGCGGATCTGCTGAGAGATTTGTAAACGAGCCAAGAATTTATGGCATAGCAACATCATCTAACTCAGACGCAGAATTGACTTCAGGAGACACGGTAAGAATCAATAACGTTGATGTAGAAGTTTCTGCTATAGATTCACACGTAGTTGCAGCAACGTATAACTCTGGAGATTTCCGCAAATCTAATGGAGAGGTATATCGTGCTGTACAAGATGTTCCGGCTGGAATATTATTGACTAATACAGATTACTGGGAAGAGTCTTCTTGGTCTGAAGTATTTGTTAAAGACATAAATGACGCAAACATTTCAAATGTTAAAGCCACACTTGATACTCGTGGAAAAATTGTTATAAGTGCTGTTGAGCCCAAAGCACAGACTGAATTCAATAAATTACAGATTTTGCCGGGCATTGGCACTGCGTTTACAGACCTTGGCTTTGACCCTATACAACGAACACAAACAATATTACCACCTCGCATTCAAACAAGTGCCAGATTTGGGCACGTTGTACAAATTGACACCGAGGCTGATAACTTAGTAATAGGATCTCCCGGTGCACGATTGGTTATACCAAGTACGTGGCAGACGGAATCAGAGTTAGAGTTTGATAGTGGAGCAACGACTTTCTTTGATTCAGTTTCTGAAGCAGGGACTGTTTACACATTTGACTTCTTGCCAAGTTCTGTAAGTTCACCACGAAACCCCGGAAAGTTTGTTTTCGGTCAACAAGTTTTTGTTAGCGAAATCTCTACTGGAGACAAATTTGGCACAGATGTTGATTATGTTAATGGTCGATTATTAGTTGGTGCACCAGATCGTGAATCAGGTGCTGTTTTTGCATTTAATAATCTTGATCTTGACCCTGCGTGGCAACCAATTCACGAACAGGCAGTAGAAGTAGATAGCAAACTTATTAATACAATTTATGTTTATGATGCCGATGACAGAAGAGTACTAAGATATCTGGACTGGATTGATCCTCTCCAAGGAAAAATACTTGGTGCTGCAAAAGAGAATATTGACTTTATCACCCCGGTTGACCCAGCAGGATACAATCAAGGAAATAATATTTCTGATTTCAATGTATGGCGTGATGAACATGTTGGACAAATTTGGTGGGATGTTACAAATTATAGGTTGACTGAGTATCACTCTGATGATATCACCTATTCAAGTAGGCGTTGGGCACAGGGGGTCACAGGAAGTCAAGTTGACGTTTACCAGTGGATTGAAAGCACTGTACCACCTTCACAATATCAAGGTCCGGGCACACCCAAGGATAACGACTCATTCACAATAATTGGTGGTGTAGTTGATAATCAAATAATTGCTAATCGTTATTATTTCTGGGTATCAAATACCGATTCAGTTATTGAGTCAGCAGGAAAAACGCTTGGGATAAATGCGATACAACAATATATTGAGTCCCCTCGTTCAAGCGGCATTTCTTATATCGCTCCGATTTCCAGAAATACGTTGGGACTATTCAATTGTACTGATTTAATAAATCGTGCAGATAGCATCTTACACGTAGAATTTGATCAAATTGAAACGGATAATCAAGTACACGTAGAATATGAACTAATACCCGAGAATCGTGCTGATGGATTCATTACCGGGCAATTATATAGAAAACTTTTAGATAGTTTGAGTGGGGCAGACACCGAGGGCAATTTGGTACCTGATGTCCAACTTCCGCCCTCTGAATTATATGGTGTTGACTTTAGACCGCGACAAAGTATGTTCCGGGATAGAGAAGCAGCATTACAAAACTATCTGAGTCAAGTCAATAATGTTCTCATAGAATACCCTGTTGTTGAATCTCGCGACTTTACTATTCTAAATTCGGAAGACCCGATTCCCGAAGCGAATAGTGGTGAATGGAACAAAAAAGTTGAAACAACTTTAGAACTTGAATTCCAAAACTTGGACATAGTTCCAATAGGTTATCGTTATCTTGTGTTGAGTGATGACAGTGTTGATGGTTTGTGGTCAATTTATGAGGTTGACGAAAATCGCTCACTTAACCAAATAAGAATTCAAACATTTGACACCAAACAGTATTGGAATTTTGTTGATTGGTATGCAAATGGATATTCAGATCAAACGATTTTAGACAGAACTGTAAAAACAAAACCAGATCTTTTTGCACTTGATGCAATTGATGGAGAGTTGGTACGAGTTGATAACGATGGAACAGGTCAATGGGAAATATATGTTCGGGAAAATGATTCTTGGAACCGAGTTGCAGCACAATCAGCAACAATACAGATTGATCTAACTATAGCAGATAACTCTGCTGGTAGATTTGGTTTTGATAATGAAGTCTTTGACGCTCAATTTTTTGATGAAAGACCTGTCAGAGAAACACGTCAAATTGTTGAAGCCATCAATGACGATCTATTAATCAATGATCTTGGTGTTGAAAGAAACCGTGCTTTGATACTACTGTTTAATTACATTTTATCAGAACAAATTACACCAGAGTGGTTAGAAAAAACCAGCCTTGTTGATGTTGATCATACAGTACGGTCCTTAGAACCATTCCGTGTTTATCAACAAGATAATCAAACATTTGTTTCTGATTATATTAATGAAGTCAAACCATATCACGTTAAAATCAGACAGTTCAATCTAAAATATCAGGGTGAAGAATTATATCGTGGCGATATAACTGACTTTGATTTGCCAGCCGAGTGGAATCCAGAGAATAATCAATTTATTAGTCCTGTTCTGGATGACACTGGCAGATTAAGCACCACAAGCAGCATTGATTCAGAATCTGAAGAATGGAATGATGGGAAATATTCAGAATGGTTTAATAACCGCTTTTTAGAAATTGAATCAATATCCGTGTTCTCAGGTGGCACTGGGTACTCTGTTCCACCTGAGGTAATTATTACTGGTGATGCAGAAGTAGAAGCCAAAGCAAGAGCAAGACTAAACGTATTAGGAGAGGTATCAAGTGTAGAAATACTTGAATCTGGTTCCGGTTATACAACAACACCATCAATCAATATAGTTGGTGGTAATGGTAGTGGTGCTCGTGTGGTTCCAATTATGAAAACACTGGGACCAAGAAACGGACTTATCACATTAAAATATGACAGATATGATTATACTCCAAACGTATCAGACTGGCAACCAAATGTATTCTATGCTGCTGACGATTTAGTCAGATATGAAAACGAAGTATATCGTGTAGTAGAAACCAACGATAGTAGTATTTTGTTTTCTGGTGATGAGTTTGTACTTGAAAATTATGAGAGAGTATCAGCCAGTGAGTTAAGTGGGTTAGATAGAACCGCAGGTTATTATGTCCCTGCCCCGCGAACAACAGGAGATGATATCTCCTTGTTAGTGGATGGTATAAGTTATCCCGGTGTTCAAGTATCTGCACCTGATTTCAACCAAAACACGGGTTACGATATATCTGCATTTGATGTAACACCGTTTGATAACATTGATGTTGGACCAGAAAATGATATTTCGGTTGAATATACAGCAGATGGTTCAACTACAGTATATGAACTTGGATATCCAGATGATGGTTTACCTACAAATATTGAGGAAGTATCTGTTTTTGTAGATGGAGTTGAGCAAGAACAAGAGGATGATTTTACTTTCAACCCCAGTATTATTACTGGAGAGATTGCAACAATCACTTTTGAGTCTGCACCTGATGCTGATTCTATCATAGTCATTGAGAGCACAGTCACCAGACCAACTTATAGTGACAGAATTCTTGATGTAAGTTATTCCAGTAACTTTACTGATACCTTTTTGGGTACTTTACCCGCTCCAGAATATAACGGATCTCCAGAAGATTCTCGATCATACGGCATAGAGGTAGACGGTGGTAAGTTTATTGATACATATGCCAGTCATGCACCCGAGGAATTAGTTCCCGGATCAACATTTGATACATTAGACATTAGCGTATCTACGCGTGTTGGACTTGACACTTCTGGGAATGGACACGCTTGGCAAACTGACAGTCGCAATGTCACAGTAGAATCTGCATCATTGGGCAGAACATACGATTTACCAAAACTTGCAACACCAACAACAGCGGTAATAGTAACAAACTTAACTTCTGGAGCAACTTTACCAACAGATTCATATAGTATTGATTGGGTTGATAATACTATTACTCTAATTTCTGGCATAGGTACAGGAAATATAGTACGATTTGATATATTTGGATTAGGCGGCGGAAATCATCTTTATTCAAATGAATTTACAAGTTCTCAGATTGTGGATGATAATATAGAAGTGCCAGTTGATATTGATGAAATTAATAAAATATTAATTTTAATTGATGGACAAGTATATGAAAACTTCACGTTTAGTAAATCTGAAAATCAAACTAACATAGAGTTCTTATCAACTGTTAATAATAATTCATTGATATCAATTTTTGTTCTTGGTGAAACCAGTGAGCAATTTGATTATTCATATCCAATTCTTCAAGAATTTGAATACGATGGCAATGAACGACAGTTTGAGTTGGAAAATGATTTAGAATATTCAAACAAAAGTCATGCCATTGTTGAAGTAAATGGATTCCGGTTACAACCACCAAATGGTATTCATCATGTAGCAGATGAGTCGACTCTAACATATAATGTTTCAAGAGAAGACGATTCAATTGAACCAGATCAAATTGGAACAATTGATGTTACGGTATATATTAATGATGAAGAATTAGATCTTAACACTGATTTTGTTTTAAATCCAAGTGATGGCAGTTCTATTAGAACAATAACTCTGTCATCACCTCCTGAAAATGGAGATCGTATTTCAATATATGTCCGCACGTTAAGTGAATATGTCATTTCAGCAGGACAACTTATAATACGCGACTCGGTTGAATTGAATTCTGGTGATGATGTAACAATTCGTACATGGAATGATACGAGAGAGCAAAGATTGCAGACAAAAGTATTCCAAGGACCAATCGGAACATTATCTACATCTATTGTGCCATTTGATGTACAAGGTTATGACTTGGATAGATATGATGAAGAAAGTGAAGCAGTCGAGTTTGCTACTGAGTATGCATTAGGAACGATAGGGGCAACAGAGAACAGAGTATGGGCAACATATAATGGACAAAGGCTGCTACCAAATGAAGACTTTGTTATTGAAACGCGAGATGGTGTAGATGTATTAATTGTAACAAGAAGAATTTCTGGTCCAGAAGATGTTGTTGTTCTAACAATATTTGGACGAGAAACTGTACCACTGCCTCTTGATTTCAAAATATTTGATGATATGCGTGGTAATCGCTCAATTTATCGGATAATAAATGAAAGTTCAACAATACTAACAAAATCTTTGGCTTTTGGTGATGATGTTATATATGTTGATGATGTTAGCGTTTTGGAAGATCCAGAATTAGAACAAAATAGATTTGGTATTCTGTTTATAAACGGAGAACGTATAACATTCCGTGAGCGTGATATTACTAATAATACAGTTAGTGGGTTGAGACGCGGAACCGCAGGAACAGGCGTATTTAATCATCAAATTGGTGACACTGTTATTGATGCAAGTCGTGCAAATGAGGCAAAGGGTGCTATTTCTACCACTTGGTATGAGTTAGATCCAGAAAATACCGAGGTTGATGAATTTCGACTTACAGGTGATTCATTGCAAGAATCTCAAAATTCAATAGCACGGTTCCTAAAGGGCGAATGATTTAAGGTAAATAACTACATATGGAAAAAGATAAACAAAAAAATGCGAATACAACCAATGAAGTTGGTTTAACGCGAGTAGAAGGATTTCTTCGTATATCCGACCCAAAAACGGGAAAAACTATCGTGGAGACAAGAGCATGATCGCAGCACCCATTGAAGTCAAGGGATTTATTAAAATCACCGATCCTTCAACTCAAAAGACACTGCTTGATACTCATAATGCCATTCATTACGAAAATATGAGTGAAGCATTGGCAAACAGTCTTGCTAACAGAGATATTGGCGAAATTTATTCAATGAGTTTTGGGAACGGTGGCAGTGCTGTTGATCCAACAGGTGTTATTACATACCTACCACCAAACGTTACTGGACAAAATTCTGAATTATATAATGAAACTTTTTCAAAGGTTGTTGATGATAATTCAGCAGCAAACACAGACCCAATTAGGAATAAATTAACGGTTTCACACATATCTGGAAATGTTTATTCGGATATTCTTGTAAGTTGCTTGTTGGATTTTGGTGAGCCGAATGGTCAGCAAGCATTTGATAACTCTACTGATTTAGAGGGAGATTTTGTATTTGATGAACTTGGATTAAAAAGTTGGAATGGTTCTTCTGATAATCTTAAGTTAATAACGCATGCAATTTTTCATCCAGTTCAAAAGAGTTTAAACAGACAAATACAAATTGATTACACTATACGTATTCAAACACTTACTAACCTAAGTACATCATAAATATATGCATATAACTAATGACTAAATACATTAAAGCTATAGCAAACGGAGTTTCTCAACATGGCGTATACTGTTAATAAAACAGATGGTAGCATTTTTGCAGTAGTTGCAGATGGTACCCTTAATACCGACAGCAATGTCACACTAGTCGGTAAAAACTTTGCTGGGTATGGCCAGTTTCTCAATGAGAACTTTATTCAATTACTTGAGAATGCTGCTAACAATTCAGAACCCAGTTCTCCACTAACAGGACAACTTTGGTATGATACCAGTGCTGGACTACTAAAAGTGTTCAGTGGGTCAGGTTTCAAAACAATAAGTGCCGCAACGGCTAGTAATGATGAACCAAGTAACAATGTTGTGGGCGATATTTGGTATGACACAACCAACGATCAACTAAATGTTTATAACGGTTCAGACTTTACCTTGGTTGGTCCACTTGGTGCTGGGCCCGGTGCTGGTGAAACTGGTGCAATTCCAACAACCATTGTTGATAACTTATCTGTAGAACATTTTGTTGTTCGTATTGTTGTAGATGACACCGTGTCAGCCATTGTCAGTAAAGATGCTCCGTTTACCCCGGCAAGTGCAATTACAGGATTTTCATCAACTATTAAACCCGGCATTAATTTACCTGATACAGCAGTAAGCGGTCAAACGTTGCTTTTTCAAGGGACAGCCACAAATGCACAGACACTGGAAGGTGTTCCATCATCTGGCTTCTTGAGTTCAACTGATAATGACACCACTTCCGGGAGACTATCTATTCAAAACAATAGTGGTCTCGTTGTTGGTGAAGGAAGCGAGGGTTCATTTAACGTTGCGGGAACCAATATTAGAATTGACAACCGTGAAACAAATGGTGACTTGATTCTTCGTGTAAATGCCTCAGGAACTCAGACAGATGCCATTACAATAAACGGATCAACTGGAGATGTTGAATTTTCTAATGATGTTAGTGTTGATGGAGACATAGAAGCAACAAATATAGAAGCAACAAGTTCTGTTAGTCTACAAGAAATTATTAAAACAGGCACCGATGGAAGTGGCAATATTGGTTCTGAATCTAATTCTTTCAATGTGGTCCATGCTAAAGCAACCAGTGCACAATATGCTGACTTGGCTGAAAGGTTTGCATCAGATGTTGTTTATGAGGCTGGCACTGTAGTTGAACTGGGCGGCACAGAAGAAATAACACAAGCATCTGAAGATTTAAGCGATAAAGTGTTTGGTGTCATAAGTACCAGAGCAGCTTATTTGATGAATGCTGGTGTTGGTGAAGACGAAACTCATCCACCAGTAGCAATGACTGGACGTGTTCCAGTTAAAACAATTGGAAAAGTAAAATTAGGAGACCGCTTGGTTTCTGCAGGTAATGGCATGGCCCGTGCTGCAAAAGAAGGAGAAGCCACCCCATTTAATACTATTGGACGGGCTCTTGAGACAAAAAATAATGATGAAATTGCTTCAGTAGAGGCAATTGTTAAAACGGTATAATAGGATATATAAATGGCATACTCTTCAGGATCAACAATACTAGACGACGATTACAATATTTTCGTAACAGGAAACGCCTCTGGAACAGGAGACGACAATACCCCCAACGTGAATACAGTGTGGGGGAATGGAACAGGAAACAAAGGCTATGGACAAAGCAGTACGCTTAGTTCAGTAAGTGTTGGAAACACTATTACTGCCACCCAATGGTCTAGTCTTTTAAATAGAATTTCGTCTATGGCAAATCACCAAGGATCTTCAATAACGGCAATATCAAACCCAACAGTTGGTGACACGATTGAAGCCTATAACGATCTTAGTTCAAATATAGATACTATTTTTAATAATAGACTAAACGCAGCAGCAAACGGAAGCGATATTACATCTGGCGGAAGTGTGTCAGGAACTACATCTTGGTATACACAAGCAGAGACAACAACCACAGTTTCATTCGCGGATGCTGACTCTGCCCGGTACTTTTTTAACGCTGGCGGAATGATTCGTTTGGACGCAATTCGATCTGGGACAAACAACAGCAAAAGCACAGAATGGAACGACCTAGCATCGGATATTGGCACTATTGCATTTACAAATGGTTCAACGGCAACTATTGCCGGTACTACGTATTCTGGTACTGACAAGATAGGTGGTTCGGGAACAGTATCATCAATATCTGATAATACTGGGTTTTATGATCTTTCTCCCGGTGGCTCAGCAGTATCTATTTTCAAACAGTTTGCCGATAGTTCACCATACACTGCAAACTTTATTGAAATTAGTGTATCTCTTAATTCTGCATCAGATGCTCTAACATTTATAATGACATTTCGTGATGATGCGGCAGACACAAAACAAGATAATGTTGGTAACTCATTGGATTCTGACCAAGTTCAGGGCACAACAGGTTCTAACACAGTTGTTCGTCCACCATCTACGACACATATTTCAAATACTTGGGGTACACCAACTATTAGTGGCTCTATCAGTTATATTACATCATAATAGTAATTTAAAATACTGTATCAAAAACACCTGACATTGACGGGTGTTTTTTTGTCTGTGAATAGTAAAAATACTAACTATTCCTATGGATTCAGATATCATTTATCAACACGCAAAGGCAAGATTTGACCATGCTCGGTCTCAACAAATCTTGCGTGAAAAATACCAAGCCAAATTACAATTCGCATATAATGGAGGAATGTGGGAGGCTGGTCCTTTATTAATCAACACACTAAACTGCATGTTAGATTCAGAAACACTCGTAATTGAAGATTTATATAAAAATCCAGTTAAAGTTAATACACAAGAACTTTTAGAAATTGCTAAAACCCACTGGCAAGAACAAATGAACGGTTGGTTGGTTGAATACGAAGAAAACAATAAAGAAAGATGAAAACTGGTGCTTTACTCTTTGCCTATAACACGGGTGATACTGATTATCTAAAAATGGCGGAGTTTTCTGCTAAAAATATAAAACGGTGGTTGAACATTCCTACTACTGTCGTCACTGATGTTGAATACAAATCATCTACGTTTGATAATATTATTGTAAATGAAAACACAAAGTCTTCCAGAAGATATTTTGATGATAGAAACTCCGTAGTAGAATGGAGGAACTCAGGCCGTTCTCATGCATATGACTTAACTCCATACGATCAAACTTTATTGTTAGATGTTGATTACATAATTGCCAGCGAACAATTACAAACAGTATTGAATAGTTCTTGTGATTTTGTTTGCCCCGATACTGCAATTGAAGTTTCAGGAACAAAAAGCAATAATCCAACATTTGGAAAATTTCATATGAGAATGTTTTGGGCAACTGTAATAATGTTTAGAAAAACAAAGCACAGCCAAATAATATTTGAACTTATAAAAATGATAGAAAATAATTTTGATCATTATGCCAAACTATATGGATTCCCAGAAACACCTTTTAGAAATGATTACGCACTTAGTATTGCTTTGAGTATTGCATCAGGACATTTAGAAACAAAAAAACATGCAATACCATATCCTATGATTAATATTCATCCAGAACATAATGTTAAGATGATAGACACTGATTGTTTTGAAATAACTTATAAAAAAACAACAAAAAACCGCGAAAAACTTTTACGCAATAAAATTAAAAATCAAGATGTACATGTAATGGGCAAAACATCACTGGAGAAAATAGTTGAAACCAGTTGATGATAAAGGTTATTTAATCACCGCAATAAAGAGTGAAACAACTGATTATCTAACATGTGCCCGGGCATTGGCAAAAAGTATTCGGTATTGGCAACCGGAATCAAAAATTTGTCTTCTTACAAATTACGAGCAAGTTGAGAACGATAGCGTATTTGATTATGTAAAAGCGTTTCGGTATTCAATTGACGAGACTAATCCATTTGCAAATGATTGGCAAATTTTCTTCTGTAGTCCGTTTCACGAAACAATAAAATTAGAATCTGATATTGTTTTAACTGGTTCAATAGAGCATTGGTGGACACACTTAAGAAAACGCGATGTTGTTATATCACAAGGATGCAGGAACTTTTATGGACATTGGTCTAAAGAAAGGTTTTACCGCCGGTTATTTGATCAAAACAATTTGCCTGATGTGTATAATGCAATTACATACTGGAGAATGAGTAAGTTTTCTAAAGAATTCTTTGCTCAAGTCAGACATATTTTTGATAACTGGGATAGTTATTACAAATTATTATCTGGAGTTGACAAAGACTTGGTTCCAGACACAGATCTTGTGTATTCAATTGCTGCTGTCATGGTTGGAGAAGAAAATGTAACACTGCCAAATGCAGAATATCCAAGTTTTGTTCATATGAAAGGAAAGCACAATAATTTCCCCGGTGAAGATTGGACTCGGCATTTGGTATGGGAGTTAGATGAAGGACAATTGCGAATTAATACATTTTCTCAACAGCAGCCTGTTCATTATCATGAGAAAACATTCTCACATAAAATAGAGGAACACTATGACCAACTTTTGGCAAGGTCTTGAAGAATTTAACCAACAAGAAAACAAACCGGTTGAAATAGAGTTTCGTTTATATTATAATGAGTATGGTTATCCGTTGTTTTATACAACAGAAAAAGTGTCTGGGAAATATATCGTTATAGACCGAGACACTTATGTTCGTGGAGATTACCAAAACATCAAGGTGAAAGATGGTCGTATTTTACAACAAAACCCCACTGATTCAATAAAGTTAGTACATGATGATTCGGCGGGAACTTGTTGTTTAAAAAATGACATTACACTAATTGACGAGTCTGGACAGGGACAATATTGGAAATTAAAAACACATGAATATCGTTGATATTGCAGATTTGGATTGTATATTTTTAACATATGACGAGCCCAAGAAAGAAGAATTTTGGACTATTGTAAAAAACACAGTGCCATGGGCAACCCGCGTTGATGGCGTAAAAGGCTCTGATGCAGCACACAAAGCAGCAGCAGAAGCCAGCGAAACTGACCGCTTTATTTTAATTGATGGTGACAACCTACCAAATCCAGATTTCTTTGACTTGCAGTTAGAATTTAAAAACGAGCAACAGGAACAAGCAGTTTTTAGATGGAGAGCAAGAAATAACATCAACGGATTAATGTATGGAAACGGCGGCATAAGTTCTTGGACAAAAGATTTTGTGCGAGAAATGAAAACTCACGAAAACTCCGATGGTTCTGACAAGACCTTAGTAGAGTTTTGTTTTGATGACCGTTATTGGGCAATGCATGACTGTTATTCTACAACATATCCCAACGGTTCGGAATTTCATGCATGGAGAGCAGGATTCCGCGAAGGTGTTAAAATGTGCCTTGACAGAGGATATTGCCCTTCTGTCTCTGAATTCCGTGACAGAGTACATGATAGAAACCTTGACCACCTAAATATTTGGCAAAATGTTGGTTTAGATGTTGAATACGGTGCTTGGGCAATTGCCGGTGCTCGTCAGGGAACATTTTTAACAATGTTAGATAATTGGGATTACAGAAATGTTCAGGATTTTTCTTACCTCGCTGATTTTTGGAATAGCGAAGTGCAATCTAAAAATCCGCATGATTTGATAAGTGAGTTTGGTGAACGCCTATGCCAACAATTAGATTTAACTGATAACTTACTTGATGAAAACGCCAGTAAATTTTTTAAGTATCACTATCGTCCAAATTGGAAAAACATTGGACCTATGGTAACCGAGCGTCAAGCAATTACTGGTGTCGTGTGACCGATTCTCAAAAGCCGACTCTTCCTTTTGTTGAAACCATGCTAACTCAAGCGTGTAATCTTTCTTGCAAAGGTTGTACAAACTTTAGCGATCTCAGTCACAAGGGGTATGTCACATGGGCAGAAGGAAAAGAATGGCTAACCGAATGGAAACAGCGTATAGAGATCCCAGACTTTGGCATCATGGGTGGCGAACCACTAATAAACCCTGAGTATAAAGATTGGCTTATTGGTGTTAGAGAGATGTTACCAGATAGCCAAATAAGATTTACTACCAATGGATTATTACTAGAAAAACACTGGGATGTATTAGATGTTATACAAGACATTGGTAATACAGTTTTTAAAATAACTGTTCATGTGGATGACAAAAAATTAGAAAACACGATCCAAAAAATATTTGAAAAATATGACTGGGAACCAGTATTTGAATTTGGAATTCATCGTTGGGCCACAAAAAACGGGCTGCGGTTTCAAATAAACCGCCCGGACAAATTTATTAAAACTTTTAAAAATGATTATTCTCACATGTCGCCATGGCATGCTAACCCAAAGGATGCATTTGACAACTGTATACAGCAGACATGCCCTCTATTGCATAATGGAAGAATTTACAAGTGTAGCACTTCTGCTTTAATAAAAGACACACTAAGTCGTTATGACTTTCCAAATTGGAAAGAGTGGGAGCCATACATGTCAGAAGGAATACATTGGACAAGTGATGATACCCAAATTGACACTTTTATTAATAACTTTGGCAAGCCAAATAAAATATGTGCCCAATGCCCATCAGCCAGTCAAACAGATTCTATAGTTGACCACAAGATATATGTAAGTACCCGCAAAGTGAAAAAGTATATTACTAATGAGTAAAAATAATTCAGGCGATGAAGTAGATAACAACTTCAAGTCAAAATTTCTTTCTGATGCCGAAAAAATGAAGGAAAAGTTGGACGATGTCAGTCCGTCTATGTGTCTTGCTAAGTGGAAGCAAGTTAGTCTTCACTTAACAACTGGTCACAACAATAGTTGTTATCATCCTCCATTGCATAAAATTGATGCCAGTGAAATAACAAAAAATCCTGCAGCATTGCATAATACTCAACACAAAAAACAACAGCGTAAGTTAATGCTGGGAGGCACTCGTCCAACGGAATGTAGTTACTGTTGGGCAATGGAAGATAATAATAAATTGAGCGACCGACATTATCGCTCTGGAGAACCGTGGGCTGCAGAACATTTTGATAATGTAGTCAATGCAGACTGGGATGCTGATGTAACTCCAAGTTATGTTGAGGTAAATTTTAATTCTGCTTGTAATTTAAAATGTAGTTATTGTAGTCCGCAGTTTTCTACTACATGGATGGAAGAAATAGATAAGCACGGTGCATATCCTACGTCTGTACCACATAATGCTCCTGAATATTTTAACGGTGATAGACGCAGAATTCTAAACCGTGAGTCTAATCCTTATGTAGACGCATTTTGGAAGTGGTGGCCAGACTTGTATCCAGAACTAAAGCATTTTAGGATGACAGGTGGTGAACCTCTTATGGATAAAAATACCTATCGTGTATTTGACCATGTTTTGGAAAATCCAAAATCTGATTTGCATCTAGCGGTGACAAGTAACTTTTCTGTCAATCAAAAATTATGGGACAAGTACAAACAGTATGTAAGCAAGTTGTGTGAAGGTGAAACAATAGAACATTACATGCAATATGTCAGTGTTGATACATGGGGTGCCCAAGCAGAGTATGTTCGAAATGGGCTAGATTTTGGTCTACTATGGGATCGTGTTCATGAATTTTTAAATGATATTCCATACAGAAATTCTCTTACGTTTATCATAACTATGAACAATCTATCTGTTCCTAATCTGGATAAACTTCTAGAGGGAATTTTAGAACTAAGAAAAACATATAGCGACACTTATCAGAGAATCTGGTTTGATACGCCAGTGTTGCACACACCAAAATGGCAAAGTATGCAAGTGCTTCCAGATAGCTATGCGTTTAAATTAAAAAAAATTAAACAGTGGATGGAAGAAAACATTGAAACAGAACAATCTAGATTCCATGGGTTTAAGGATTACGAAATCAATAGACTAGATCGTGATATTGCATGGATGCAAGAAGAATTAAACGAAGAAGACAAAAAGCAGAGAATGGCTGATTTTTATAGATTTTTTTCTGAGCACGATTCCAGACGTTCAACAAATTTTATAGAAACTTTTCCAGAGATGTCAGAGTGGTGGCAACAGTGCAGGTACTCTGCAAATGCATAATACTTTTTCTTACGAAAATATAACAGAATTTCAAATTGAGGTAACCACACATTGTAATGCTGCTTGTCCACAATGTCCTAGGAATATTAATGGTGGAGAGACAAACCCATACCTTGAGGTTCAACATCTCAGTAGAGAAGTAATTGATTCTACTTTTGACGAATCTTTATGTAACCGCCTAAAACAAATATTTTTCTGTGGAAGTTACGGTGACCCGATTGTTCATCCTGAGTTTTTGAATATAATAAAAGATTTTAGAAAAAAATCTGATACCTTGTGGATTTATATTCATACCAATGGTGGAGTAAGAAATACAGAGTGGTGGAAAGAACTTGCTGAGACTATTGGCGATTATGGAAAAATTGATTTTAATATTGACGGGCTAGATGATACGAATCATTTATATAGAAGAAATGTATCATTTGATAAAGCAATGGAAAATGCAAAAGCATTTATAACTGCCGGAGGCAAAGCACAATGGAATTTTATTGTGTTCAAACACAACGAACACCAAGTTGACACTGCAAAAATGATGAGTAATTTGTGGGGATTTGAGAATATTGTCTTTCGTGGTACTGGGAGATTTCTTGATCATAAGACACTAGAAAAATCTGATGAGTGGAAGGTCACCCCAAAAAGAGGAACGGAGTACTATCTTAAACCAACAGATATTAAAAGGTATTCAAATCAAAGCATTGAAAATTTGCCAAATCTAAAAAAACAATACACAGATATTAAAGACTATTTTGATAAAACGCCAATAAAATGTGATGCTTTAACTGGAAAAAAGGCAGTAATAACAGCAGAAGGATTAGTTCTGCCTTGTAATTTTTTTGAACATAATTTATATGATGCGAGGTTCAAAGACGAAAGTGTAATGCCCCGGGCAAACGAATTGCATTATGATGAAAACGGCAATAATCAAGTTGAAGAATTTATTAAAAAGTACGGAAAACAGAATCTAAGTATATATCACAATTCATTAAAAACTATATTCAAAAATCCGTTTTGGGATGATCTTATAGATTCATGGAATAAAGATATTGACAATGGAAGATTATTTGAATGTGCATTTACTTGTGGACAGAAATTAACTAAAACATGGGATCAAAATAAAACAGTGGCTAATACATATAGATATTATATTACAGGTGATAACAGAGGTTTAGGAAAGGCATTAAAAGAACATTTCTACGGTGATGGCTCTAGCAGAAGCACAGGATATGATATAACTAATCCAGAGCATATCAAATTAATTGCAAAAGAATCATTGCATTATGATGTTTTTATCAATAATGCATTTGATGGTCCACCAGATGAAGATTGGGCAAATTTTGCTCAGATTAATCTTCTTCATGCAGTATTTGATGAATGGAAATTACATGAAAAAACTGGATGGATATTTAATATTGGTAGTATAGCAGAAAAAGCAATTGTTGCAGCAGAGCCAAAATGGGAAAGATACAGAGTAGCAAAGAGTGCATTGAGTTATGCCAGCAAACAATCAAGTACTGCTTTTAAAAATAATCTTGTAAATTTTAAGACAACACTAATAACACCTGACAGGTTAGACACAGAATTATCAAGATCAAAGCCAACATGGACTGGTAATGGCATCTCTTGTGATGATATTATCAGGTTTATAGAATATTGCACATCAATATCTTCTAACACGGTAGTTGACGAAATCTCATTATCGGTTAACTTTGATTACCAAAACTAATATGAGTATGAATCCAGATTTAAAATTTAAAAAAGAGGTATTAGACAAAAAAAGTGAAAGTTTTTGTGCGGCTAAATGGTACAATGCTACTATATGGTTAGGGTCTGGTATGACAACGAGTTGTCACCATCCACCAGCCCATCATGTATCCGCTGATGATGTAAAGAAAAATCCAAAACTTCTTCATAATACTGATCAAAAAAAGAAAGACAGACAGCAAATGATTGCCGGTGAGCGACCACCGGGTTGTGAATATTGCTGGAAAATAGAAGACATGGAAAAAGATGCTATAAGTGATCGTGTCTATAAAACAAAAATATATTCACAAAAAGAAATTGATGATGCTTTCAATATTCCAGTCAATGAAGATGTTGATTTAAAAACATTGGAAATTAGTTTTGATAGAACATGTAACTTTGCGTGCTCTTACTGTAACCCTGCGTTTTCTACAACATGGGTCAAGGACATCAAGAAAAACGGGTCATATGGTGGGCTACAATCTGATGGTAGAAATCACTTTACTCATACACATGATTCTGCACAACTTTTTAAGTTTAAAGATACAAATCCGTATGCTGAAGCATTCATGCAATGGTGGGAATCTGATTTGCATAGAACCCTGCAGGAACTGCGAATAACTGGTGGTGAGCCTTTACTATCTGGATATACATGGCAGTTGTTTGATTGGTTTAACGAGAACAAAGGTAAAAGTAATACTAGGCTGGCAATTAATTCTAATCTTGGGATAAATCGCAAAGAGGTTGACAGGTTATTGGATGCAACACAGAATGTTGAACTAGACTTATATACCTCAAATGAATCCATGGGAACACACGCAGAATACATCCGTGATGGTCTTGAGTGGCAGCAATGGATTGGCAATCTTGAGTACTTGCTAGAAGGCAAACAACTTCGTGGTCTACATTGTATGTGTACTATTAATGCATTATGCTTAGAAAGTCTGGATGAATTTTTGGATCTAATGTTATACTATAAACAGAATTACGGCAAAGAAGCAGTTAATTTTTCCCTAAATATTCTAAGATTTCCAAGTTTCCAAAGTGCACTTGTTCTTCCTGATGAAATAAGACAGTCTCGGGGCGATAAATTACAACAATGGTTTGACAAGAACAGTTCGTCAGAATTTTTGCATGAAATGGAACTAAATCAATTACAGCGATTAATTGACTACCTTGATATTGTAAAAACGCCGCATAGTGAAAGTTTTGAACTTCCAAAGTTGCGTAATGATTTTAAAAAATTCTTTGAGCAATATGATACAAGACGTGGAAAGAACTTTGCTGATACATTTCCAGAACTAAAGGATTGGTATGAATCTTTATGACTGTACAAGTAGAGGTTAATGACAATCATGATTTTTGGTTTCATAATGAATCAATAAATCAAATAATCTCAGAACTTATTAACAATGGGCGTGTAACCATAAACTTTAATACAGAAGGGCCGTGTGTAAAATCAATGGGACTTTATGAGTTTCTTGAAAATATATCAAGCAATTTAAACATACCTCATAATAATATAGAAATACGAACACACAATCAAGTAGAATACCACCCAACATTTAAAATAACTAAACTTCCTCTGGCACATTCTCTGCCCACTGTTCAAAATGAATTGTTTTTTGATGAAAACAAGCATATGAAGAGTTTTAGTGATAAATCTTTTAAAAAATTTGCTTGTTTTGTTGGAAGAAATTCATGGGATAGGTTACGGATTTCTAGCAGACTTTATAAAGAATATAAAGAAGAAAGCATCCAAACATATCATTTAAATATAGATGATAAAAAGTCCCTTGAAAGAAGTATTCTTGGTGTTGATACTATTATTAGCAATTCTGCTAGTATTGACACTGCGAAAGATGCTTTAAACTTTTTGACAGAATGTCCTTTTAATGGACCAGATAATATAAATCAATATCCGATAACAGTTGATTCTAATTTAAACATTGATAGTGAGTATTATCGTTTTTTTCTAGAAGTTGTGTGTGAAACTTATATCAAGGGAAATACATTTTTCCCTACAGAAAAAACGTGGCGTCCTATTGCACTTAAAACCCCATTTGTTGTCAATGGGCCAGTTGGCTTCTTAAAGAATTTAAAGAAATTGGGATTCAAAACATTTGATAGGTGGTGGGAAGAATCTTATGATTATAATGGGCATGAAGCGAGAATAGAAAAGATTTTTAAAATTATAGATTATATTTCTACTCTATCAATATCAGAATTAAATACCATGTATAATGAAATGCAAGATGTTCTAGAGCATAATTATCAGATTCTTTATAAATTAACACTAGAAGATTTTAAAAAAGTATTTCATTATTGATTATTAGGGATTTATTTTATGATTAAAAACATGAAAGACCACTTAAAAAACAGCAGCATGACATATACATACCATATGCTTCACGCTTGTCATTACGGTTTTAGGTTGTTGTGGGCGGGATTTAAAAGTATTATTCATGGAATTTTCCCACTAGTATGGAAATATGATGGTCCTAGATCGATAATTAAAATGTATAGAGAATTACGCCGACATAAACACATCCGTAAAATGATGGATGAAGATACCGATGAGCAGAAATGAATTTTTTGCGATATCTTTTGATACTTCTATATTAAATGATTTAACACAATATTCAAATCTTCCAGAAGTTAATGTCATAAACCCGATTGACTTTTTAAATCAGAGCAAAGTTGATAATTCTAAATACTTCATTAATTTAGTAACACAAGATTTTGATTTAAGAAAACAAATTTCTCATCATATGGATACTGTTAAGTGTAAAAGATTTAGCATTATTCACCATCAATCTTATGTAGAGGGATCAGAAATTGGTGATGGCTCATTTATATATCCCAATGTAACAGCATATCCTAAATCAAAAATAGGAAAAGACGTTATTATACAATCTAATAGTAGGATTTCTCATAATGCAACAATTGATGATGGGTGTTTTATTGGTGGTCTTACGAATATTTCTGGATCAGTGACTGTTGGTTCCTTCTGTAAAATATTCCCGTGCTGCAATATAGTTGATAAAGTTAATATTGTTGATGATGTTACATTGGGAACTAGAAGCACAATAAGAAAAAATATTACAGAAAGTGGAACATATTCAGAATTACCAAACAAAGTTAAAAAGATTAGATAAGAATGACATACAATTATAATAGTACTGAACCAGTAAAAATTTCTAGTGATGATTTATCAGAGCGACATAAAGAATTAGTAACTGAAAGTAAAACTTTTTGCATATATCCTTGGATACATTTACATGCTTATCCAACGGGAGAAGCGTTCCCCTGTTGTCATGCAGAAATGAAAGAAGGTCCAGTTGGAAATTGTAAAGAGAATACTTTAAAAGAAATTTGGAATTCTAAGGAAATGAAAAATCTTCGGAAAGATATGTTAAATGGGACACCAAATTCCTATTGCACAAGATGCTATGAACAAGAAGATTCTGGGTTTTTCTCTGGTCGCCAAAGTGCTAACAAACATCATGGCCATCATATAGACAGAGTTGATGAAACTAACGAAGACGGTTCATATGACGAGTTTGCTATGACCTATTGGGATATAAGATTTAGCAACCTTTGTAATCTTAAATGTCGTAGTTGTGGTCATATATTTTCTAGCAATTGGTATAGCGATCAAGCAAAACTAGCCGGTGAAGACTGGAAGAAACATAATAAAGCACTTAACTTTGCTGGACGATGGGAAACCGATGTATGGGAGCAACTTGTTGAGCACTTAGATTATGTTGAACAAATTTACTTCGCTGGTGGCGAGCCACTGTTAATGGAAGAACATTATCGCATTTTAGACGAATTGGAACGACGTGGAAGATTTGATGTTCGTTTAATTTATAACAGTAACTTTACAGAAACCAGTCTCAAAGGTCGTTCAGTTTTTGATTATTGGAAAAAGTTTGACTCTGTTGCCGTTGGTGCAAGTTTGGATGCCTCTGGAGAAAGAGCAGAGTATATTAGAAAAGGGACTAAGTGGGATAAGGTATTAAGAAATCGTGAAGAAATGTTGGAAACATGTCCTGAGGTTGATTTTTATATTTCACCAACGCTTTCAATAATGAATGCATGGCATTTGCCCGATTTTCATCGTGACTGGGTAGAAAGAGGCTTTATCCGTGCCCAAGATCTTAATGTTAACATCTTACAAGATCCAGTGCATTATAGAATAGATATTGCTCCAGATGCGTATAAGCAACAATTAAAAGAGAAGTATGAAGAGCATTTAAAATGGTTGCGACCATTTGATAAACTTAATCGGGCCTCTGTGGGGTTTGAAAGTGCTATATCTTTCATGATGTCTACCAATAATCAACATCTGATTCCTGAGTTTTGGGCACGTACAAGACAACTAGATGAAATTAGAAAAGAAGATATTTTAGACATATTACCAGAACTAAAGGCTATAGCGGTTTAATGAAAATTCCTCATGAAAAGTTTTGTGTTTTGCCTTGGGTTAGTATGGAGACTAGCCCTACTGGAACTGTAAGACCATGCTGTTTGGCTGAGGATGAAATTGCTGATGATAATGGCAACCCATTTGAACTTGCTAGTGCACCATTTTCTCAAATTCAAAATAGCAATCATATGAAAACTCTCCGCAGAGAGTTTCTTGACGGCAAACGGCCTAATACTTGTCAAAAATGCTGGAATGAAGAAGATGCTGGAAGAACCAGTAAAAGAATGCACACGCTGGATCGCTTAAAACACATTATACCAGATAATATACAGTGGAGCGAAGAGGCAGAGCCACTAATGTTTCTAGATTTAAAACTGGGGAACATATGCAACTTAAAGTGCAGAATATGTGGCTCATGGTCTTCGAGTGCATTTGCAACAGAAGAACTTCAAAGTATGCCACGTGAGCAAAAAAAGTCCAGTTTTCAATACATGATGCTAAAAAAAGGTGCATGGCCAAGAGAGAAAACAGAATTCTGGGATGAATTAGAAAACATATTAGACCAAATACGCTACATTGAATTTACTGGCGGTGAGCCTTTTATGATAGGCGAGCATTTTGAATTGCTCCAAAATTTAGTAGATAAAGGAATCGCCCCACAAGTTGAAATACACTATAATACAAATGGGACACATTTCCCAGAACATGCAATCGATACTTGGAAGCATTTTAAACATGTAGAGGTTGCTTTTAGTATTGATGATGTTGGAGAAAGGTTTGAGTACCAGCGGACCAATGCTATATGGAATGAGGTTGAAGATAATATTGCTAGATTTAAGAAATTAAGAAAAGAGTTGAATAACATGTCTTTGCAGGTATGTTCAACAGTAAACGCTTACAATGTTTACTATCTTTCAGATTTGGCACACTGGATTGATCAGCAAAACTTTGATTTTATCTATTGGAATATGTTACACGAACCTCATTATCTTAGTGTCAGTCGCTTACCAAAAAAAGCAAAAGCGTTTGCGATTGAATCGTTAGAGCAGAGTGATGTTTCTACGCGGCATCGTTTAGAGTTTAACCATATCATTGATTTTATCACTAATGGTGAAACAACAGACGGTTCTGAACTGCTAGATAATATAAAATTGCTTGACGATAGGAGAAATGTCAACCTCGCCGATTCTCACGAAAAGTGGGCAGAGGTTCTAGGATATGGATAAGCCAGAAAAAAAGCCTGAAACGCTTTGTATGGCTCCATGGGTACACACATATCTAAGCCCTCAAACAGAGAGAAGAATGTGTTGTGCAAGCAGAGAACCAGCACAAAATTTTGAACAGTATATAGATACAGAATCTGGAACGGGAGAGTATAATCCTCAGGCTTTAGATGAACACTGGAACAGTGACCACATGCGATCTGTTAGACGACGCATGATGGCTGGCGAAACGCTTCCTGAATGTGAGGTTTGTAATAATAAACTCTTGAATACTGATGTGTATCGTGATTATTTTTGGCACTTATTTCGTCGTCGGTATGATGAAATATGGGAATCGACTGACTCAGATGGTTACACACATATGAAGCCTATTTCTTGGGATTATAGGTTTTCTAACTTATGCAATTTTAAATGCCGTATGTGTGGGGATATGCTTAGTTCTGCATGGGAGTCAGAGCAAAGACAACAAAATATGATCAATTGGCACGATCCAAAAAATAATTGGATGAAGCCAGAAATAAGAAAGCAAATATCAAAATTTCAAGATACACAAATTGAAAAAGAATTTTCTGATGCTGTAGAAGAGCACCGTGTTGAAGAAATATATTGGGTAGGTGGTGAGCCTCTTATGTATGAACAACATTGGCGATATATGAAGCGTATTGTTGATTTGGGCGATGGCCCGGGACTTTATGCCAGATATAATACAAATCTAAGTCGTGTGAAGTATAAAGGCATTGATTTATTTGACGACATACTCTCTAACATTAGAGATTGGCAAATATGTGCAAGTTTAGATGGTACTGGACCTATTGGTGAATACATTCGTACTGGGCTGAATTATGAACAATGGTTAGAAAATTTTAAAAGAGCAATCACTTATGCAAAGAATCGTCGTCAAGTAAGATTAGACTTTACTCTTACTCTGCCCGGGCTATTTGAAGTTCAAAATATTCAAGACTTATCACAAAATCTTGGTGTTGATATCCTAGCAAAAGTAATATTCAGTTTTGGACCAGATATATTTTTGAGTCCATTAGCACTTCCAAGAACAGTACTAGACCGTAAGGTTGATGAAGTCAGCGATGGGTTGCCAAATGGTGCACTTAAAGATGTTCTACTACAACTTAAAACTAGACCCACATTTGAAGAACAATGGCCAGATACGTTTGTAGATGGGTTAGCAGCAGGAAAGTCCAGAATACTTCAATTAGAGAAAATTAGAACACAGCCAACAACAATGGCATATATATTAGAAAAGGACCCAGAAATTTATGAGTGGTGGAAAAACATTAGATCAGATTGAAATTGATTTACGAAATTATGAAACGGGAGATTTACATACCCTTTATATAGACGTCCACGATAACAGTCTTAGCTATAAGTGGTTAAAAGAATTAAATCATTTAATAAAAAATGAATATCATTTAGAAAAAAACTATTGTTTTGTAGGATTTTCTGATTCAGAACGCAATGGTTGGTATATTTGTGACCGAATCAATGAAACTATTGCAGCAATAAACAAGTCAACTACTGATTATTTTATAGATGATTATTTTAGCATAGAAAATGCTCTGGATAATACTGAATATTATGCAGGTGATCCGGGAAGACATATAAACCATGATAAGTTTAATTGGCTACACCGTTATTTTGAAGATTTACAAGGTGTCAGCGGCAATATGTCATCACACTATATTAATGCTGACTCAACAACTCGTTGGCATATTAGGCAGTTAAACTTGTTATGTCACGAGTTTGAATCATGGGCTTTGAGTTACCGAAAAAAGGCACAAGCACCCGAGTGGCAAAGGCCAAGCCAACTAATGTGTTGGTTGAATGCCCCAAGATTTATATTATCGGAAGAAGACTATGAGTGTTTTGGAATTGAGACCTTAAATCGTGATCAAGGTGGCGTGTTTGTCGGAGTTAATAAAGCAGTAGGAAAAGACCACTGGGAAGTTTTTAATGATGAAGATGGAGCAGACATTGATGACTTGGTAACTGTAGCATTAAAACCACAAACAGAAGCTGCTGGTGATTTTGATATAGAATGGGGGCAGAATCCATCTGGAAAAGATTGGCAAATTATGAAACTAAATGAATTCAGACAATGGCTCATAAGAAATAATTTTGATCCAGAAGACAAATCTCTGACAATTGGACACCCACAAGTTGGCCAGATTGATTTAGAAAAGTCCTTCCCTAATCCCAGTAGGGAAGGCATTTGGGATCTACTCAACAATTTCCTTGATGTTTATAGTATAAGAACTTCTGATGCCTCCGTAGTCTATGATTATCATTGGTCTGATAAGAATTATGCTGAGCAGCAAATAGAAATATCAAGGAATAATCAGTAATGTTTAAAAAAATAAAGAAATTTATCACACGCATTTATAACAAAATCAAATTAGAAATACGGTATAGAAAAAAATTACGCAAATTGCGTAAACGTGACCCATTCATATATAAATGAGCTACATCTTAGGAATCAGTTCTGGATTTCATGATGCTGCAGCAAGTGTCGTTTCCCAAGACGGAGAAATAGTTTTTGCCGGTCATAGTGAAAGATATAGTAAAAAGAAAAACGACCCTAATTTACATCCTGCACTTATAAAAGATGCAATGCAATGGGATGTATCTTCTATTGCATATTATGAAAGGCCGTGGATGCACAATGTGCAAAAAATACGAAGTGGTCAGTATGGGTTGACGCCGTGGTCAACACGAGGTGTTTTAAAACAACAGTTAAATTCATATGCAAAACCTCTGTTAAAAAAATGTAGTATTTCACGATTTTCACACCATCTCAGCCATGCAGCAGCAGGATTTCAAACATCTCCGTATGAAGAAGCTGCTGTTGTTGTTATTGACGCAATTGGGGAATTGGACACAATATCCATATATCATGCGTCATATGATGCTAATGGTATCGCACAATATAAAAAAATGTGGGGGCAAAAGTACCCTCATAGCATAGGTCTATTTTACTCTGCTATCACACAGGCGATTGGATTAAAACCAATGGAAGATGAATATGTCACAATGGGTATGGCAGGTTGGGGGTCCGACTTTGGTGCTGTGATGATGAAAAGTGACTTCTTTATTGACATATCAACGGGTGAATTAAATCAAAATCTTCATATGGGCATTGACAATAGTCATTTTAAGAAAAATCAATATATTCGTGCCAATAAAGAGAATATCGCTGCAAGTGCTCAGAGAGTAGTAGAAGAGGCAATATTAGAAATAATGCGACGGGCTAAAAATCTTACCAAATCTGAAAATTTGGTTTTTATGGGTGGAGTTGCTTTAAACTGTGTTGCTAATAGTCGTTTGGGTGTTATATTTCCAAATATGTGGATAATGCCTAATCCGAGTGATGCAGGGTCAAGTTTGGGTGCAGCAGCACTACAGTATAAAAAGCCATTGAAATGGAAAGATGCATATCTTGGTCACGAAATTCCCGGCGAATATCCAGTCAATGATATTGTTGATAGACTGGTAACTGATAAGATAGTTGGTGTAGCATCAGGCAGAGCAGAGTTTGGTCCAAGGGCACTTGGAAACAGAAGTCTCTTAGCAGACCCGCGTGGCAAAGATATAAAAGATAGAGTAAATGAAATAAAGAAAAGACAGAAGTTTAGGCCATTTGCCCCAGCAATATTAGAAGAGCATGTAGATGATTATTTTGAAATGCCGGGCAATGTTTCTACAAGTCCTTATATGCAGACAGTTGCCAGAGTTAAACATCCGGAAGACTTCCCAGCAATAACGCATGTAGATGGTACTGCACGAGTTCAAACAGTTCCAGATGATGGGTCAGGATTTAGAAAGTTGCTGGAACTATGGTATGTCTGGTCAGGATGTCCAATGCTGTTAAATACCAGTCTTAATATACGCGGTGAGCCGATGGTTAACGACAGACAGGATGCTGACAGATTCCAGAAGAAATACGGCGTTACTGTTTGTAGTTAAGTTGGTCAACGATATGTTGAATATTCTCGCGGATTCTGGAAGAGAACGCATACTGGTTATAGATTATATCTGGGTAGCACTCGTAAAATAATTCCTTTAATCCGTGATTTTTTATTCTTTTTATTTCTGCTGATAGTGCTTTCCAGCGTTCAGTGTTGTCTTCTATTTCATCATAATCATTATTCAAAACATAATCAAATGTTTTGTAACCCAAACTTCTTAAAAGTTTTAAACTATGTGCAGTACCAGCAATTAAGAAAGGTTGTCCAAACTTTATAGGCTTGAGTGTTTTTTCTGTTAGAAATGTCCCACCGCTTCCATCAGCATCAAAGTGTGTTTCTAATACAATATTAAAATACGATTTTCTATATAAATCTTCATTGACCCAGCGATGATTGTTGTGTGTTTTTTCATCATCATATAGATATGGACCACCGGCAACAAATTCTTTTACTCTGTCTCCTTTTAATTTTAATACCGATAAATCAATGGGGTTTTGATCAAATGGATCACCGATATCATAATTTGTATTATAACTCCATATGCTGTTATCTAATGCTCCTTTACGTATCAGATCTGCATAACATGTGGCCCTCCACCATTTATGCGTTCTTGATAACATAGAAAAATCAAATTCTTTTTCTCTTCTCGTACTTAAAAAAGAACTTTGACTTCGGTTGATGTTAGCAAAAAACGATTCATGATCATTATAATAGATAAAATTTTCTATATTATTTGCGGCAGTATTTGCACTAACAAAAACATAACAATCATTTGGTAATTGATGTTTTTCTATTAAAAAATCAATTCTTTCTTTTATATGATATGGATTGTCTGCTTCATGATAATAAAATAGTATTTTAATTTCACTGTTTTTAATTCGCTTAATACTATTATTTGGAATCAAATCAATATAGTCACAATCAAAATCAAACCAAGAAAATGCTATTGGATACCAAGAGCCATTAGGTGCAGAATCAACAGAGGTTTCTTTGAATAAAAATCCATTATCATTAAAAAATTTTATTATTCTCAACTTGACAGTGTTCGGCCAGATATGGTCCCATTTTCTCCAAGAGTGTCCAAATTTGGCAAGGTTGGGGTATCCAACTCCATTGTCATATACTCTATCGTAACAAAAAACTAAATCGGTTTCTTTCATTGTTGTAACTTACTTATTAAGTCAGTGAGTCTTTCTTTTTTGGATTCTAAAAATAGTTTGCTGTTGTGTGTAATTTCTGGTTTTAAATCAAGGTATAATTTGTGCAATCGGTGATCTGGCATAGAAGCAATTTCAGAACACAATTCAATTACTGCCTCCATTCTTTTTTGGTCATTTTCTATGTCATCGTATGATTCATCAATAACACGATCAAATGTTTTATATCCAAATTTTTTTAATTCTTTGAGCGTATGCGGCGGTCCTACAACAATAAAAAATTGATTGTGGCATATGGGTTTTATAATTTTTTCTGTTAAACAAGTTCCAATATTGTCTTGCATATTAAAATATGTTTCTACAACAAAATTGCAGTAACTTTTTTCAAAATGTTCCTTATTCAAACTTTCAAAAGAATTATGGTCAATATCATTCAATGAGTCTGCTTTAAATGGTCCATCTGCTAAAAAGTTTTGAATGAGTCTATATTTTGATTCAATGAATTCTCTGTCAAAGGGTTGGCAACTTACTTCATCACTTTCTTTTCCCTGAGATATTTGGTTGTAACTAAAAAACCCTTGGTCATGTACTCCTGCCCTCCACAATTCTCCCATAAAGATTGCTCGCCAGAGTTTGTGAATTCTTACTAATGCAGTAAATTTTTTCTCTCTCTTTTCTTCATGATATGGAACAATATTTTCTTTTTGTTGAGATCTACGATATAATAATTCATCATCAAAAAAGTAATAAAAATTTTCTATTTTGTCCGCGTATGTATTACCAGAAACGAAATGAATTCTTTCTATATCTATATCATGTTTTTGACACAAGGTTGATAGCGATTTTTTTATTTCTATAGGGTTATCTGCCTCATCATAAAAAAACAAAACATTTATTTCATTTCTTTTTAATCGGGCATATGCTTCGTTTGAAATCTCAGAAAAATAATCAAAATCTGGGTGAAATATATTTAATCCTATAATATAAAAACTATCTATTGGTGCTTCACTTATCTTCCATAATTTGTATGGGACACCTTCATCATACAAATAATCTATTAGTCTAACGTGCTCAGTATTTGGATATGTAGTACTAAACTCTCCCCAACTGTCATACCCATAAACTCCATTATGGCGTGTGCATGTAGGATATGGAATTTCTCTAAAACCGTGTCTTTCTTTTTGTGACTTTGGATCAAGTTTTACTTTGCGACATATCGTTTTAAAATCATCAGATAAATTTTCAAACTCTGAAAATGATTTTAATTCTGGCCAATGGGGTTTTTTGTTTGTGTTGTAAATATCTACCCAGTTGTCTTCTAACCATTGTATGTCTAAATTATATAATGTAAAATCGCAACACAGATTAATCATGAATTAATGTCCTTTTTTATATTGTTTAGCATAGATGTTAATTCTTTCCATAAGATATTCTTAAAAACTCCGTTATAAAAATGATTATAATTAAATTTTAATGTTGGAATCATATGTTTATACATTTGATTTAATTCTTTAGGAGTAAGATCGTCTAAATTTTTGGTTAATTTTGCTATTTTTTCAATTCTCAAAATATCATCTTCTTCGGTATCGTAATCTTCAGACCAGAATTCTGAGAATGTTTTAAATCCATATGATTTCAAATATTCTAAACTATATGCAGTAGAAACAAGAATAAATGGCATATACATACAAATTGGCTTGAATATTTTCTCTGTAAGATGATTTCTTTTTCCAGAAAAAACAGTTTCTGTAACAATGTATGCGAGGGATTCAAAAGACTGATCAAATAATCCAAGCGTATAACTTTCCATTGGATGATTTTCTTCACCTGAAAAGTTCCATGGTAAATTAACAGAGCCTAAAACTTTTTCAATATCTGGATATGTATTTCTATATCTTCTTCCAATTTTTGATGCGAACTCATTTTCATATGGGCAAACTTGTGGCATACTAATTTTTGCATTGGTAATATTGTTTTTTACCATATTGTAGAACAGTAGTACTCTGTGGTTTCTCTTGCCGCCTATAATCCTATTAGGACTTATAAAACTTGATTTTATTTTTCTTGACTCTGGGGGTTCAATAGTGAAATCATAGTTAAAACCTCTAAACCATTCTAATGCCGCCCATCCATGAAAAAAATAGTAATAATCATCCCAACCATATATGTTGCAGACCTCATTAACTTCATCGCTATTTTTTTCACTGTGAATTAATATTTTTTTGTTTGAATTAAAATTATCAGTTATATCTTTATTTCTTTTTTCAACATCATCAAAAAGCGGTTTATGCACATCTAAAAATATTGGCTCTTGGTCGTGAAGGAATATATAATTATATTCAGTTATATCATGACCATAATTCATTAAGTTTTCGGGGTCAGTTGTCCCCGGCGGATCACAAAAAAATAACCGAGTTTTAGGGATATTCTTATCAATATAATTTTTGAAAATATTAACGTAAATTTCTTCTATTCTTATCATGTTTGATGTATTTTACTTTGATAAAAAGCCAAACGTGTTTTCTCATGAAATCCACGTGAAAAGTATAGATGAGGCTAGAGAAAAATCTAAAACCAGATACTTTTGGATTTTGAATTACTTATCAGACTATTCTTGCTTTGATTTTATTTGGGAACCCGTTCCGTGGGAAAGTGAGTTTATTCACGCTTGGCCAAGCCAGTGGCAAAAAGATGGTCAAACATATCTAGTACCAAAAGAAAAATCTGTTGGCACAAAATACCACAAAAATATTATCCCTAGAATACTATCAGAAAAAAATTGGGAAATACCAAAAGATTGTATTGATGATAATTTTGATTTTACTTGGCATCCAGACCCAACTGAACCACCATACATATATCAATTCGGTACTCAACACCAAAAGACAGGTGGCCCTAGATATGTCGTTCCCAATGCAACAGAAGTAAAATATGAAAGAAGCACAATAGTTAAAAAAACTTCCATTGATAATAACTGGGAAATCCCCTCTGATATTGATGTAAATAATTTTGACTTCACATGGCACCCAGACGAAACAGAATCACCATACATATATCAATTCGGTACTCAACACCAAAAGACAGGTGGCCCTAGATATGTCATGGAAGGTGCGACTGAAACAAAATTTATACGTGGCATAAAAGCCAAAAAAACCTCTATAGATGATAATTGGGAAATTCCTACAGGTGTCACATTTGAAGAGTTTGATTATACTTGGCACCCAGACGAAACAGAATCACCATATATCTATCAATTCGGCACTCAACACCAAAAGACAGGTGGTCCTCGGTATAGAATGTCTGGTGCCACAGAAACAAAATTTATACGCGGGATAAAAGCCAAAAAAACTTCTATTGATGATAACTGGGAAGTATCACCAGACATTGATGTGGAAAACTTTGATTACACTTGGCACCCGGATGAAACGGAATCACCATATATCTATCAATTCGGCACTCAGCACCAAAAAACTGGCGGACCTAGATATATCACAAAGGGTTCTACAGAAACAAAATTTGTTCGGAATATATACGCTAATGTTAAAAGCAGTCCGGCAAAAAAAGTTTTTTTCATTGATCATTATGACGGGAACATTGACAAATCAATAGAATCTGTCAATTCTACAGATCTAGAAATAATAAAGACACGGTATTCGTCAAATTATTTGAGTACAATAAGAAGAATAGCAAAAAAAGTTGGCGATGATTCTGAATACATTTGGATTTGTTCTTCGGTTTGTGATTATACTGATTTTAATTTTTCTTGGCACCCAGAGCAGTGGCAGAGCAACATGGTCCATGTATTTCCAAGTAATGAGCAAAAATTCGGAGATACTTTTTTTATTCATGTGCCTTCAATCTTGGATCAATTAGATGTAGAATTATTAGAATGGCATAATATAAATTTTCTATCTGACATCTCAGTACCTAGATGGAATTGTCCAGAAGTAAAACACGATGATGATAGCCATATTGATGTGATAAAAAATCAAAATTTGCTGGCACCATTAACAATATTCTCTTGCGATAATGTCAATACTGATGATATTAAAAATACCCCAACTGTTCCACTATGGGAAGAAAAAACAAAAACAATAGTACCACTATCAGATGGGGGATCTTCAGTTATAGTTCCCAGAGAAAGTATTGCTTTTATTAATGATCAATTATATGATTATCCTTATATAGATAAAACTTTTTCTGGGATATGCGATGATAAACCATTAGACATTGTTTTTATATCTAATGGTGAAACTAATGCAGAAGAAAACTGGGAACATTTACTCAGTGTTACTGCTGATAAATCAAATAGGGTTGCGAGAGTAGATGGTATAAATGGGCGTGTAGCGGCTTATCAGGCTGCTCTTGAGGAAAGTAATACCGACTGGGCATTTTGTGTGTTTGCTAAATTAAAAGTCAATCCAGAGTTTGATTGGTCGTGGCAACCTGATAGAATGCAACAAAGAAAGCATTATATATTTCATGCAAAAAATCCAGTCAATTTTCTGGAATATGGTCATATGGCAATGATCGCATATAACAAAAAATTAACACTTCAAAACACAGGGGGTGGATTAGATTTTACACTTGACCAAGAACATGATGTAGTGCCACTACTAAGTGGAACAGCGGAATTCAATAATGATCCGTGGATGACATGGAGAACGGCATTTAGAGAGTGTTTAAAGTTGCGTGATAGTTTGCCAAATATTGAAAACGAATATCGCTTAGAAACATGGCTTTCTGTCGGTGATGGCAATAATGGAGATTGGAGTGTCCGTGGTGCAGAGGATGCAGTGAGATATTACGAATCAGTGAATGGTGACTTTGAAAAACTCAAGTTAAGTTATGAATGGAAGTGGTTACAAGAGTTTTTTAATCGCGAGTACTCTCAATAACAGATTCACCAATATACTCTACTTCACTGTCTGATAACTCTGGATAGCAAGGCAAACTTAGCACACTTCTAGATAACATACTAGCAGTGCTAATCATCCCCGGATTTGGATACTTTTTAAATGCAGGTAACTCAAATAGTGGCTTGTCATAATGTATCTTTGTTTCAATGTCTTTATCAGCGAGTTTTTGTTTGATTTTGTTTCTCTCGCTATGTGATATAACAAACTTATGAAACCCATGATCACTGATAGAGTTGACAAGAACATTAATACCATTTTTTTCAAATATGCGGTACCAATATGAAAAAATCTCCCGACGACGATCCTGCCATTCATCAATATATTTTGACTTTACCATGAGTTGAGCACAATCTACCTCACTCATTCTCAAGTTACTGCCTGTTTGATAATTATTTGGTTTGCCATTATTACGATATTGTTTTGCAAAAAGTGCAAAACTTTCATCATTAGTAACTACTGCCCCACCGTTAGCATAATTGCCAAAATTTTTAGTAGGATCAAAACTTAAGGCTGCAGCAATTCCGCATCGTTGAGAATTGTTTGCCAGCCAGTGCTGTGCTGCATCTTCTATCTCAACAGCAGTTTTATGTTTTGCCAATGCATTACGAACATCGCCGCCATACAGTCCGACTAATACTATTAAATGTGGGTCAATATCACTCTGAATAGAATCTGGTTTTATTATTCCATACTTGTCTACATCTGCAAAACAAATTTTCCAACCAGAATTAGCAAATGCATTTGCTGTAGCAGAATATGTCAATGACGGTAGTACTACTATTGGTGTTGTAGAATCATCATATTTAAGCATGTTATACATGGCGTACTTTGCTATTAATTCTAACGCAACAGTACCGCTTGTGCATGTCACTGCATAACGATTACTATTTTTATTTGCTAACCATGTCTCAAACCGCTCAGTGAAGGGGCCATCCATAAGAATGCCACTGGAGAGAACTTTATCAGTAGCGTCTAGTATTTCTTCTCGCAGATTTTTATACTGACGTTCTATGTTTGAGAATGGTATGAAACTCATTTAAAATAATTATTGATTGATTAAATAGTCATAAGTTTTTTCTAACCCAATTTCTATATCAACTGTTGGATTATAACCAAGTAAAGACTTGGCTTTGTTAATATCTAACGTTCCGCGACTTGGATAAGAGTTATCTGGGTTGTTCATTTTGATTTCACCACCACCAGCGATAGCAGTGGCAATTTGTGCAGCATCATATATAGTCCGTGCAGAACCACGGGTCATGTTGAAAGTTTGATTCTCTGATTCTTTCTTTTCTGTTGTTAGTGCAATTCCAGACACTAAATCACTTATGTATGTAAAGTCTATAGATTCATCTTTGCCATTTACAGTAAGTGTTTTGTTATCGTTTGCCGCAGACAAAAACTTTGGAACTATCCGGTCGCTAATATCATTTGACCCATATACAGCACTTGGGCGAATTATCGTGTATGGCACTGACATCTTAGATGACCAATCTTTAACTAAATTTTCACCTGCAAGTTTAAGTATGCCATATTGACCTTTTGGATTGCACGGAGAATCCTCGGTAACTGAACCAGAAAAATCGCCATACACCATACTAGAACTAACAAATATAAATTTGCCAACGTTGCTACATGCTTGTAATAAGTTTATATTACCTTCAATCATGGTTCTTGCAGCAAGTGCTGGGTTTTTGGAAACAGTTTTTTGACGTGGAAAACTGGCTAGATGTATAACCACATCATAGGAGTTGACATTAAAGATAGATTGGAAGTCGGCATAATCATTTATATCGGCTCGGTAAATAATTACGCTTTTTGGGATTGTTTTTAGCCTACTAGAAACTAATCGCCCAACTTCTGCAGAGTTGACCGAACCATAATCAGTGACATTGTCAATTATTGATACTTGATGGCCTAGGTGGCACAAGTGTTGAACAAGATGGTGGCCTATAAAACCTAGGCCACCAGTTACCATTATTTTCATTTTTTATTCAGAAACATACTCTTCACTCAGAGGAAAAATCTTTGCGATTACTTCTGCACAGATTTTTGCAATCTCAGCGTGTTCTTTTTGCGTACCATTGCCAGATCTTAATTGTATGTAGTGGATCCAAGAACGAATAGTGCCATTCATGTACATTCTTGACATAATGTTTCCTTCTGGTAGAACTGCCCGTGCTTGTTCTTTAGCAATACCGTTTTCAATTGCCCATTCATATGCTTCCCTAGCAGTCTGGATGACATTTGCCTGTTTTTCATTCCACATTTCTTGAAGCACTTTATTGGAAGTAGTGTCATCAAGTTCTATTGAGTTTTGACGATTCTTATTATCTTGCAGACGTGCCTCTCTAATAACAAATTCTAAATCTTTGGTAGGATTTGCATACCTTTGGGACCATTCCTGAAAAGAAAAACTACGATGACGCAAAATTTGACGAGCAATATCACGAGTTGTTTCAATCTCTAAACATGCAGAAACCATTTCAAAAGGACTCCAATGAGCATGTTTAGCCAAGAAGTTTAGCAGTTTTGTTGATGTTTCTGTATTATATTGATTATTTGGGTTACTTACCCGTGCACAGTATGCAATAAGGTCTTGCACATCATCAAGATCTTGATCAATTAATTCTTGTGACGGTTGTGAATATGATATTAATTTTACGTTCATAGAGGATCTATCTCTTGATCATTTTCCATTTCCCAAGAATTAAGGATATTTCCTAAAGCAAGACCAACAATTGGATCACAATCATCACTTTCTTTATATTCAAAAATTTCTAAAATTTGTTCTTTTGACAATTCATCAGTGTCTTCAACTGAATAAAATTCTGTAACTTGATTTTCCATCCACTCCGTCGCAGTTCCTTCAATCATATCTAGCAGTTTAGATGTTTTCCCGGGATCATAACTCATGATGATTTGTTTCTCCTATAGTCATTGAGTTTATTAGTCTAGTTTTAAAAGTTTGTTGGTCTCTGCTTGAACAATTCGGGCAACAGCATCAATATCAACATAGAAATCCATGTCATCAGCACTGCCCCCGATTGTTGCTACAGTTTCATAGAAGATTGACTCAATAGTATCTGAAGACAATCCTTGTTTCTTCATTTTATCAATATCAATTGTTTTGTGGTTTTCGTCGTCAACATTAACTGTGACACGTTTCACATATTCAATTGGTATCATTGTCTTATCTACCGAATTTATTATATCAGACCAACGTTCTACAAAGCCCTTTTCGGTTGGATTCATAATTTATGAAGAAGTTGTTTTTGTGGTTTGTGTCTTGGTTTCTGACTTTGGCTTACGACCACGCTTAGCAGGTTTCTTTGGCTCTGGCTCACCCTTGAGTTCTGCAGCCTCTTTAAGAAGTCGCTCACTCTCTGCCATTAGAGACTCTGCTTCTGACTTCATTCGTGCAGCCTGTTGCTCAAAATCTTGTGCTAGTTTTGTATCATCAAGAACATTCTGTGCACCTTGTGCTGCTTCTTGTACTTGTGATGCACGAGGATCAACCATCCCAGCATTTTCGTCAAGATCAGAAAGCCTCTTAACCGCGTCTTCACCCTGCTTCATTTCGTTCAGAATAGTGTTTAACTCATCAAGACGAATAGTAGAACCCGGCTTTGGTGTCATTATAATCTGACTGGTTTGTACCTTTTTAATCATGCCTTCTTTGTGCAAAGATTCTAGGATAGGATTACCGTTTGGGAGAAGGTTCCTATGCAACACATCCCCAAGATCGTCTGCTGCTTGTCCTTCGGGGCTTTCAATTGCTTTCATAATAGCAGAATCCCACTCACCCGGCAAAAGGTCAGGGAAAACTACCAGTGCCATATGTTCCTCATCAGGAACCTGTTTGAATACAACAGCAACCTTGCGGTCGCCGTTTTTGCCTACGTGCTTAATCATTTTGAGAATTCTCCTCGGTTGGTTCAGAATCAGTTGTTGTATTATCTGTAGCATCTAAAGAATTTAAGAAAGCGGCGATCTTTTCGTAGGTTTCTCCTACAATACGGCTTTCGTCGGCTTTAAATGCCCCACGTTGTACAGCAACATCTATGATTTTCTGTATTTGTAACAAATCGTTAATTGTTAATGTTTCTTCATTCATGGTCTATTATTTACCAACATTATATCCGTATATAATAAAAATTATGAATTATCTTTTGGTGTATATTTTACAGCAGTTCCATATGGAGTTTCGGCTCTGTCTACAGAACTATGTAGTATAAAAAGTGTATCACAATAATCAGGGTCACCCCAATCATGAACAAACCCGTCAGTGAATACCACAAGTTGCTCTGGTTCAATTTGTTCATCTTTAAGAAAGTTAAAGATGCAACTAAATGCAGTACCCCCACCACCAATACATTCGTATTCAGCGATTGAATCTAAGTTTTCAGAATTGAAAACGTGATAATTATATACTTCTGTATCAAAACTAAAAACGTGAAGATTAAAGGACACAAAGGTCTCAGTAATACCTTGAACCTCGCTTAGGAAATCACGAATCTGAGATTCACGAATAGAACCTGACAAATCAAGTGCAATTGCGATATCTACTGTTTCTGCATCATTATGACCGGGAAGGACTGCCTCAATATGCCATGAACGTCGACTCGGACGGTTCCAAGTGTAATCATCTTTAATTTTAGACTGCATAGTAACCTGCAGTAGTTCTCGCCAATCAAGTTGAGGCTCAATAAGATCTTGAACCATACGACGCACACCCTTCGGAAGTGATCCCGGGTCAGATCCCTGTGCTGCAGCCAATGTTGCTTCTTTAATCTCATCTCTGATTTGCTTTTTTTCTTCCTCACTCAGAGTTGGTCGACCATCAGAAGAAGAATTATCGGCATCGCCAGAGCCAGAACCATCTAGGTGTTCATCTAGAATCTTCTCAAGTAACTTATCAACCTCAATCTTTTCGGCATTATCAAACAAGTCATCATATACCTGCTCAGAACTCCAACCAATATATTTTGTGTCATAAAGACAATCTACCGTGGTAATAAATTCTCCCACGCCATGTTTTTTAAGATCGGCATTGACGCAATAATCATTGGCAATGTTCCAAAGTTGTGGATCACGGTCTCCACGCCGACCAAAGTGATCATAAACACAATGTAGAACTTCGTGGCCAAACAAAAACTCTCGTTCAGCAGGACGCAAACTCTTAATAAATTCAGAATTGTAATAAAAGTTACGACCGTCAGTGGCTGCAGTTGGACACCAACTATCGGCGTTGACCAACTTTAGCCTAGTGGCTAGATTACCGAAAAAGTTAGCCTTGAGAAGAAGACCAACTCGGGCAGTCACCAACATTTCCCTAACTTCTCTATCAAGAACGGGATCAAATTCTGTCTTTTCAGTAACTTCTTCAGTCATTGTGATGTCCTTTGCGAATGAATGATACTATTATAGCAAACTTAGTACTTGTTAATCAAGAGATATTATGAAAAAGATAAGTGAAAAAATGATAATTCTTTGTTACTACAAATATATATTCTCAAATCTTCAGTGCCATTCGACCATGACCAGTGAGGATTAACGTATTTGTTAATCTCGTTTGAGTCTTTTTCGCTAATAGGAGGCCAATTTACCCGCTTGGTAATAAACTTCCAGTCTCTCATTTCTTGCCATTGGCGAACTTCAGATGATGTTCCGTATTTCTCGGTAAACCAGTCTATCGCCTGACAAAAGTTAAGAGGACCAACATCTTGTCCCATATATTTTGAGAAACTGATATAACAAAAGAACCATTTATGATATCGGTGTCTGCGGTCAGTGTAATGCAGTTTGTACTTCATTGAACCCTATTTACAGTGGGGGTGTTTATTAAAATAATAAAGGCGACCGCAGCCGCCTTTATATTGGGTTTTACTACCACCAATTACGAATTGGCTTGAACAATATAATTTCCATAGCGTGAATGGAACTCTTCAAAGTTCTTCAACTTAGTTGGTTGTAGTGGAAGGTTATAAGTAGTAAGTGCTACCCTTGCTCCCATAACAACCAGTTCTGGCTCAAAGTTATCCATCATATAGCGGAAAAAGTAATCCGCCATCTTATGGAAATCCTTTTCATCAATCTCATTTTCAAGATTCTGCTTTAGTTCATAGCAAAGGTTAATAACCAAACTATACATAGCAGAGATTTCGTTTACTTCTAGGTCAGTCACCTTGCCAGAAAGAATATCTTCAGCCAGCGGCATCTTGTTAGAAATCTTTCTATGTGCCATAAACTTGATAGCCAGACCTTCGCCAATCGTGCCGGAGACAAGATCAGTCAGCGTGTCGTGATCAAGATCATCATCTTCAAGAAGTTCTGACACAAATGACCACGAACGTGGAGTCGCGAACGCACGACTTGCACTCTTGGCATCAAAGTCATACAGATCTTGCTTAGCAAATGATAGATACCCAACAACATCACTATGGATTCCATTATTCACCGCCCAATCTTGCCAGTCAGCAAAATCTACACGCATTTCCTGATGAACAAACCGGTTCGCCAGAGGCGTGGGCATACGATAGGTAACACCCTTGTCACTCTCGCGGTTACCAGCAGCAACCAGAACAACATTATCAGGAAGCACATACTTTCCTACGCGACGATTAAGAATCAACTGATATGCTGCCGCCTGAACACTTGGTGGGGCAGAGTTCATTTCATCAAGAAATAGCACAACAACAGGGTACTGTGCCGCTGTCTTTTCATCGGGAAGATCAATAGGTGGAGCCCAATCCATGATACCCTCTTCCTTGTTGTAGTAGGGAATACCACGAATATCAGTTGGATCCATTTGTCCTAGACGAAGATCAATCATAAGACCGCTCATCTCTTTTGCAACATCTGCAACAATTTCAGACTTGCCAATGCCGGGAGGCCCCCACAGGAACAGTGGACGCTGGATGTTGAAACACTTTGTTAGTGCCTTGCGAATACCAGAAGGCGTTACTGTTCGAGTATCAGAATCAGACATTTTGTTTTCCTTTGCTTGAATTCAGGAAGAAGTATATTCTAATTTAGATAGCGTGTCAATAGTAAATTATACACCAAAACTAGAACCACAGCCACAAGTAGTTTCAGCATTCGGATTATCAATGACGAATTGCTCGCCCATTAATCCTTCAGTATAATCTATTCTTGCACCTTCGAGATATTGCATGCTGAAGAAATCAACAACAACTTTGTATTCTTCGTTAAGATCAAATTCCCAATCGCCTTCATCTTGGTCTTCTACAAGTGCAAAGCCATACTGGAATCCAGAACACCCACCACCCTCAATAAATGTTCTTAACTTGAGATTAGGGTTGTCTTCTTCTTTGAGAATTTCAACTATTTTGGAACGAGCATTGTCGGTAATTTCAATCATAACAATATTTATAAGGATATAGGAACGAAGTGTAAAATCAGCCCGTTCTGTTTACAGGTGGGCCAGACCCAGAGCGACTAAGCAGCTAGTGCGAAATCCTCAGAATAAAAATCGTCATTTGCGACTATTTTAGTTTGCTTCTACGATCGGGTAACCCCAATCCTAACGGCTTCAGCATTGCCGATTCTCCACGATGCTTCGTTCTGCTCCGTCGAAACTGTTTCATCCCCATAGTTGGTGGAGATGCCCGGTACTGCCCCGGGGTCCGCAACAGCGTCCCATCGCTTCATCAAATTCTTAATTAAATATATTTATGTTGTTTATTGCCATCATTATGAAGTATTTTGTTTGCAATGTCAATAGCAGTGTATGCACTTAGAGTCCAGCCTAAATGCCCGTGGCCTGTATTATACCATATATTGGAATTCTTCTTGCTCTGCTTGACAATAGGCATCATGTTCGGTGTCATTGGCCGAAGACCTGCCCACGGAACAACACTTTCTGTATTCATTTGTGGAAATAACTCTTCTGTCCAATCAACCAATGGCTGGACACGATGTTGGAGAATATCGCGGTTATATCCATTAAATTCTGCTGTACCAGCGGCACGGAAGCGAGACTCGCCCAGTCGGGAACTAACAATTTTTGTTTCATCATCAAGCAAACTAGTCCATGGACTATTTCCCGGTTCATTAACAGTAATAGAATATCCTTTTACAGGATAGATTGGCAAGTTATCACCAATAAGTTTAGCAATGTCACGACTTCCAGTGCCAGCACAAATGACTACTGGTCCTTGCTTTTGGAATAGTTCTAATGAATCCTTGTCAACTGTTTCCTGAACAAATTGAACGGCATAATGTCTTTCTAAGCAACGTGCAAGGTTTGTACAAAACTTGTGAATATCACCTGTAAAATCTTCTTCTGTGTAAAATCCACCGACAATAGAGCGTCTAGAATTTTGTAGTTCCGGCTCAATAGAAAATACTTCTTCTGAGGTAATTTCATTACGAGCAAGCCCAGCCGACCGATAAATTTTGTTAGTCAGTCTTGCACTCTGTAAATCTTTCTCATTAGAATAGATGTGCATTATGCCTTGTTTTACACAGTCAAAATCAATTCCCTCACGCTCGGCAATATTTTTGTAAAGATCGTGTGCTTCAATTGCCATCTCGCAAGTATGGTGTGTATTTTCTTTTCTGTTTGGAATGTGACTTAAAAATTTTGCAAACCAAGAATACTTGTGAAGTGACGGTGCGGGATTGATTTTTAGCGGTGCATCTTTTCGAAACATCCACTTAGCACCTTTTGCTACATTGTGCCAACTATTCCATACTTCTGAGTTTGATGCACTTAACTGCCCACCATTTGCATATGATGTTCCCATTCCCGAATATCTTTCTTGATCAACCACAAGAACATCGTAACCTGAACGTGCAAGATAATATGCTGTAGTAATACCAGTTATTCCAGCACCGATGACCGTAACTGTCACTTTTGTGTGTTCTCCTTTATGTTTTCTTGATCAACTTTTCTTTTTGTGGGGACAGAACCATAACCCACTGTACGTTCCCATTCAAGATTGGTGAAGATGAACGAATCTTCTTTGTTCATGAAGTAACTCCTTAATCACAAATGTTCAACGACTTGGTCGCCTTTGCGATTGTGGAAGACGATTTCTTGAACGTTTGTATCAAGTATATATCCCATACAAATTTTGCACGGAAAAGATGCTTTTGGAACACCTGCCCGACTGGTACGGACAACTTGTATAGTATGAACATCTTCTCTTGCCCGAATTAAAGCAAGAACTTCTGCATGAAGATTGATTCTTTTTGCCATACCAGCCAGTTCTGCATACTTTGCCTGAATGGGATGGCTTTTTTGTGGCATATTCCATGCGGTAGAGATAAGCCGCCCCCGCTTATCATAACAGGCACACGATACCTTGTGCTGATGTGCAGGAGAGTTAAATGCAATATCAAGCATACTTTCAGTTTTAAGCATTTTTGCTTCCCAATTACTAATGGATATTAATATAATAGGCACAACAGTTGCGAAAAGTCAAGGCACAAAAAATGTATAATATACAAGGGTGCAGTTTGAATTTGTAAAAAAATAATTTAGTATTTTGATTTAGGTATTTTAAATAATCTTTCTTTATATTTTCTGGATATATCTTCTCTTTTTGATACAAGGGAATGCCAATCAAAAGTTTTTATTGTCTTGTTAAAGGTGTGTTCTAGATCAACGCCAGTTATACATGCGTAAAATGCGGATAAACTGCTGATTTTTTTCTCAGCGACATTATTTCCTTTAACGATATAATGGTCAGCTAGATGGATACATTCAGTTAAGCATGTGTGTTGATTCTCCCATCTATAAGATTTTAAACTTTGATCCCATTCTAATAACGTGTACCCATATTGTGAGTAATTTAACTCTATTTTACTTAAAAATTTTTTTTGTAGAGGCCCTATCATTAGTGGAAATATGAGCCAGCTATCCAATCCGCTTTCTCCAGCAACTAACATATCCCCAGTTTTTTTCATGCTCTCTACTGGTTCTTCTGGGAGTCCAAAGATAAATGTACCATGGAGGGAGACACTGTTTCCATATTTGTTTTTAATATATTTTACGGTGTCAAACATTTTATCTCTATCACCCCCCTTGCCGATTAACGAAGAAGTTTTTTTGTTTAGTGTTTCGATTCCAAAGTGACAGGCACGGAGTCCGCTATCGAACAATTTGTCAATGTATTCTTTATGTGCTGTTAATAAATCTAAGCGTATATATGCCCAATATTCAAGTTTAAACGGAAGTTCTTTAGAAATCTGATATATTAACTCGATTTTTTCAATGCTGTCGTTAAAAGTATCATCACTAAAGATGTACCTAGTAATGCCAAAATTTTCATAATGGTAAATGAATTCTTTTAATAGTATATTTTTTAATTTAATGAAATCATTTTTTTTCTTTCCATTTAACGGATATGAACAAAACGCACAATTAAAAATACATCCTCTAGAAATTTCAGTTACTAATGACTCGTTATCTAATAATAAATCATTTTCATGAAAAAGCATTGGGGTTTCAGAAAAATTATATCCCTCGGCTTTGGCATCATCTATTACTATAGATTTGTACAAACTCTTCTTGGCGTTTTTTAATGGTTCGTTTTTTGACAAATGATTGGCTAGATTGACAGCAGAGTTGTCTGCGTATCCTATTATAGTGTAGTCAAAATATTTAATATAAGGCAACACTTGTGCATCAGGTCCACCTAATACTAGTTTACAGTTTTTGTTAAGTGTTTTAATTAAATTAATAATTCTGCTATTAAATTCTATACCATGTGGCAATAGTGCACCGGGCACTTTTTCGCCAAAACGAATCCCACCGCTCTCCCATTGATTGTCATTATCAATAGTGTTTTGTTGTGAAATATCTTTATAAAAAAAGGTATTAAATCCAACAAATAATGTATCAGCATCGATAAAGTATTTTAGTGCTTCTTCTATTTCATCAAGTGAAAAAGTATGTAGAAAATCAATAACTTGTACTTTATAGCCACTATTTCTTAATGCTGCCGCTACTTTATATGGGCCCAATGTTCTAGACAAAAAGACTTCATCAACATTATCATTGAGCAATAGAATATTTTTAGTCATCTAATTATTTAACATTAATATTTTTTAGTAATTTTTAAACCTGATAATATTAAACACGCTGACTTTAGATTATATTTTTCTCAAAAATATGCCATCTCATGTCTTTTGATGGTCAGTTAAATGCAATATCAAACATACTTTCAGTTTTAAGCATTTTTGCTTCCTAATATCTAACAATACTTAGTATTATACGTATGCTGAGTAGAAAGTTAATTATTTGCGACAGGTATCTGCTAAACCTTTTAATAGTGCAGAAGATGGTATTTGTCCCGGGTGGTTTTTCTCTCGTTGCCATTTCCCCTGTATGCCATATGCAAGAGCCTCTAACGTCCCTTTACAATATTTGCTATTATAGAATCCATTTACTTTTTGCATAAAGTGAACTAACTCATGAACAAGTATGTGACGGGTATCCCAATCTCTTACACTAAAATTCGTATCAAAATACATTGTGTTCTTACCAGCATGATAAAGGGCAGCAATATTACTGTTGTTTATTTTCTGTAAATCTTTTTTGGTTTGGTTTTTTGGATCTGGGTCAATACCATAGAATCGTATTGCCATTTCTTCTCGTGATATTTTTTTAATATTTGGTAATTCTTCTCCATTGTAGTCTAAAAATGTTTCAGAACTAATCCATTCAACATGCTTTAGTACAATTTCTTGGCGTTGTTGTGTATCAACTTGATGAATTAAAAGTGAAAATATTATTACTATTATAGTAAGTGAAATGTATTTTAAAACAATGGAAAACGTATTATTATGCACCGATCCGCTCTCATTTTGAGTATTTAGTGCGTATAAAAAAATTGAACTGAATGCGTAAATAAAATGAGGACATCACATGGGAGCGGACATGTGATGTCCTCGGGAAAACAACTGCAATCAGGAGCGGTAATTGCAGTTGGCGTTGACTACCGGCTCGGTAATCAGATGCTCGTTTTTATTTTAACTAAAATATTTGTTTAACATCTCTAGTTTGTCATCGTAATCGGCAATTTCAGCCAATTCTTTTTCAATCTCTTCTAAGATATCACCAGAACCCTCGCCAGTACCAACTGGATTTTCTAACAGAACTTCTACATTAGCACGGTGCTTTTCAATGTGTCCGACAAAGTGGGCTTCAGCAGATTTGAAAATTGTATCTCTGAGATTTTTCATTAATAATAACCTATGTTTTCTAAGAGGTATTTAGATAATATAAACCTAATTATAATAATTTTATGAGTGAATTTACTGTTTTGTCTAAATTGCCAAAATTAAAAACGTGTATATCAAATTGATTATCCAACTTCTTAACGAATTTGGCTGTATTGAAACCAGAACAAGAAAGATATTTGACTCCAACAACATTAGGAATTATTTCTCGGGTAGTACGAGCAATACCACAGAGTTTAATGAATTTCAACAATTCTTTTGCAGTACAATTGCTTGGGACACCAACGATTGTTTTTTGATCAAATTGTTTTAACAGAGAAAGATTCAAACAAATCTGTGTAATGCCACGGGCAAACTTGGTATATTTGGTTTCGGTTACAGAATCATGCGTTTCGTGTTGAGGATACACTCCACATAAAAAATTAAAACCATATTCTTTATCTTTGAGGTCTTTAAGCAAATCAAAGGCATTTCCATAACAGTTTCCATATTTTCTACTGCCCCCAATGATTAAAACATCTTTAACCCCAAGGTCAACAAATCGATCACAGTTGTCATATAATTCTTTTTTGTTTTTTAGATTGCGAGCGGCAATATGTGGGATAATTTTTATTCTTGAATTCTGTCGGCGAAGATTAGAAATAGCGGTTACTGTCTCAGAGAGTCGTGTTCCCGGAAGGTGAGTAACACTTACAGAGTCAACATTTGAGAGGACATTTTGGGATAGTTTTTGTTTTGGCGTTTGTTCAACACTTATTTTCACTGTATTTTACTTTCTTGTTGATAGAAAATATTTATGAATTAGACGGAGAAATAGGGAGATATCGCACAAAAATTAAGTAATTTTAGAAAGCCACTCATGGACGTCGCCATACAAAGTTGCTAATGTTGCCTCTTTACTGGAGAAAAAATGAATCTTGTTGTTCTTTCTGTCAACATAGTATGGCCAATCTAAATTCCTGTCAAGATCTAACAGTATCTTTTGATTTATTTTTTTATCCGATGATATATCAACTGACCAAGTATCTAACTCAAGTGTGTCTTTGAAAATTTCATACCCTTTGTTTGTCAACCGAAATCCACCAGTTTTTCTAATATTGTACCACCAAGTATTCATTGCTTGGTTGTGGCTATCTTTGTCTTCTTCTGGTATTAAATCAAGTATCTGTTGTGTTAGATTACTTTTTAGATTTCGGGCGTTCAGGGTATACTTGCTCACCTTGGTTTAAAAATACCACTGTAAACTTGTCAGTTTTGTATTTTGAATTTAACTTTTTTGCCAAGTTGACGGCGTGTCCTTGGTTTGAAAATGAGACCTTGACGTATTTTGGCCCGGGATATTGTATCAACTGGTTTGCAGTTTTAAGATTTATTGGACGGCCATCATAAAACACTGCCCAAATTCCGTCAGCAGCGAGAACCTGTTCAGTTTTATATGTTGCTTTGTCTATTTTTTCTAATAGTATTTCAGGCTTTGGACGCGACACTTCTGATAAAATCCTTTATGTTTGGTGTTATTATTTATCAAAAGTGTTTACTACAGTAACGTCTTAGAATTTGCCACCATTCAATTCTATTTTTTCAATAGTAGGTTCTGTTTTATTTTGGGATTCTTTGAGAGTATCTAATGATAACAAAAGTTTAGTAATTTCAGAGTGTAATGCCTTTGCTTCAGCCACGGACATCGTAAAATCACGTGAGTTAGAAGATACTCCCCTAACTCTATCAACAAAGCGATATATTGCTGGATAACTCATTTGAACACAAAATCCTCTGGATCTTTTGCCGGTCCAAAATAATCGTAACGCTCAAGTAGTATAAGTTTTGGACAGAAAACCAATTCCCAATCACGATGCTGTTTTAATTGAAAATACCCAGCGGCATACCATGACTTGCTTTCAGGAGATTTAGTAAATAATGCCATACGATTTTTCACATCGTATACAGGATTATAAACTGTTGCATCTGCTGGAAACCCATATACAGAATTTTTAGAATGTGTTGGGATAACCTGTGTGTTAAGTTCATCAAACTCAAGCCCATCTACTTTCTTTATTTCTTCAAGGTTTGTACCTAAAGAATGAACTTGTCCATTAATTCTTAGTGAATAACTGCCATCTTCGTCAGCAGTTAGTTCGCCTACTTTTTGATTTTGCTCCTTTAGAATCCAAAATTCATCGGATATGACTGGTGTTGCTTTTATCATCAATTGCTCCTTGATATGTTTTATTTAACCATTCTGAAAGTTGTGTAGCCATTTCTGATAATCTAATAAGTTCATGGCGACCACAAAACTTCATAAACCTTATGCCAACCTGTGTTACATCTTTCTTGGATACTTGTTCGCTGATTGCACTGTCAACCGCTTGTTTAATTTCATCAGGTTGTGCCCGTAAATCAATTAAAGTACGGTTTCTCTCGTAATCATCTAACACCCTGTGTTCCACGCCTTCGTGGTCAGTCCAGCGTTGTAACATCAAGTTGTTCCAAGAAAACCCTTTCGCCAGCCTGTCATCAAATGCTTCAATTAAACCGGTTTTGTTTTTAGTTCCTTTTTTGCGGACTCCGGGATATGCAGAGAATACATTATCTGTTGCATCACCCCGCACACACTTCTCAAACAGCAACCATTCTGGGTCAGGGACTTCCTTCGGCTCGCCGGTCTTCTTTTCTTTGACAGGATTATCCTTATCGTCAAGAATACCCTTGGTAGTAATTAGGTGTCCCATAACTCCATTATATTGCTGTACATTATTAGCAAGGAGTTGAACAAAGTCAGTATCGCTCGATATGATTATGTGTTGGTCATCGGGATGTAAATCCACCCAACGTGCTATAATATCGTCGGCTTCAGCACGTTCATGCTTTATTACCGAACAGTTGGTCTGCTCCTTAAGGTACTTAGTGAGTTCTTCAAAGGTTTCCCAAAAAACTTTTTCTTCCTCTTGTTCTCGCTCACTCAATGCTGCTCGTGCATCAGTACGATTTCTCTTGTATCGTGGATAAACATCTTTACGCCAACTGCGTCCTTCTAAACAAAATACTACATGGTCTGCACCAAACTTTTTGTACATTCTGTTTATAGAACTAAGAGTGACGTGCATTGCATATCCAACTTTTTCATGTGTATCTGCCGCCCGAAATGCAGCGTGTCGTGCACGGAAAAATGTATTAGCCGTGTCTACCAATAGATAACGCATAGATTGCCTATAATATGCCGTTGTTTAAAATATATTGTAACATATAACGAGACCAAAAACTATGGGCATCTCTACCAAAATGCCAAGAATCTGGGGATACTGTTTTGAACCCAGATTCTTTTAGTATTGCGTGAAATGTTTTATCAGAATCATAGGGACCAATATAATTAACGCCCCAATCTTGAATATTATTAATTGTTCTAAAGCATATATTTCCATTGAAAAATATATGTTTTATATTTTTCTCTAATAACTCACGATGAAAATCCCAAATATCTTTATGTACATGCATGGTCTTTCGTGGCAAATTCAATGTAGATATAAATTCTTTATATTTTTCTTGGTGTGATTCTGGGAGGTTGTCTTTGCCAGATGCGTTAATTTGATAATATTCGTCGTCTATTACCCATTCTTCTCTTTCCCAAGTGGACCACTGAATAATGACTAATAGTTCGTCATTGAATTTTGGATATGTTTCTTCAATCCACTTTCTTGATGTTCGCAGTATTCTTTCATTAGAACTTGCACTCTCAGCACCACAATGAAACCCTGCATGGAGAGAATCTGCTAATAGTTTCCCCCAACTAACTTTTAAATTATCAGGGTGTGGTGCTCTGCCTTTGTAGAAGTATTTCCCATCGTCTTCGGCAAACGCATGTGGATTAACGGCTTCTGCTGCAGCAGTGTGGCTATCACCATTTACATAAAGTATCACGAAATTTCTTTCCTGCCATTCCCTAAATCGCGGGTATGTACATAGGTTTCATGGTTCATAGCATCATATTGATCATATGTTTCCATAACAACATGGCGACACACGGTTTGAAACCATTGATCTACTACATCTGCATCAGTTTCACCTTGATAGCCAGCCCTAATTAAATTAGATACGAACTTTTCGTTCCAATCAAGTTCAAAAGAGCCTTGGTGTAGATTCTCTGGGTCTACTTCCATTCCCAAGATTGCGACATAAGGTTCACCCTTTTTCTCTGCAATTTCTTTTTCACTCTTTTTTGGTTTAGAAGGCGTAGGAGATGGTTGTGTTTTTGGTTTCTGGAATCGTTTTTTAATATTTTCAAACATATTTGACCTTGGAATTCATACTAGTATTATAACACACTATTCTACTTTTAATCAAGAAAAAAATTATCTAAACGTGGTGGCTTGAATGTATCTGGCTTAATTACTTTGCCATCCGCTCTTTTTAAAACCTTTCCTGTTTCTGCGTCAATTTTACTCATGTTAGAAGAAATAACTTCCTTCCATGCATTTTCATCATCTACTCCAAGAGAATGTAATGCACCAAGAGTGACGACCATAATGTCAAGTAATGCATCAAGTTTTTCTACTCTGTCATCGGCATCAATTGCTTCGTCAAGTTCTGCTACTTCTTCCTTAATTAGGTTTCTGTATAAATCAAATTGTTCTGGATTGTGTGTGCCAACTGTTTGGTCACATGCTTCCATGAATATTTTCTGATCTTTAAATGGGTTTGTCATATTTTATTTCCTCTCTTTAATAAATATCACTATGATTGATGATATTAAAAATTTCTTAAACATTGTTGAAGCGGCTGGTGTTCCCGGCGTTAAACAATATGATCGTGATGAAACAAAGATCACTGCTCAAATTGACAGCAAACTTGGACCAAAGTTTGACCGACTTGTAGATGATCTGCAAAAAGTTGATAATTTAAAAGCCCAACTAAAACAGATGCAAGATACCACAAAAACACAGACACGGCAAGATGTTGCATTTTTATTTGATGTTGAAGATGCAGTATTCACTCGCGTCATTGAAACAAAGAATGTTATTTTAGAAATATCTAAAGATCCCAAGCCAACAGAATCACCACAATATAAAAAGATTCTTGAAGCATTAGAAAAACATTTAACACCTGATCTCGTTGAAGTTCTTGAAAAATTAAAAGAAGAACATAAAACCGTTACTCAAAAAGATCCAGCAGTCAAATATAAATTTAAAGAAGATGCGTCAGATGAATTAGATTTAGATCCAGTCAAACAGTGGCTTGACACATACGACCGCAAACTTGATTTAGTTAAACAATATCTTTAATCCAACCCTAATAGTTCTTTATATGTAGGCAACCAATATTCTGCCGCCGCTTCGTGTGCATCGTCAAGCGGATGCCATCCCGGTTCTGTAACTTTAAAGTTGTTCTTTCTGCTCCAATCTAAAAAATTTAAATCATTAAATGAACTCATATGTGGTAGTATAAATTTTTGTAGTTCTTGGATATACCCATCACAAAACCATTTAGTCTCAAATATTTCATTATCCATGTTGGTTTGAACAAATTTTATACCTTTATTCAATAAAAATGTTGTAGCACAGTATATTGATTGTAAAGAATTAAACTTATTCATCATTTCATTATCACTAATATATTCAATATACATGCTTTCTAATTGTTTTTGGTAGTCTATACTAATTTTTGATTTTTTATTCAATGTTTCTTTAAGTTGTCTTGAAAAATCATTGTTTTTAAGATCAATATTTTCTATTTCCTGTAAATCTCCAAACGGAGAGTTTTTAACTGATGGACCAAAATTAATCCATGTGTTCCAATTGCTTTGATTGACAAAATAACTCCATCTATGAGACCATGTCCAGTTTATTATTGCTAAATCATTTGAGTTGTTATTGTCTGAATAATAATCCAAAATTCTTCTACAAATAGATGAATTGCTTGCTCCCGGTGAGGCTTTACATTCAAAATCTACATTTAGTTTTTTGGCTGCTACACTTGGCCAACCCGCAGAGCCGTCATAATTTTCTGGAATTTCATATCCAAATATAAAACTATCACCGAAACTTACTATTTTAGACATACAAACTTATTTCTTTTGGTCGTGCTTTTTTAAATCAACCAAATGCATTTGATTGTTTATATCAGCCGCCATTATATCTTTCCACGGATCTCTTTCACCAGTCAAATAATCTATCCATGGTTTAACAGATTCGCCTTGTATTTTTAAAAACCATGCGATCCGATCTGCCATTTGGTATCGTTTTGCTCTTGCATCTTTATGTGCAATATCACCGGGTTGCGTAGGATTGCCTTCTAACAATCGCCTTGACTCAAATGTTTCGTCATGGTTATTACCAGTTAAATCAAATCTATCGTGTTCGACCCACACATCAATTCTTTCAAATATTCCCAATAGATACGCAATTTGTGATATCTCTGCATCATTTAGGGGATGACTGCTCAAATATCCCAATAATTTAAACCACTCAACTGGAACGATTGGAAAAATACTGTATGGGTGTTCATTGTGAGTATGAACTGCTAATACGCGAAAATGCCCATCCCATTTAGAAAACTCTATATCCCAATCTTGTGTTTGCATTTCAGCGTCGTCATTCCAAAAGAACAACCATCGACCTCGGGCATGTCCTGCTAAGTGATTCACATACTGATTTAATCTTGAGTATCCCAGTGGGGGGAACTTTAATGCCTTGTAAGAAACCCTGTGTCCATCTAATTTAGGGATAATATTCTCGGCAAAGTATTCATAACTTTCAGTATCATCATTATCAAATGCAAGGAGTATTTCTATTTCAGAAGTGTCAGATACAGTTGTTATGAGACTATTAAGACTTTTTAGTAGTTGTTCAGTTCTACCACGCGTGGGCAACAAGACTGAAATTTTTAGTATTGAGTCAGATGATATTAGTTGCATAAAACATACTTACCAAGATCCGTTATGGTTTCTGAAATAATTTAAAATGCTACCAGTGCGTGATCGAAAAAGATTTTCTGCTTTTTCAGAATTTAAGTTTTTTCTGGATAGAGTTCTTATTGATTCTGTATCAAATAGGTGTTCTCTATTTTTCAATAATCTACGCTGAATTTCTGGAGTTTGAATTAAATTTGTAGCAGCAGAAAATACTTCTTTATTAAACTCCATCATATCAATAACACGCTTTGTCGGATCTTTTTCATACTGATATTCTGTGTTAATAAAGTCCTCAAATGTATCAAAGCCTATTGCGTTTAATTTATCATAAATCTTGTATCCAGTAACAATTGGTATTGTTAATCCGATTACCGCGTTAATATACTTTTCTGTGATAGCACACGCATTAATCCAAAAATCTGGTTCTGTAACAATGCTGATAGCAGTCTTTGAGAATACTTCTGGATATAAACTTTCGTTGAATATCTCTACATTATCTTTGTACTGATATTTTGATGCGTCTTCATTTCTAAAAGAAAACCAATTTGGTGATAGTTGATTAAAAACTTTATTGGGATCTGAAGAATAATGTTTATGAAATAGTTGTTCTGCATACCGTTGTCTTCTTGTGTTACTTTTGTTCCATGATTGACTATAAATTAAATCTTTCTGCCAATCGTAGTTTTTAAAAATCCAGTTGCTAACTAATACTCTATGAATTCTCTCTTTGTTTAAAAGACAATTTAATGGAACGGTTTTTCTTTCCCAGTTGGGTTCAAATGCGGTTGGATCAATTCTATCTCTATATTGACTAATACAACCAATAAAGAACCCCGGATAAAAAAATCCATTGTCTTCGTAATCTTCAAACCCCAAATAATAGTCAAATACAAATAATTTTTCTTGAGTATTATAATCCAAAAAATATTTGATAGTGTCTCCACTGCCGATATTAGTAAAAGAAACATAATCCTCAATATCTGGAATATGATCTTTGACCAAATAAACAGTATCTTCTTTGGATAACTCTTCTTTCTTTGTATTAGATAAAATTACCGAGGGATTAAACATATCGTTATTAAAAATCCCAATCAATATTCACAGAAACACTGTTTTTGTTATTTTGTCTAATAATTCCACTGGTTGAAACATTTAGATTTTCTGTCAAGTCATTTTCTAAATGCAACCTCACATAAACATTTTCTTCATTAATTAAAGAAACTTCGTCGTCAATAAATTTTAAATCACCATTTTCATTCACTGAACCCGGCATTGAAATAGTGGCAGACCCGGAGATAACATATGGATCAACCCCACCATATACTCCAAAGTTGTTGCTCTTATCTTGCCATCCAATATCGCCCCATACTGAATAAATGTCGCTGACCCCATTGATCAAACCGGGAGTTATTTCAGTTTGTGTGTGCATTAGTCCAGTATTCACTACCCACTGATCTTTTTTAAAAGTCACAATTCCTTCTATTATTTCTGAACTTTCAACCTCCCCCCACATACCAGACATCCCAACCCAAGGGCTAAAGTCAATATCAGAAAATGTAGCACTAAGGTAAAGGTTCTCTCTAATCTTTACATGAGGCAGAGAAAGGCTGTAATTACTCAAATCTGAATCAGAGTGATACAGTGTTGTTCCTTTAAAAGAAAAGGTATCACCATCCACTAAATTAGCAGACCGATTGCTATAATTAAATGTAGAAGGATCTGTAATATCAGCATATGAATGCCATCCTGTTACTGTATCCCCAACAGACTCACTTAAATCAACCGAAAATGTCCGATTAAAATCATCAGTTGCAAGGACTGATTTATTAGAATTTAAATCCAATCCAGTCACATGACCCAAGAGTTGTTCAATTCTTTGACCATTTTTTAGGTTTAATGACAACTCCCCAATCGGTGCCATCGCTCGGGTGTAGTCAATAACAGGCACACCATCCACAGATCCGGAGGCGGTGAGTGAAAGAATCTCACTTGCCTGTTCGTCCGTCATCCAAGTCCATTGATTCTTCAATGCTTCAACGGTTGTAGCAACAGTGATGGTCCCATTGCCACCTATCTCGGAGAGGAAAATCTTATTTTCTTCAAAGCCGCCAAAATCGTCTATCTCATTGACTTTGCTGACCAAAAACTTAGCACCATCAGGACCAGTAACAATGGCGTTCTCTGGCTCTGCTCCATCTGCCTGACCAGCAATTTGTTCTCTTATCGTCTGATTGTAAGCATCAAAGTCTTCCTTGAATCGCTCTACAAAACTACCGTCGTTCTGCTGCAGCAGAACGGATGTAGTAACTTCGGACATCATAATGTCTAAAAGGCCGTCGCCATTTACATCAACAAGCCTTGGGTTATAAGAAACATGCTGTTCTGTATCAAATTCCTTGAGAACTTCATCAGTGACATCGGCAAAATTGCCTGATCCATCATTTTCTATAAACTGGACTTCTGTATAACCGTGAAATTCACCGTTCTTCCCCAACGTGCTAAAGGATACAACATCATCGATTCCGTCATTATTGAAATCAAATGCCAGCACCCTGACGGTATCTTTGTACCTTGTATTTGCACGCTCATCGTCCCATTTAGATAACTCAAATCTATTTTTGGGTAGATTCGCTAAATGGTTTATTTCAAGTTCCTCCCCACTTAAATCCAAACCCCACAAATTTTGATTAACTCTATCGGTGGCGACAAACGTGACAGTACCGTCATTTAGAAAATCACCAGTAGCAATTCCAGATCCATAAGGATTCGGGTTGGTAGATTGAAGTGTTTTAAAGGTGCCGTCGGCAGAGCCAAGTGATATTGACATACCGTCACCACCAAGCAGTAAATCGTCAAACCCATCATTATTAAAATCGCCAACGGAAGAATCGTGGGCGTTAGTTTCGTGTGTTATGCCGACCCTTCTGTCAAATCTGTTACCGTCGTTGAAATAGACATAACTCGGACCATACGCAGCCATATCCATACTATGAGCAACAGACATATCTGTGTGCCCATCGCCGTCAAAATCGCCAAAGTGCACACTGGGCTCTGTGCCTAGAATCTGATTAGTGGCGTTGTTGAACCACGTTTTTGTCTCGCTTTTGAAAGAGCCACTGTTCCAACCATATATTTGCATATCATATTCTTGCCAGTCTTCTATGGTTGAAGGCTGCGTCAGCCTTCCTGCAATTACTACCTCTTCTACGCCATCACGAGTTAGGTCTTGGACATAGATGTCGTCAATTGGACCACGGTCGTCTCCAGATAGAGGCTCATAACTATCTATGAGGACTGGCTTCATACTATGTCCATTAGGGCTGGAGGAGGTGGAACCACCAGTCCCCCCACCGCTGCCACCACAAGCAGCAAGAACGGGAAGTGCTAAGAAAAGAACAACATTGTATTTTTTCATTTTTGATTTAACTTTTTCTAAAGACTTGGACAGTCTATATTATTAGAAAAATATTGTCAAATTTAAAATGCTAAAATAAACTGAGTTGCATAGACTGAGAATAATTTGTTCGTTCTGTAAAAAAGCATTCTCTACAGTCAGGATAGTTACTCATTTGGCACTGTGGTGCTACTTTATCCAGTTTTTCTATGCCTAATTGACACGTTTCTAATGTTGGACAATAATGAAATCCACTATAGAAACGTTTTTGAGATGACCACGTAGAATATTCAAGTGCTCGCCCATCTGCCCTCATTTCACTAAGAGCATGATATGCTGCTTCATCATCTAATAAAATAGCACCACACCTTCCAAGATGCATTGGTTTTGAATAGCCAAAACTCAGGCACTGCATTTGTCCCTCACGATACATCCCCGGCTCTAATCTTCTTGCTGAATCCCATATACGCGTTTGTAAAAATTTATATTCACCTGTCCATATATGGTCAAACATATCAAATTTTATACCCAAACGATATAGAGTCATTGGAACAGAAAGATAGGTTCGCGAGGTAAATTGTGTGGTTTTTACCTCATCATAAATCATACATAGTTCAATTGCGTGTGTGCAACAATCTGTAGCAACTGCGTATGGAGCACCGGTATATTCTGCTAATTTTTTTTCAAATTTAAAAAGGGTTTCGTAACTCATTAATTAATACTTATGTTTGGATTTTATTGGTCCGTGTTTTAATAACCACTCTGTTAGTGCAGCACCTTCAAGTTCGGCTTTTACGATATACTTCCAACCAAATGGATTACCAAAGTGACATTTATGCCACGAAGGTGTTATTTTGGAATGTTTGATGACCCACTGTCCTTCTTGACTTTTCTCCCAATTATACAAGGGTTCAGCAGCATAAAGATCAGGGTCATCAACGCCAGCCATATCAAATTCATGCACTATGACTTCCATACTAAGCCCATTTTAGTCTAAAAATTGTTCTTTCTTGTGGATCGTTAATTTTCCATAGAGAACATTGGTTTGTCCCATCGGCTACCATCCACATACCGATGAATTCAGAATTGATATTTTGTTCTATGCACCAATTGGCTATCCGAGTATGATGATCATTAACATCTTCATTTGCCCATATAGCAACAAATTCTGTTTTATCAGACCCGGGTAAAAAGTCAGGCAACTCTATCGGCATAGTTATTTCGCCAATTCCACACGTGTTCTATTATATCTTCAAGTTTCCATCTTGGTTGCCACCCCGAAGCATTTTTAAACGTTTGATAATCTGTCAAAAGAGTTGCTGGGTCTCCTTCACGTTCTTTGCCATATTTCCATACTAATTTTTTATTAATAACGCGTTGTGCAGTTTTCACAATGTCAATATTGCTTTTGCCTACGTTGTTCCCAAGATTATATGGTTGACAGTCAATATCTTTTTCAACTGCAAGTCTATGAGCATATGCAATATCAGAAACATGAATGTAATCTCTAATACATGTTCCATCCGGCGTATCGTAATTTTTTCCATTAACAACGAATTGTTTATCGTTTTTTAAACTTTCAACAACTTTGGCGATAATGTGTGTTGCATCTCCATCTTGTCCGTGTCTACCATTAACATCAGCACCACACGCATTAAAATATCTAAAAGCAACATAATCCAATCCATACGCTCTATGATATGCTGACAACAGCATTTCTATCATTAGTTTGCTTTTCCCATATGGAGAAATAGGTGAACAACAATCAGATTCAGAAATTGGCGTTTGAGAGGGGTTTCCATATACCGCTGCACTTGAACTAAAAATAAATTTTGTTTTAAATTGTATTTCTAATAGATTATCTAATAGTTTTTTTGTTTTAACAAAGTTATTTCTGAAATATGATTCAGGATCTTTTATGCTTGGCTCTACTAAACTTGATCCAGCACAATGTATAATAGCATCTGGGGAAAACGCTATCATTTCTTCTACCGCACGGTCTGTTGAAAAATCGGCTGGTATAAATTTAGTTAGATGAGTCAAGATATTCTGGCTGGGATCTTTAGTATCAATACCAAGAACAGAATATCCAGCATCTGAAAATTCAAGTACAGTTTGGCCGCCGATGTAACCGGCGGCTCCTGTAACTACAACTGATGGGGTATCAGTTGCACGACTCATATGTAATTCCTTTTATTATTTTTTGATTACGCAAATCTTTTGCGATCTTGTTCCCACATGTCTTTGACGTTCTTTCCACTAAGGAGTTTGTTATACTGTTGCCATGCATAACTCTTCCAATTATAAAGATCTTTTTCGTTGTACCGATAGCCATAATCTCGGCAAAAGTCTTTAAAATTATCTAAATCGTCAAAGATTTTATCTACTGCTTCACTCATTTTTTCCTCTTTTAAGTTATTGGTGAGTTTAACGGACTAAGCAATTATTTTTTATAATTTCATAGTCTCGCTTGTATGTATTCTGTATTGCATTACGAAGATTATTATCTTTTTGAACACGTTCAGTAAAAAACTGTTTTAGTTCTTTTTGTTGTTGGTCATCTTCGCTTTTGTTAAAATCAACGTCAGGTGGGATGGGATATACTAAATTTAACTCTTGTTTCAAATATTGTTCAAAATTATTTCCAATATACATATATTTTCTTTTAGCATCGGGTAAAATGTTTTCAAAAAAACAGTGCTGGGGCCATACGTGATCATCAAATATATCTAAATTATCTTTTATAATTTTTTCTGTTAAATCTGTATATTTTATTTTAAATTCTCCAAAACCTTCTGGATCATCAGATTCTAAAATATTTCCTTTTATATATTGTGAAATACCTGAAATCCATCTATCAAGTGGGTCTCGCATTACAATTATAATTTCATTAACATTATTCCAATCAATTACACATCTTCCTACTGTTGTTGATGTCCACCCAGACAAGAACATCCAAGAAGTAATAAAACTACTAGCACTTTTTGGAATGTTAATATAAAATTGTGTCGCATCTGGAGATATGAATCCACTGCCATACCCAAAATCTCTACGCTCAATATAAAAATCTAACATTATTGTGTATATGCTGGCAGAATATAGTTGTATTCTGCAATACCAGAATTTACAGTGATTTGTGCAACTCCACTATCACTAATACGCATAGTCTTGTCGCCAACCAAATCTAATATACTAATTACTTGTTTTACTTTATAAAGCCAGCGTCCTTTAAGATTGCCAGTGACCCCGGGATGAAAAACAAATTCACCTGCGTGAGTACTACGGTCACCAAACAGAAACTTTAAATTTCCAGAGTCTGTAGCGACTTGAAAATTTGGTTCTTCCGAGTTGGCTTGTGCTTGCATTTTGAGACGCTGAATACCAGCCATCGTTGGTTCAAATTCCACGTCCCAATTTGCACCTTTGAACTTAGGCGTTTTTAGTTTCTCTGCAATAACCTCTTGTGCCATGAAACGATAATCGTTTTTAAAGTCACCAATCGCATTTTCAAAGTGAATTCCGACTGGAACGCTCTCGCCATTGCGATTCTGATGACTAACCTCTATATTAGCGTTGTCACGATACTCAGATAGGTTAAGCAAAATCTTTAGTTTTGCGAGGTTTGGCATACCAAATGTTCCCTGAAACTCGCTCATAGGCTGTGAATATTTTGCATCCACAACAACAGACCTATCTTCAGCAACTGCACTAATAGTGGTATCACTTGCTGAGCCTGTGATTTTAACAAGGTCAATGCAGCCAAGGTCGTATGTATGTTGTACTAGATCTAATAATTGATCTCTCATTTTTTCTCCAAATATTAATTGTTTTTGTGGTTTTGTTTAATCCGAGCCAGTGGTTGACCGCCTCTTAGTGAATTTAGTACCCCCGGTCGACGCACCTCAATCCATGACAGCGTTCCGTTAGAAGTGACATTGTCAATAATTTCAAATCCAATGGTTTTTGCGATTTCTTTTACTTCATTTCCCGGCGTATAACAGTCATAGTTATGCTCACTGTTCCTAGCCCCTTCAGGAAAGTCGCAGTTGTTAAATGTAAATATAAACATTCCGCCATCTTTGAGTAATGAAAAAACTTCGTTAAGGTATCGTTTAATTGTTCCTAATGATTTTTGATTAAAAAATTCTGTTGCGACTATCAACCCAAATTGATTATCAGGAAACTGTTCAAATATGGGTTTATCTATATCTGATATTGTTTTAAATCTCAACCGTGAACGGTAGTGTTCATTAAAAGTCTTTTTAATAGGTTCAAGCAACTCTTGGTGTATATCTACCAAATATAGTGGGTCTAAGTCAACTATATTTCTTGTCCATGTTCCGTTGCCCGGTCTTATGTGCATACCGGGATATTCCCAGTTACTATATATTTTACATCTTTCAATGAATAAAGATTTTGTAAATTCGTGGTGTGTTTTTTCTCTGTCAGAAATCTTCTTTAATATTTGTTCTGGTGAATCTGTATTAGATGCTTGGTCTAATTTAACGCTCATTTCCCTAAGTTCGCCATCACAGTCTCGTATAAGAGAGTCAATATTTTTGATATATTCATCAAGTGCATCTACTGAGTCGCTTGATTTACTTTGTATATCAGTGAGTGTTGCATTTAAATTAGAGTTATCAATTTTGGTTTTTGATTTAACAAAATCTATATATGATTTAAATTTTTCAATGCTGTCGGAAAACTCTCTGACAGAAATTTGCCATTTAGTGTCAAGCAATAAGTTTTTTAAATTGATTAATTCACTGACTTTTTCCATTAGAATTCAAACATATCCTGAAATGTATTTTCTGTGTTTGTGGTACTAGACAAATCCCACTCTAGAACACCCAGTAAGTTGTCTAGTTTTTTATCAATAACTGTTGCTTCCATATCAGCATCATCAAACGGCAATTCTTTGAACCAGTCAGGCAACCTTGACTCATCTGTTGGATATGCAATAGAAGTCCATCCAAGTGCGTTGGTCTTTAATTTACAAACAATAACCTTCATACCGTCCATGATACTCATACTGTAATTGTCTGAATTCATCTTTTTCATATCGTTCCAGTTCATTGCAGCACGAACATGACCCGGCATATTTGTCTTTCCATTACGCTTCTCACGCTGACTGTACATAGTCAGGTTATTAACACGCTTGGGTGAACCTTTTTCCCAGCCCGGTCGCTGTGTAAACTCTTTCTTGAAATCACGAATTCTCTCAATGACTTCTTCTGTTGTTGCTGCATCTAGAACTGTAGCAAGTACTTCACTTAAAAAGTCTTGTATCACCTTGGGCGTGTCTGACCTTTTAAGATCCAAACCCATTGGTTTTACCTTGCCCGGCTTACCATTTTTATCAAGTCGCTTGCCTTCATTGTCTACCACCATGACTGCATACCGTTTCTTTTTAATAAACAATCCACGAGAAGCGACAATTTCACGAGCACACTTTATAAGTTGCCCCATATGGCGAGGACTGTGGAATGCTTGTTCCATAAATGCAGGGAAACTGCTGCTTACTTGATCAGCAATGCCATCATAAAGTTGGATAACAGTTTCTTTATCCCAAGACATCTCGCCAGATTCAACTTCGTTTTTAACCATCGGCCATGCTGTAAAATAACAACTATCAGTATTATGTAAAAGTACGTCATTGCCGAAGAAAAATGGATCACCATTCGCAATGCTTATATCATAAACATATTCTTCGTCGTTACTTTTAATCTCTTCAATGGATTTTATTTTTTCTCGTACTATATTCATGTGTACTAGCCTAATTACCAGTTATTTTATTTAAATATTGTGTGTTTTTTGCTTTTCTGGTGCGTATATCTGAGTTACAAGAGCATATGCTATGAGGACAGGTGATCGTTTTATCAGGCCATCTTATATCGAAGTCAGATATGCGTCCAATAGGACCACCAGCATAACAGAATCCTCTGTATATAAATCCATCATAATTTATATAAATACAATCAATACCAATGTAACAATGCCACCCCATAAAATTTGCCAAACCATTGCTCAATAATACAAGAGAATTTTTTTCTTCTGTGTGTGATTTGTAATGTACCCGTGTATCTTGCCATTCCTTCAAACTTTGATATTTTTCTATTATTTTTAATTCTTCTTTTGTATAATATTCTTTTATTTTTTTATTTGACGATTTTAATCTATGTAAATTTTTGTAAACGTTAGTTTTTATATCAAAATATTTCTTTTTTTCTTTATATTGTTTTCTAGATATTTTTTTCTCACGGTCAGGGTCAATTTCAGGCAGATTGATTTTGTTGATAGTAAAATTTATTTGTTTTTCATTGAAAAATTTAACAATATCAGGAATATTTTTAACTTTTCCTGCTGCAGCCATTACATTGACATTTATAAACATAGATGTATTATTGTTAATATAAACTATTTTTTCTATAGTTTTTTCTATAATTTCTTCAGATTCTTCTATGTGTAAGCTAATTGTCATATTGGATAAATATCTACTAGCCTCTAAGTATGTGCCCAACTCTGCACTTCCATTAGTGACTACTCCAATTGAATATGTATTATTTTTGCTATCAATATATTTTAGTACATCTAAAAAGTCAGGATGAATGAATGGTTCACCGCCCGTAAAATCTATTTTAAATTTTTTGTCATTTAATATCGTCCAATGACTTATACTATCTATGGTTTTTTTAATATCTTCTATTGGTAAGTGTGGGCTAAATGAATCATGGGACCATGAAGGACAATATGAGCAATCATAATTACATCGTTTCCCAATCATCCAACTGACTGTTAAAACTTTTGGATCTTTATTTTTGGCATGTTCTGGGCTTTCAAGAGAACTTATAGAAACAATATTATTAAGTTGAACTGACATACAAAATACTTAGTTTTTTAAAAAATAGAATTTTTATTCTTTTTAATTTTTTTCATCTGTGTATGTTATAAGATAGTCATCAGTTTTCAATTCTAAGGGAGAAACTTCTAGTGTAAATCCATCTCGATCAATTATTAAACTATGGTCTTCAGTAACAATTATTTCTTTTCCAGTTTCACTAGTCACTTTATATTTTTTCTTTTTTGTTTCATGCCTCATGACATAAGATATTTTACGCCATACCGCCTGATCATCGTGACTATTGTAACCCAAGACTTCATAAGAATCATAATCAGAAGTGGGGATAGCATATTCCTTATTTCCATCTTGAATTACTTTATATGAAATTTGATTAAATAATTTCTCTATAGGAATAGAGCTACCATCGGAAATTTTAATTAGTGTATCGCCAGTGACACTATCTCCGTATATTATTGCATCACCAATATGGTCATATTCTCCAGTAATACACTCATTGGTATAGGCATCCATATGCTTGGCAATTGATCTTCCTGTCAGTGTCGTAGATTGTCCAATACGCTTATCAAAAAATCTACATCCCGGGTTTAGAATGGCACCATAGAGAGAGTTAAGATTAATCTTCTTAACCAACTGTCGCTTATCCCAATATTCAGTATCAGCTTCTGTGTTGGCCTCACCTAATTTTTTCTGTAACTCTTTTCTTTCTGCATACCATCTCTGCAAAAGACCGGGTATAACGCCATCAAACTCATATGTAAAAATGGTTCCATTGGCACTTAATGCCCATGGTTTGTTTGAATCAAAAATTAACTTCCAAATTTCTGCAGCACTATATGTTTCTGATTCACCTGACTCCCAGTCAATAGTAATTTCGGTTCCTATTTCTTGATCCATAACTGCAGTATATTCTAAGGTAGCAAAAAGTCCCTCCCATGCAGCAGCAAATCCCATTCCTTTTTCCATGCGACTTTTTATTAATTGGTCAGTCATAATAGGACGAAGTTGACCTGCGATTGTTTCTGGACCCATGTTCAACGCCCGAATGACTGATGGGTACAGACTGTTAATATCAACAGAACCAATCCAATCATGCATTCCACGCTTCGGGTGTGCCACATATGCACCAGCGGCTTGCATTTCTTCAGTAGATAAATCTTTTTTACGGTTGGGAACTACTAGTCCCCTTTCATGTGCTTCGTTAATAATTGCCTGTTCTGTAACGGCAACAGCACCCATTGTAGTAGGTAGAAGAACAGTGTTTTCGTGTGCTAGTTTGTTTGCAAGATCTAAGAATCTTAACTTTTTGTCAATCTGTGCAAGGCCACGAACATCCTGTCTATTATATTCAATGAATGTTTCAAAGTTTTGATTATATAGTTGATCAAGAGTCCCTTCATATACAGTTTTGGAGCCAAGATCTTCGTAATCCAATATGGCATCAAGACTGTAACTATGCCTTTCTTCGTATGTGTATTTCCGATACAACTGCATATAGTCCATATGCACCCGACCAACAAGGTCAAATGTAACTTGTTCAGCACCGAACCTTTCAAACTCTCTTTGCTTTGGCAATTGATCCCATAGACATAGTTTTCGCGTATCATCTTTGCTTAGGACTTTTGTTATACGAAGGACAGTGTATGGAATATCATATCCCTCTGAGTTCCACCCAGAGAGAACATCGGCATCTTGAATAACTTCTAAAAACGCCTCAAGTAAATCTTCTTCACGCTCAAACATAAACGTGTCGTCAAACTTATCACCGATTTCTGTTGCAGTCTCCATACTCATATGCTTTGGTGGCATAGCAAACGTTACCAATCTGTCTAGCCAGTCTAGGTAAACGGTAATGGCAGTGATAGGCGTGAATGGATCGTCTGGACGCGAGTAACCCCGCTCGGGATCAAAATCAACCTCAATGTCAAAAAATGCAGTATGAAGAGTTGGTGCTTCAGCGTTTAAATAATTATCTGCTAAACACCGAAACACAGGGTTAATATCAGCCTCATACAACTGTTTTCCAGCGTGTGAGTTTTGCTCTCTTCTAAATTCTTTATTGCTTTTTGTGCTGAATCGGCTTACAGGAGTGCCGTAAATGCTACGGAACTTTCCTTTTGGGTCATCATAGTAAAACACATAAGAGGCTGGATATTCTGTATAATATCTTTCATTACCTTCTCTGCCGACTACGTGAATGCGATCTCGTTTACGATCAAATAAACAATCAATATAAGACATTCTTATCCTTTTGTCGCTTATGGCCGACTAATACCATGATTCATATTCGTAATGTGAGCGACCCAATATAATGCGTGTTAATTTAAAGAGTTTTGCCAGCAGTAGTTAGGATTGTTTCAACAAGTTCATGATCTTCTTGTTCTTGTGTGAAACTTGCTTTATGTGCAAGGCGAATGGCCTTCTTGAGAACAGACGGCTTAATATCAAGTTCTTCTGCAACTGCTTTAACAGTATCAGTAAGGCCAGAGTTAAGGGATTCAACTTCGTGCATGACTTGCATGCCTTCATTGATAATTTGAACAATCTTGGTTTTTTGCTCTTGGTCGAAGTGGTGTGACATATTTTTCCTCTTATCAGTAATATAATTGCAAGAGTATATAGTATTGTGTTAATAATGTCAATTGATTTTTTAGTGAATAAAGTGCTCACTTTGTAAAACAGGGTAGCAGTCTATTTTACTGGCAGCAGCCGCCTTTTCACAACCCAAACGGTCCTAAGGGTTGAAACTATGAATATCTTAAAAGCCAATATGTGTGTAACTGATCAAGTATGTTTTGCATTGCAGGATCTGTTTTTGCCAATTCAGAAATTTTTAGAAATGTTTCGTAATCTATTTTTTGTTCGTTTGTGGTGACAGATATTTTTTTGCGTAAACTACTTCCCGGTTCCCGACGATAAACAGTTCGCCCACCATCTGTACTTTCATAGATGTAACGGATTTTTTCTGATGTTGGAGTGCCAACCTGTGCCATAATAAATTAATCTGTTGCTTTACTGGTGGTCAAATAGACTTTTATTTTGGGTTCTGGCTTAGATTTTTCTTTTGCATTTTGTTTAATTTTGGTTGCCATTTTTTCTGCACGATTCATTGCAATAGGTGAAAAATCTGATTCACCGGGAATAACTTTCCACACTTTGCCATTTATTTCTATAGCAACATTTTTTGGTTTGCCACGCATTTGGGAAGCCTCGTTCATCCCACGCTGGGATTTAAGTTGGTCTAACTCTTGTTGAATGCGATCAATTGTTTGCTCAGCAGTTTCATTTTCTTGACTTAATCGTGATATGTCACGGCGATCCATTTTCTGACTTCTGTCAAAGTCATATAATAAGGCTTCAAGATCATTTTGAGCACCGGGATTTCTAACCCGCAATTGGCGAAGAATACGCTCCATACGATCAGATGTTGCTACACCAGTCGCTGGACTTTTTTCTTCGTCTTCAAAAAGGTCTTGTATATTCATACTTGTGTTCTTTGATTGTGGTATTTAGTTTTCTTTTTCTTCCAAATGTACTCTTTTTTGAAGACGAGTAAATTTTTTTGTATTCGTAATTTTGAGGACAAAATTTACATTGTGGAATGTGATTTTTTAAATTGCCAACAAACTCTGATAGTTGTTCATCTGTCATATCAATGTGTCCCACTGGGGCTGTATAAATTAATTCTCTATCTTTTTCTGACAAATCTAAATTAAATTGTTTATCAAATTCACTAAAAATTACTGAGGTTCCACACTTGTTTAGTTTTCCATTTATGAAGTGATGAGAATGTTTGGTGTGGCAAATTTCATGTGCTTTTACTGGATCGCTGTCATGTAGTGTAAAACTATTTGTTTCCGGCTTAATTTTTAATGCTCCTTGATGAAAAAAATCTTCTAAGCAAATTTTTACTTTGACGTGGTTTTTATCAATTATTAAATATTCAGTCTGGTGATGCTTTTCTTCATCTACATTAAAATCATATCGCTCTGTTGCTTCTTTTTTAAATCTTTCTTCAAGATTGTTCCATTCATTCATTGATGTGATTTTTGATACCCATTCTTTACTTGGCTTTATTTGTTGGTAACGATCATTAATGCTTTTCCAAAAATAAAATGTTTTTACTAAAAACTCTAATTCATGATGAAACATTTTATTTAATTCAGGCAATCCAGAGCAAATATCATTTGTATGAGTTAATTTTGGGAGAAAATCATATGCGGGTGTTTGAAAGATTTTAACTGGATGATGCAAAAATGAAAGAACTGTTTCTAATATGTGATCACGACGATCTACATTATGCAGTCCAATGCTAACATTTGTTTTGTTTTCTAATAAAGTTTTATACAGTTCTTGGTTAAATTTTTTTTCATAGCTTCCATTAGTCACCAGCGTTGCATTATTAGTTTCTCCCCATAGATGTCTAATTCCCGAAATCCATTCAAGTAGGTCTGGGTTGCTCATTGGCTCACCACCTAAAATATAATAATCATTAAATTTTAGTCTTTTTGACCACTTTTCGTAAATGTCTTTATAATCACTCCATCGTTGATGACCAGTAAATGCATAATTGTTGAACCTATTACAGCCTTCACAATTAAAATTACAGGTATGCGTTATATAAAACTCTACATAGTCAATGAATTCTCTATTATCAGACATTTATGACATTTACATGTTGTTTGTAGATTTGCGAGAAACATATGCCTCACAAGCCTTTGCCGCCTCGTCTAATTCAGAAAACGTGCTTTTGGCTGGTTTTCCTTTAATAGAAATACGAAAACCATCATCTTCATTGCCATGAATCTTAATTTCCTGACCATCATCTGTAGTGTAAGTTTTAACAGATGGTCCGATGCTGCCGGGGTCTGTTCTTGATACTTCGGCACTTTTTAGCTCAGCATCTTTATTAATAGTACTTGCCAAACTGTCAAGATAATCGCCTAACTGCATGGGTTGATCAGAAACAACATCTTCTTGCGTCTGCATATTTTCAGATCTTTCTAAATTTTTCTCAATGCTGCTAACCCATCCTGAAACATCAGAGGAACCGATTTCATCCAAATCATTCATCATTTCTGCTATGGAATCAACTTCACTCATTACTGCTTCTGGTCCATACTTACTTAAAAGATCAACATGTTTCATGGCTATTCTGCGTATGATTGCATTTTTAACTGCTTCGGTTGTATCATTGCTACTATCGTGTTCGCTTTCGCCACCAACAAAGTACCCTTTAGTAGGATGGTCTTTCTCTGGCTCACCAATTACTGGAGAAATGTTTTCAGGCTCAAAATCGCCCGGCAGTTGGTTTGCCTCCGGTACTTGTCTTGCCTCTTGGGTTGCCCTACCTTCAGTAAGTGTATCAAAACGATTCAAGATATTAGTAATATCTTTTGTACCATCTTCGCTCATAGATTTATTATTATCTACTTTTTTGCCATTAGAAATATCATCTAGGGCATTAATTGCATTATAAATTGGATCAGTCATAGTATTATTTATGTTATATTTTAAAAAGTTCTTGTGAATTCCTTATCACTTATTAATATAACTTTAACTTTCCCTAACATTCGACTCGCCAAGCCAAATTCTTTTCTATATGGACTTCGTATATATTTGCAAAATTCATTTTTTCTTTACTTTATATTGCCTATAATTCCTGAAACAGTTTTCGGAGAGTTTTTTTATTTTTATTATTTTCGTTTAAAAATGTTTCTCTGTTATGAATTAGTTTTTTTCTAACAGATCTTAATTTATGATCTTTTTCTTTTGGTAATAAATTTGAAAACTGACGCATGTTTTCTAAAATTATTTCAATTCTCTTTTCTACATCTGTTTCATAATCATAATCTTCATCAAATAATTCTGGGAATGTATAATATCCTTGTTTTCTCAAATACTCTAACAATCTAGGGCACCCTAGAACCATAAAAGGATGAAGATTTACGATTGGCTTAAATGTTTTTTCAGTTACAAAAATACCGTCTTGCACACAAGTTTCAGTAACCATACTATAATAGCTATTACAGTAAAGATTTTTGTCTTTTTTTCTATCATCTTCAATTAAAGTATCTGTAGATACATCCAAAACACATGGTTCCCAATTTTTAAAATAAGTCTCAAGATAATGAGATTTTTCTGGATTGTTTTTGATATAATCATGTGCTTCATCAAAATAATTTTTATTAAAATTACGTTCTAAAGCACTAATATATCCTATTTTATCTAATTTGTTTCTTTTCAATTCCGAGTGAAAAAGAATTCTGGGTGGTCGCATACTACCATTGAAACAAAGATAATCTTTGTGTTTAATTTTAAAAATGTCTTCAATTTTTATTTCTTCTTCACATTTATCTGAGTGTGTTCGTATTTTGTAATCATCTGCATAACTGTACTGCCAATAATCAATACCTATCGTTTTATCCCAAAAATTTTTAGATTTTGATTGGTTGTATAAAGATTCAATTTCTAAGTTGCCGAAAATTAATATTTTATTGGCATTTTCTAAATCATTATTTCTAAATGACAATTCCAAATTGTCTGACCAATCATTCAACATTAAATCAAATCCTTCATAAGGAAAAAATATTAATATATCAATTTTTTTATCTCGTAAGAGAACTTTGGTTTGTTCTGGTATGACATCAAATAATGATCTTAATCCGTCTTTACCGCCTTTTGGCAAAAAATTTTCTACGGGATATATATTTTTCTCTCCTTCAACTGGAAAATCAACTCCTATTTGATTAATAGAGTATGGTATATCTAATGCTTTTAACTCTCTATGAATTTCACTGTTAGGGAGATTCATAACAGAATGATCAGAAAGATTTTTGATTATATTATCGGAATTATGAACTTCGTTATCAAAAAATAAATTAATCATATTATAGCGATATTTTTTCAACTCTAGTTCGAGTATTTCTTGTAATAGGATCACCATAAAAATCAGGAAGTGCTCTAGTAAGGAATGGAGAGATGCTTATTCTTGTTAAAAATTCCCAGTCTGTGATATTATAACTTGATAATTCTCTAGCAAAATGTGTACATACTCCATAATGAAATCCTGTATAATTAAGATGGTTTATCTTTTCTTCTTTTAAATACTTTTCAAGGTCATCTTTATTGGTTGTAATGAAATCAAAATTAACATCTAGATAAGGATGGGTATGTTTCAAATAATTTATTTCAATTATTTTAGAACCCTTGCTTTGTAAGTCTTTTAACCTGCTATTAAGATAAAGCACAAAATAATTATTAGTTTTTTCTTCGTCAAAATAAGCATAAGATGCTTTAGGATCGCAAACGTCCATCACAACAATAGCGAGTTTTTGATAATCAATATCCATGTGTACGTGCGTTATTCAGTACTCTTTTTATTGCAGCAACATGGCTTTGGATATAATCGTGCTCGCTTTCAAGGTTCATCATCTTAGCCATTGCCATTATTTGTTCTGCTAAATTTTCAGCCATCATCACATCTTCTTGAGTGGCTGATTTCATTTCTTTAACGGTGTGTTTTTCCAGATAAAAAAGAACATCTTGCATTTTTGCTGTTCTTCTTGCTAAATCCATATCATCTACACGATCTTCAATGTCATTATATAGTTTAGTTGCACTGGGACACATATCATAATGGCGTGTTTGATAGTCATCTACAACAATTTCGCCTGAATCTGAAGTTTCATCATTCTGCGAATCATCGTTTTCGCATATTATGTTTAATTTTTCGTCTAAATTTCTGAAAAAATCACTACTCATCGTTGTCGTTCCTATGACTTGTTTTTAACATTTTTGGCTTTGCCTTCACGATCTGGATTGGGGTCTTTTCTTCTTTTTCTTTTAACCGCTCTTGCAATACCGGCTTTGCCATCTTTTTTACCATCATCGTTGGCATCAGAATTTCTCAAACTTGCGGCTTTGCTTTTACTTAAACATTTGGGTTTGGCTCTACCATCGGTTTCACCACATTTGCCGATACGCTCACCTTTGCTATTATAAGCATCCCAGCCGCCACCACCGGCACCACCTTTTTTACCATCACCAAACCATTTTTTTAGATCTTCTGTTAGTTCATCCATAGATATTAATTCGTTATCATATTTAAAGTAGAGAATTTCACCAAACTCATCAATATCATCATAAAAATCTGCTTGTAAATAATATTTACCGGGTTCACCGTGCGTTGTATTGTTATCTAAGACATCCATGCCAATACCGAACCTATCTGCTAAGTTAGATACTTTGTCCCAATCAAACTTTTTCTTAAAGTTTACTATAGCAATCGCACCTTCATCGTCTACCTCAATGCCTTCTTTTTTGACACAATTAGGAACACGCTTTCCATAATGGGTCTTCATACCTTTTTTTTCATAGCCTTTCTGGCAGCGAGTACCTTCAGTGATTTCTATGCCCTTCTCATCTTTTGCAATGTCAATAAGACGTAACTTTGTTAAAATGTCTTTATTTTCTTGTTTTAATTCGTCTGAGAGGCCGTGCTTTTGGGGATCAAAATCTAAAGAAACGCCTCTTTTTTTCTGGGCTATGTCTGCTATCTCTTTTCTTCGGGACAAGAGTTCTTTTTCAAGATTAAGCAATTCTTTTTCATCCATACTTCTGTATGGTGCCAATTCGGCGTCTCTTTGTTGCCCTCTTTTTTCTCTTTCTTCTTCGCCCTTTCTTAAGCCAGCACTGTATCCTTTGACATACTCACTGGCTTCGGGTCCATATTTGGCAGATGCTCTGGGATCTCGCTGTCCTCGCATCCCGTCCGAGACACCTGCACTATATGCACTTTCAAAAAGTTCGTTAATTTTCACGTTAGTCGTCCTTGTTGCCCCAATTCTCAGCACCAACTTTTCTGCATTGTACTAACGCACCCGATGCATAAGCACTTGGCCAAACTTTGTAGCGTGATTTTACTTTGTGATAGCAAGCGTCTTTTTCACCAGCAGCCTCATCAAACTCTTCTTCTGTTAGAAGTGCGTCTTCATATAAAACTTGACCACTCTCGGTTATGTTTTCGCCCTCTGTGAGATTGTCTAATTTATCCATTAAATTTTTAATGTCATTGCTACTCATAATTTTTCCTTAAGTTCTATTCTCTTTGAGCATACTCTGAATCATCCAGCGATATTTCATCATGACGTGAATGCGTTCAGATACAAACCCTGACGATGGATCAGAATTTTCTTGTTCGGGTGCAAATGCAACTATTTCGTTAGCCAACTCTAACAGAATATCAATATCATTTTTTATTTCTGAGAGCATTATTCTGGCTCGTGGTATTTTTGTCTGACCATTAATGCGACTTAACTCTAAAAATCTCTCAAAACTTCCCGGAGCATATCCTCCTAACATTCTGATATGTTCTGCAGTCTGGTCAACGGCATTATTAAAGATATCTTCATAAAGTTCCTGAAAAAAATCATGTAATTGTTTGAATTCAGGTCCTTCTACATTCCAGTGAAAAAAGTGACACTTTGCCATAAAAGCATATTGTGAAGACAGAAATTGTTTTAGTTTATCTATGTACATTTTTGCTGCAATTTGCGTATGGGGTATTTATGATAAAACTACACATTTTAATTGTAGTTCTTATCTTATTTCAAACTCGCGGTCACCAATTCGTTTAGCCTTTCCTTTTTCAATTTGAAGATTATTTGCCTCAAATTTCAATAATTTTTCTGTTAGTGGCTCAACGGTTATTGTATATTTTCCGGGGGGAGCATGTAATTGAACTACTTCTTGTAAATATTTTTCTTTATTCCAACGAAATGTTCTGTCTGCAAACAACTCATCATTGACATACAAACGATATTCAGGGGCTTCGCTCAACCACTCGCAATAAATATCAATTGTTACTGTTACGAATTTTTTATTATCTACCTCAGTCATATTAAATACTACCAATATCAAATATTTATAGGGATTAACATGAAGTATTTTGAAAATGTACTCTCCAACGAAGATTTAATTCAACTCAATGAATACGAAATTGTCCATGATGACAGAACAGATGCACGTCCTGATGTTGTTAGCAAACATCCACGATGGGACACTGACGAGTGGCCACAACACATAGTCAAAAAAGCATTAGATAGTTGTTTAGACTATGAGTATGAAGTGGAAGAGGTTATTTTCAATAGAAGCAAAATTAGTTTTCGCTTACATGCTGATTCCGGAAAAGACGAGAGAGCACGGCGAGGACATGCAGTCTTAATTCCTCTATACACTGATGGCCCATCACATACGGTCTTCTTTGACAACTATTGGTATGGAGATAGTACAAAATTCAGCAAAGAAGAAATACTCCCATTTGAGTATCGCCTTCCTAACAAAGATGGTGAGTGGCAATATGTACCAGATATAAGAGAACTTCTTAACACTTGTGTTAATAATCCCGATAGCGTTGTTGATTTTGATGTTGATGCAGATTTTATTAAAGAATTAGAAAATCTTGTTGAGGCAAGGTCTAATCAAAAACTTAGCAAAGTAGATGGCAGAACATACGACTACAGTGATGTAGAAAATTATGATCCAGAGGCCACTTTTGATCCAGAACTACACGAAAAGTATCTTTCACATATAGGAATAGAAAGCCTTCATGGTCTTACTATTGAAAGTGCAGCACAATGGAACCCGGGTGATTGTATTCGTTTTAGTCGCCGCCAACTACACGCAGCCGGGAGCGGCCACTCTGAGAAGGTTGGTGTGACTGTATTTGTTCAGCCGGTTGAATAGAACACCGCCAGTAACGATTCTTTCTCTGGAAATGATATGCTACACGGACAAACTCTGATTCGCTCTGTATAGTATTACAATCTAAATGTGATATTTCTATATTATCAGCATCAACTTCAAATAATGTCTGGCACAAATCAGGCTCAATCTCTATAGTAAATGGATATGTTTCACGCCAATCGGCACATATTCTACTATTAATTTCATAGACTTTATCAGGAACCTCTGCAAAGTTATCAACAATTTGTTTCATTTCTTCAAGTAACTGTTGCCTATTTCTATGAAAATTAACACTGGTTGCACTTTTATACTCCCAGAATATGTTGTCAATCTTCCGCCCCCACAATTCTTTGTGTTCAAACACATCTCTGATTGATTGGTCAGTCTCAATATGCTCTTTATAAATTAGTGTGTCTGGGTATTCAAGTAAACTTTCAATAAACATTTTGATGAACTGTGTATGACTTATATCGTGCTTTTTGTTTATGTAATCCATCAGTACATGTCCCCAGCCATAGTAGTATAGCGTTATCAACCAGTGAGCATGCAAATGTCCTGAAAGCATCTCTTCGTAATCAGCAGTATTTGTTCCCCATACTGCATCAACATATTCGGGAACACGACCATTGTCTTCGTCATTCAACCAAAAAGTATCCAGCGGAACTGTTTCATATTTCAAACCATTCATCCTGATATAGTTACTTTGTCCCATCAATGCGTTTGGCGTTAGGACAAGTGGATGCACCATTAAGAAATCTTTCTGGCCCATATCAATTAACTTTTGCATACCCTCTAAAAGACTATTAACAGTTTCGTTGGGCATAGGCCATATCATTTCGGAGTATGTGGGAATGTCGTTTTGGCGATAAAACTCCATTGCACCTTCTATGACATTTTCTTTTAGATTAAATCTTTTTGTAGCATCTAAAGTTGGCTTATTCATGCTCTGAACAGCAAATGTTATGCCTTTAAACAAATTGGTACCTGCTTCTTTATCAGCAATAGCCATTTGTTTTATGCGTTCTGTGTTGTTCTTTGCCCATGTAACATCCCAAAATTTTGGATATCCGTTTTTAACTTTTTTGTCAATAACATATTTTGTTATGTCAAGGTCACGCTCCCATATGCCCCAATTAGAATCGCAAACACTGACATACTCAATTTGTCTATCACTCATCCAATCTATTTCTTCATGCACGCGGTCTATATCAAATGAAATTGTTTTATTCCAATACTTGTCACCAATATCACAAAAACCACATTGATACGGACATCCTCGCATTGTTTCATAGGTCACCTGCCACATAATGTCAGGGTCGTCATAGCGAGACATTATCCAGTCATAAAATCCAGAAAGGATAGGGCTTGGCAATTCATTCAAGTCTTTGGTTCTGACAGGCTGGTTAGTAATCAATCCGGGAATTGATATGCCGGGGATATGGTCAAATTCACCAGTGTCTAAGTTTTTGACTACTTCGTTAAATCCAATCTCGTTTTCACCGAGTATAGCAACATCAAAGTAGTCGTGTGTGTATAGAAGATTTTCATCAGTCTTGCTTACTTGTGGTCCACCAATTATAATTTTACATTCTGGCCATCTTTCTTTTATTTTTTTCGCTAAACGACAATTGTACTCCCAGTTCCAAACATAACAACTCATTGCCATCATATCTGGCTCGTGTTGTATAGAATCTACATATTCATCTATATTGACTTTTTCTATTAGAACATCTTGTAATTGCCATTGATTGGCTATATGGGGGTCTTTTAAAGCATTAAGCCACTGATATGCAATCGCTAAGGGAAGAAATTTGTTTGGTCCGTATGAATCTACTACTTGGACAAGTATGGCATTTTTCATAGTTTAAATTACTTCACACCATCTACAAGGTTTTCATTCAAACCTAGTTTTTGTGGATACAATACTCCACTTTCAACACGCTCGCCGCCATCATAATATCGCAATTCTACAGGAAGGTATTCCCACCCTAATGCATCAGCAGCCATGATTCGGTGGTTTCCTTCATTCACCCAAGCCTCACCATTCCATGCAACTTGTACAAACGGGGCATATTCCCTACCAAAAGCCGTTAGGGGCAATTTTCCAGTGTCTTTCATGACCTGCATAATTTTTTCTAAATCTTCTCGGCGAACATTTTTTTGTTCTCCTCGCATACCCGGCAATCGTTTTAGTAAATCAACAGGCAGTTTTACTGTGCCTGGGAAATATGCAGTTATTGTTCCTGTATAAGGAGCACCAAAATTGTCTCTGCCTTCCTCTTTTGCCTTGCGAATTTTCTTGTTTAACCATTCATCATTTGGTACATCTACTCGCAAATTTTCTTTAAGGTTTGACTTTCTTTTATTTTTCTTTTTGCCCAGCAGAGGTGGAACTCCTGCAGAATCTGTTGTTAAGCCTAATTTTGCTGCTTGGCGTTGTATCTCACCCGGCTTTATATCAACAGTTAATCCATGACTGAACCGAGGGTCGCTTGCTTCTTTGTTATTCTTAGGAATATACCCAGATGCTTCGGTTAGATTATCTGAAAATGCATTGGGATTGACATCAACATAGTCTCGCATAATTTGCCCAGCGGTTGCGTTTGCATCATTTTCCCAACGACTGCCTGTTTCACCTGCCCCGGGCGGTAAAGATTGTTGTTCGTTCTGTGCATAATGTACCAACTCGTGTGCTATTGTTCTCATAGCATCAACAGGGTGTCTGCCACCTATGCTTACCGTTATCTGGCCATCACGAGAATTAAATTGTCCAAATGTCCCTTTATCCGCAGACCACTTTGCATCATGAACCGTATCAATTTTTGGGGTATTGTCCAAGTTCAACCATCTAATGCAAAAGTCAATAAAGTCTCTTATATTCTCTTCAACGTGCTTTTTATTGGCTTCTTCTTGAATGCTTAGTTTTCTGTCTTTAGCATCATTTCGTGCGTCTTTTAGTTTTTCTAACCAACCAGTATTTCGTAGGATTTTGAATGACAAATTTTCAGGGCCAAACTCTCCAGTTTTTGACAATCCTGAACGCCGCATCTCACCAATCTTTTTTGCAATGCGATTCATGTGTTCTAAGTCACCAGAATCAATTGCTGTTTTAATTCTGTTTTTAACATCCTCAAACTTACTGGATACTGACATATCATCAATTTCTATTTGGCGGCGGGTTGGAACAGATACCCACTCATCATTTAAAATAGAATATATTCCTTGACTAATATGCTCTTGGTCTGCGTCTTGTACATAAACCTCTACCTCATGAGAACCTATTTTATAATCATGTAAATCATTATACTGATATTTTTTTGCATCAAATAACTCTCGGTATATTTCTGATTTTTTAGACTTTGACATATCAGCAACTAAGTGTAAATCAATATCAGAGTTTTCTGTATATGTGTATGCCGCATTTGAACCAGAGATAGTAATGTCATCAAGTTCATAACCATTTACACCAAGAAATTCTTGAAAATCTTCTGCTATTTGTAGTAATGTATCACGAACTTTGGGGCGAAGCGTTTCGTTCTTTTCCCATAATGCTGGATTGAGTTCTTGATTGAATTTGACAACATCACCAAGATGATATTCTTTGAGGCTTTTTAACTTCATAATTTGAAGGTATTTATTAAAAAAGCCCACGCTGAATGGGCTTTTCTTTTAATGATGAATAATTTATAGTTAATCGTAAGTTATTTTGTCGTTGATTTTTTCTTTGTTGTGGTTTTCTTTTTGCTGCTATTAGCCTTGGGCGTTTCTGTTTTTTCTGTGCTGTCATCCACATCACTGGACTCACTAGATGCTACTATTTCTGGGTTAGCGACAACCTTTTCCTGTGCTTCTGACAGAATTTGTTGTTTATAACCGTTGTATAATTCATTTTGGGCATTCTGATCAAATACATATGAACCCGTATGTCTCAACATAACTCTTTTATCAACCCAGATTTTGCCACCTAAATCTCTCCAGTTTTCACAGAATGTCCAGTCTTCAGAATAATATCTGTTGTCCCGGACAGCAGTATCAAAATATGTTCTCATATGCTTATCAAGTTCTGGATCAAGACCAATATCAGACTTAAAGGGCTTGACGGCAGGGTGTGCTTTCATTTCTTCAAATACATGACGCTTGATTAGCATAAAACCAGTTCCGGTTTTGGATACTTCTTGTAATCCATCTTCGCCTTGTTCGGCACCATCAAAGCCATTAACAACCCATTTGATAGGCATAGTCTTCATCGGATAAAGCCCACCAATTACATCAACATCTCTGTCAAGCATTGCCAATACATGCCAAGGTTCCCAGCCAATATCAGAGTCTATAAACATTAAGTGAGTGCTTTCTGTATTGTTCAAAAACTTTGCAGTAAGTGTATTACGACCACGACTAATAAGACTCTCATTGGTCATTGTCTCAATTGCCCACTCAATTCCCAATTGTTTTGCAGTATTGCTCCACTTAATAAAACTCATAAAAGTTTGTTCAGTGAGCATTCCTCCATAACAAGGCAGACAAAAATGAACACGAGAGTTTTTTAATCGTTCAGTATTAACTTGAATTTGATATTGCTGTTGTTCAGCCATCTATTTCCTCTTTTGTTTTGACTATTTAAACCCGGGTGGGAATCACAAATATTTTATTCGGCGGGTTTTCCAGTGTTATGAAGAACTGTATCTGCTCTTTTCAAAACAAAAACTGAATCATTTGGTTTATCTATAACTTGATCCACATACCCATATTTGTTTGCAAATCTGTCAATCATTCTTTTATAAAGATTTGCTCTATTTGTCGCTTGCCCGAATTCTTCTTTTACTGCAGTGAAGACCAGTGTTGCTGGGTTACGCTCTTCTACAAATTGTTTGATAGCAGAGAATACAGTTGAGAATATAGAGATTTCATCACCTGATTTATCCCCTCTGGCATCTTGTCTGCCGCCAACTCTAAACTCTATTCTCCAAAGATTGTCTGCAAATTCTAATTCTTTCATAAAAACAACAATTTGTTCGCCAGAAACAAAGCCATCATACCTAACAAAACTTTCTTCGTCGTTTGTTTTTTCAATTTCTGCTGGCTTGTCAAATATTTCTTGAATTACTTCAGAATCACTTGATTTCTCGCTAATGTAATCAGGGTAAGATCCTGATTCATCCTCTGAGAATTTTGTTGTTTTTCTTAACTCACTAACGATGGCATTCATTTTATCCCAATCAGAAAAAAATTCTCCAAGATTTTCTGTATTACCATTTTTGAATTCAGTTACTGCATCCTTTAACACAGGCTTGAGTGCTTCCATGACAGAACTTTTGTTTTGTTTCTTTTTTTTAATTTTAAAACTATGGGTTAAGTTTTCTGATATATTCTTCCAATAAAAATGGTGTATATCTTGATCTTCATCATATTTTACAACTAAATCTTTAATTTCAAATTCATCGCCGTATTCATCCACTAAACGAGCAAATTCATTCACATCTCCAAATATTTCATCAATACATTCATCTTCTGTGCAATTACCAATATACTCTAAATTATCATTAGGAAAATGTTCTACATCTTCATTTTGTTTTTTCTTTTTGCCCTGACAATGTGCTCGTTGTGAAAATCCTTTGGGATTAGAGCAATCAATACTATCTTTGTATTTTTTACTCCACTTCTCTGACAATTGTTCTGAACCAAGGACTTGATCAAATAACTGTATGACTTTCTTCTCTAAGCGATCATCTCTTGTAGTAACTGGGTACAGTGTCTGAATTAATTCGGATTTTTGTTCGTCACTGTATTCTGGCCACTTATTCCGAATCTCTGTACTGGATGTCATATCCGCCGATCCAAATGTTATAGTAGGCAGATATGCCATATAGCCGTGTGTGCTTAGTGGTTGTAACTCACTTTTTTTTAGACCGTGTATTGATTGTAGATACGACGGTTCGCCATCTTTTTTTGTTTGGTCAGGCTGTGGGCTTGTATCCCGATCTTTTTCACTACGCACATAGATTAGTGCAGTGTTTTGTGGATCGTAATGCTTTGTGATTTCTTGTGGCCTGAACGGAGATTTAACTTCAACAAATCTCTCTTTTGGAATACCTCCCAATTGTGCTAACTTTTTCTTTAATTCAAACGGAAACGGACGAGTTGATGTATCTGCAGTAGCAGCAATGTAAATATCAGCTTGTGGAAATGCTTTTAGTGCTGCATCGTAAAGACTTTTGTGGCCTTTATGAAATGGATGAAATCCACCGGGAATGATAACAAGCTGTTTCATGTATAATATTTATACTATCACAATATTATGGCTGGCAATGTATTATTCAAAATTTATATAATTCAAAATTGTTTTTTTGATTAACCAAGATTTCATTAATTATATTTCTCAATGCAGTTTCAGAGTTTTCAATGCTAAAATCTGGTTGAATTCCAAAAGTCTTGAAATTATTTTTTTCTCCAAAACATTTCATTGACAAATAGTTGAAATATTTAAACGAACTATAATCAGGATGATTTTCAGTTCCTACTTTATTATAATCTATATAACTGCTAACCATGCATCCGACAGTTGAATCTTTTGATAAGTTTTTTTCTAGGTTATGAATAGTAATATATGGAAGTTGACAACTAAGCCAAAGACTGTTGGACCAATCTTTAATTCTTTTCCAGTGAGTTAATTTTCTGTAGTTGTTAGTGGCAAAATCGTCTATAGAAAGGCTACTACTATTCTGATTGAAAAATAGAAAATGAATCGGGTCATCGATTAAACAAATATCATGTATTTTTTTAATATTCAAATCTTTCCATGAAATATTAATATTTTTTACATGTGAAGATGTATGTGGATTCTGTCCAATATTGGTAACATTAAAGTTGTTTTCAAGCAATACATCAATTATAGATTTTCCATTTTTGTTTCCGCAACCAAATACTAATGCATTTTTTCTCATAGAGATAGATCCCAGAACACATTTTTCCAATTAGACCCAGCTATGTTATCAATATGATTTAAATAATTGTTATAATTTTCAGATTTGTCGTTTTCTAACTCATTTAAGCAATTAGTAAATTGCCCTACCAAATTCAAATCATGTGAATATTTTTCTTTTGCCGCTAAAAGATTTTCTTTAGCCTTTTTTTTGCTTTCATCTGGTAAATTTCTACATCTCAAGTAAGTATGACCCATCTGACACTGATTAATTGTAAAATCTCTTACGCCTATATTGTCATGGAAAAAATCTATTATATCAGTAATAGAAGTTCCGTTCAAGACAAAAAATACTAAATTTATTCTTACTTTTACATTTTTTTGTGATTGCAAAAAATTTATGTTATCAACAAATTTATCCCATTTGGCCCCACGTCTTATGTACTCAAATTTTTTATCTATTGAATCTGCACTACACGTGAATAATACATTTGGGAACTTTAATATTTCTGATAAAATTTTATTATTTTTTTCCCACATCATATTAGAATTTACTCTAATAAGCAAGTCTGGACGTTTTTCCAATTTCTTTAGAAGATCTAAGTTATAATTAATATATGTGGGTTCGCCACCACTCAAATATACTTCTCTTAAATTATCTTGATTATTTTCAACCCAGTCAATTAATTTTGCAGCGGCTTCTGGTGGAGTATGTTGAACTGGAAGCCCTTGCTCTTTTGCTATAAGGCTACTTTGTCCAGCCCAGCAAGTAACACATTTTAAATTACATACACTGCTCCAGTGTAAATCTAATCCACCCAAAGTGAAAGAGTTTGTATCATCATAGTCTATATCATTTTTTTTAAAGAGATTGTTATACATTCCCCGCAAATGATTGTATTTTTTACTTTCTTGAAGATTTTCTAATTTTAAACAATTCTTACAATTTTTCGTCTTTTTGTCTTTAATGATGTATTCTTTGATTTTTTTTCTTTCTGCATTGCCGATAATTTCTTCCATAGAATTTGTTTTCAAATCACCTAGTTGGTAATTGCCGTTTGTACACGAGTATATTTCCCCTGTCATGTTAACATAGAGTAAATTCCATGGAACACTACAAAAATGATTTGTTTGTTTAAAAAGTTCAAACCTTCTTTTATATTTTTGTTTTAAAGTAGAAAACATAGGCATCAATCAATTAAACTGCATCTATTGTTTTAAAGATTCTCAAGCAACCACAAATAGATGGGTGTAGTGATATCAATCTTGATTGTTCCGTTGCAACCCATTGAACCATAAAAATTTTCAACCGTCAATTCACCGGTGCCATTAAAATCATGAGAATATTCTGCTTGAAACCAAAATAATTCTTCAATGTTTATTCCATCAACCTCAATATCAGAAAATACTAATTCGGAATCTTCCAAAATATTTCCATCATCATCTACAGTTGTGTGATCAATAGTTTTGCCTTTCATTATGAATTCTAATGTGTGAGAACCTTCTACTTCATCATCAATACTGATTTTTACTGGATGACCAGTGTTATCAATACTTTGATTAAATACCCCCTCAGAATCAAATTTTACTTCTAATTCAAGTGGTTTGTTGGTGGATTTTGCCGTGAATGTTATATCGGTAAGTTCAGTCATAATATTAGTAAGTTAAGTCAATAGAGAGGATTGACCCACCAGTAAAGCCAGATACTGTTGCCCGTAACCAGACAAAATTTCCTACTATAGTACTGCTTGTGTTATTTACAGGCGTGCTATCAGTTTCCCCAATAGTTCTTAAATCAACCCAATTGTCAGTTTCTGGATAATCTTCAAGAGTGCCTTGTATGATTACTTGTCCCGTGAAGTTGTCAAAAGAAGCAGATACAGTTTGCAGTGCTTTCCGACCGTGGTAATAACCGGCTGCTTTTTGTGGAACACCATTAAACTGATTAGACACGCCATCATAATTTTCAACAGCGGTACCATAAACAGTTTCTGATATCAACTTAAAATTATTGATACTCATTCTTGATCTTTTTCAATTTCAATTAAAACGCCTTGTTCAGTTAATTCACGAATAACAGCCTCAAGACTTTGAATATCTTCGCTACCAAGTAGTTCAGAGTTTTCGGGATCAGTATCCTTGATTAACTTGCTTATTTTAATTGTTAATTTCTGTTCTTGTATTTTAGCCATAGTATTATTTATCTACTATTATATCTACTGTCTTACGAATTGTGCCGGGGCGAATTAAATTCATCATACTAATTATTGATTTATTGTTGTGGTCTAAAAACATTTGATCCTCAATAATTGACGGTCTGGGATAGAATATTCTACTAAAAATCATAACCTGTTGTTGCTGAGTGTTATCTGACAACTTTTTATTATTAATCCATTTTTTTAATAATGGACTAGGCTTAAAATCTTCAGGCGGTTGTGTCTCTAAAAATGCTCTTATGTTACTTTCTAAAGTGTAATCAAAAGATTTTGTTTGCGACAAATAGCTTCTAAATTTAAAATCAGAATTTTTTAATACAATAGAATTAACAGGATGGTCAATGATTCTTTCAGTTAAATTTGAAAGGTGTAGATTGTTAATCTTTTTTAACTTATCAACTATTGAAATATCATTAAAATATAATCTTGCTATGAGCCAACCAGCGTGTACAAGGCGTGTATCTGGTTCTTCTGTAATAAAATCTAATATCTCGTGCAGTGTTTTTGTTTCAGTTACTGCAAAACTATCAAAAATAGTACTAATACCTCCTATAGGACGAATCCCTCCTGTGTAGGTACTTGTTTCCTCTGCATTTTTAATACATTTATTATTTTTTTCAATAATCCGGTCTATGGTTTCATGACTCCGGTGACGAAGCAATCCAATACCGGCAGTGCTTAGAGTGACACTGAACCGGTATTGGTTAAAGAAAAGACGATTAGTTGATTTCTGTTGTATCTTCATCATCTAACACAACATGACCAGACTCACTAATTCTAGGATTGGCAATATTTTCAATGTCAAATTTTACTTCATCATCAACAAGGTCAGCACGAACAATGCAATCAGAAAGATTATCAAATAATATACGGCGACCTAGCGGAACTGAAATCATTTCGTCAATTTTTCTAGACAATGGTCGTGCACCCATCTTAGGATCATAGCCATCTTCAGCAAGGCGATCTATTACCGCTTCTGATAAATTAAACTTAATATTTTTATCTTCAAGTGATGCTTTTAATTCATCAATAAATTTGACAACAATCTTCTTGATTGAAAGTGTATCAAGTTTGGCAAACTTACAGGTAGCATCAATGCGGTTTCTCAACTCTGGCTTAAAGAATTCTCGCATTGCCTTGTCTTCTTCGCCACTACGCTCTAGACTCTTGCCAAAGCCAATGTTGTTCTTCTCGTTTTCTGTTGAGCCAAGATTGGATGTCATAATAACAATGCAATTTCTAACATCAACTTGCTTTCCATTTGACCCAGTTATTTTCCCTTCATCAAGCATCTGTAAGAAAATGTTGGTAACATCAGGGTGTGCTTTTTCAACCTCATCAAAAAGTAATACCGAATAAGGATTTTTGCTTACATCAGAAATTAAACGACCACCGCCTAGATTACTATCTTCAAATCCAACATATCCCGGAGGTGCACCAATCAAGCCAGAAACAGTATGTTTTTCTTGGTACTCACTCATATCATATTTCATAAGTGGCATATCAAGATTTTCTGACAACAATCGTGCCAACTCTGTCTTGCCGGTTCCCGTTGGACCTAAGAAAACAAAACTTGCAATTGGACGTGTCGGAGAACCCAATCCAGCAAAATTCACATAAATTCTTTCTAGAACGGTATCAACTGCTTCATCTTGCCCGTATAGTTTTGTTTTAATTGTACTTTCAAGGTTTCTAATCTTCTCATTGTGTTTTTCTTGAAGATGATCAACCGGAATTCCTGCCGCCTTGGATAATTGATTTTCAATATCTTGTTGAGATACTTTATACGCTTTGTTGTCTTTAGCACGTTCTCTTGCACACGCACCATCAATTAAATCAATGCTCTTGTCAGGATTCTTACGATCATGAATATATCTTGCACTTAGACGAACTGCAGACTCAATTGCATCAGTTTCTATTTCAACATCATGGAAATATTCTAATCTTGGGCTTAATCCTACTAGTATCTTTTTAGTAGTCTCGTCACTTGGTTCATCTATTGATACGCGGTGGAACCGACGCATAAGTGCTCTGTCCTTTTCAAAACTCTCATAAAATTCCTCCCACGTTGTAGAAGCAATAACCTTAAAAGATCCGCGTGTAATAGCTGGCTTAAGCATATTTGCAAAGTCTAGACTACTAGAACTTCCTGCACCTGCTCCTTTCATTGTGTGTGCCTCGTCAATAAAAAGAATTGCAGTTTTTCTTGCTTCAAGAGCAGAAATAATATTCTTTAACTTTTCTTCAAATTCTCCACGATGCTTACAACCAGCAAGTAAGCTTCCTATCTCAAGACTCCACACAGTATGGTCTTTAAGGAATCTAGGCACTTCTTCGTCAATTATACGCTGTGCTAGTCCATCAACAATTGCGGTCTTTCCAACACCAGCATCACCTACCATTAGAACATTACTTTTAAACTTACGAGCCAGAACTTCAACCATTTCTTCAAGTTCTTCACTTCTGCCGATCATTGGTTCAATTTGGTCATTAGCAGCCATCTCAGTTAAGTTGGTGCAATGTTCAGCAAGGATTTCTTCTGCTTGTTCTTCATTAAGTTTGAAGTCTGCTTTACGATAATGTGTCTGCCAAAACTCAACAAATTCTTCTTTGGCAATTCCATATTTTAGTAGAAAGTATTGTGCATGACTGTTTGTTTCAGACATTATTGCTAGATAAAGATCACCAGTTGTGACCTTGCGACGCCCAGTAAAAAGAACTTGCGTCAGTGCCCGGTTAAAAACTCTTTCTAACGCATGGGTTTTGACAGGCTCAACCGTTTTTTGACTTGTTATTGTTATCCCAATTTGACTATCAACATATGCCTCAACCTCAGCATCCATTGCTGCAGAATCCACGCCAAATTTGTCAATGACATTTCTAAATGGTGTGTGTCTCATTAATGCCAGAAGCAAATGTTCAAGCAGCACATACTCATGACTTTTCTCTTTTGCGATTCGGGTAGCCTGTTCAATTATCTGTTCTATTTCTTGGTTATTTTGCATAATATCTCTACTTTGTTGTTTAAAATTGTATGATGTCGGCTGACATTTCGCGATTCTGGATAACTAAAAATATTTAGTTTTCTTTGCCTCGGTAATCTTCAATTGTTTGTTTTAAAGAATCAGGAATGTTTTTTGGAATATAAGCATTTATCCGAACAAACATATCACCTGTTTTTTCATTACGGTCTTTTAATCCGTGTTTATTAATTCTCATCATTGTGTTTGGTTGTGTCTCAGCAGGTATTGTGAGTTTTATCTGTGAATTAAGTATGGTTTCAACCGTAATTGATGTGCCTAATATTAAATCCCAAACATTAACTGATTTTTCGGTTAATAAATCGAGTCCGTGCCTCTCCCATTTTTTGTCTGGCATGATTTTAAAATTAACAATTAAATCTCTTTCGCCTTTGATTAATTTTGGGTATCTTACTGATGAACCATCATCTATTGCTGGGGGGATGTCAATTTCAACGTGCTCGTTATGTCTGCCATTATTTACAGAAAGTATTTTTCTATCAGCCCGTGCAACATCTTCTAAAGTTATCCAGAGTGACATTGTTACAGCGGATTGTCTTCTTGCGTTCCCACGTCTATGAACATGAACACCAAACATATCAAAAATGTCTTGTGGATCTATGTCGCTAAAATCACCAAAGTCACCATAATGAACGCCAGATTTTCTGGGATTATCATATTGCCGTCTTTTGTCTGGATCACCCAATATTGAATAGGCTTCTTGTATTTCTTGAAACTTTGCGGTATCACCACCGCGATCTGGGTGATATTTTCTGGCTAATTTTCTATAAGATGATTTAATTTCATCATCTGATGCTGAGCGACTTACACCGAGAACAGAATAATAATCTTTCACAAATGTAATTATATCAAACTAATCGGGGATAGTAAAGAATTAATTATTATTATCTTGAGTTTTTACAGCACCGTCTAATGCTTCCTGAGATTTTTCGTAATAACTTTCGTAGGCTGCAATTATTGTTTTTTGCTGTTGAATGTACGCTCTGATATCTGAGATATTCAAACCAAGGTTTTCATATCCTTTGTCTGTTAGCGAAAAAAACACCACTGGTCTTCCAGTTTCTTCAACTTCTGTAAATATTTCTTCTGCGTTTTCTGGAGTTATCAATTGCCATTCCACATCTCGAAGATTAATTTCATCTGCTTCAGGCAATTCAAGACCCGGTTTCTCTACTGGTTCCGTTGAAACATTAACTGAATCAGGTTTAGAGTCTAATAACGAGCATCCACTAATCAGAATTGCGAGACTCAAACAACCAAGGACACTCAGAATTTGCTTTTTCTGCTGTGTCTGCATTGCGTTCCTCCTCTGTTAGTTCTGCACCCGATAGTATTTCAAAACAGCGATTTGTATCATTAGTTGCACTATTAACGATATTACTTACTAATCCCGGTTTAGCGTTTCCTAATACACCTAAATCATGACGGCGAAGTTTCTCAGCAAGAACATTATTTTGTTTGCGAATATTTGCAAAATCTTCATTTACTTTGCGTAATTCTTCTCTGGACTGTTCATAATTTTCTTGCAGCGTATCGATAGTCTGTTCATTCATATCAACTGCATTTTCTAACTTCGCGTTATTTTCGGAAAGAATCTGTATTCTTTCTTGCGAATCTTGATAATACCAATAAAATCCAGCGGACATAGCGAGCATAACAGCCCCCAAAACCGCTGTGATCTTTAATCCCATATCAGTAATTTAATCCGTGTGAGTATTGTGTTTTACCATCAACCTTGGATGCGGTTAGACATTCTTTTCGGTTTGAACCATCTGCCTTGTATGAAACATGAACCCAGCCTGAGTTTGTATCTCCCGGAGTATAAAACTCAAGAATTAACTGATCAAAGTCAAGATTATCAGCAATCCACTCGCATACTTCCGCAGTGCTTGTTCCCATTACTTCTAAATCAACTGCTTCACCCTTAGAATGCTGTGATGTGGCAGAACCACCAATTGCTTCATTTAATTCAGTGGAACGATACCCAGAAGTGATGACAGTTGGACCAAAATGGTCTCTGATTGGCTGTGCAACATTCTCAAATAGTGCTTTTGCAGCCTCTAAATGTTCATCTCCCGGGGTGTTGTCGATACCTTTGCGTGATGCAGTTTGACTTTTTGTGTATTCACTTAGTGAAAAGTTTTCTGATAATTTCATTCTTTAATCCTTTTATATTATACCGGCTTGTTCTTGTATATCGGTTGTGGTTTGATTTTTTTCGTAAACAGATACAGGTGGGATGCCAGCAGCCTCTCTGACGCTATTTAAGCCTGTTTCAGTTCTTTCTCTATATTTTTTTGGGCTCAGGGGGACCATTTGCTCAATAGCCTCAACACTAAAGGGCATTTCTTGATCACCATATACCACTGTCCAATCTTTGGGTTCAAATTCAGTGAGAGTCTGTAAATCATCAAGAAGTTCTTCAACCCTTTCAGGCAAGCTTGTTCTTCTTTGCATTTCAACATAAACAACATAGCGATTGTGTTTTATTTCGCCCGGGCTTTTGTCGGCGTCCATTACAAAATCATAACCCGACTCAAACCAATTAATTAAATCTGCTGCGGCAGCTTGTGATTTTGTAAGAAAACTTAAGACGGAAATTTTATCATCATCACCCATTTTGCTGGCAAATTCATCAATGTGAATTTCTGGTTTAAGCATTTTTTCAAGGTCTTTATAGCCCAGTCCTTCGTTAAACTTCATCTTGTTCCTCTGTATCATTAACGCTGTCGTTGTATGCTTCTTGATCTAAATCTTCTTCGTAAGCAGAATCAAGTTCCTCCAAATCAATTGTTTGGTCGGCGAGTTCAATACTACCTGTTCTTATATCATTCATAAGTTCTCTTGGCATAGAAATTTCAACTAACCAAATTGTTTCATTTACTAACTTAGGCTTACGTGTTCCGGGTCTATAATCACTGGGTTGTTCAACTTTGACTGGAATTTCTATTGTTGTTTTTTTGTAGCTGACTTCACAATCAAACGGAATTAATCTTTTTCCAGCACGTGGGTCTGGCATTTTTTTCTCAGGCCACATAAAGATACAGGCGACACGGTATCTGCCTATTTCAGGACCCTTAACTAATTCGCCCAACTCCCAATTACGGAAAGCATATACATCTAAATCATCAAGGACGCGTTCAAAATCAAGAAGTGTTAATAAGGCACCTTGACTCATATATAGGTTACGATTGTTTTCGGCAATCCGCCAATAGTCTGTAGGGCCAGCAAAAATATCTGTACTCATAAAGGTATTTATCTATAGTTTTTAATATTAGATAAGAGTTTTCATCAGCGGGATATTTATCTATGGTCTTATAAAATTTATCAGACTACTATTATCTGGAAACTATCCTCTAAATACAATTGACCCCGGTCATTCTTATATAGGAGGAAACAACTTGGGTAAAGCAAAGCATTCCACACAACGCAAAACCAATTATAATGATTCACCAAATACAATAGATTTTAATCACAATCGCCGAAATCGCCCCCGACATATAGAACTCGTCCCCAAATCTCTAGGTCAAGAAAAACTTATCCTTGATTTAACTAATTCAGCACAATCAATAACAGTCGCAGTTGGTCCTGCTGGGACAGGCAAGACTTATCTGGCTATGTTAGCAGCCCTTAAAAACTTTAAAGAAGGTCGCTGTGAAAAAATAGTATTAACACGACCAGCAGTTGGCGTTGAGGGAGAACAACACGGATTTTTGCCCGGAGACCTTACCTCAAAAATGGAACCATGGACAAGACCATTGCTTGATGTTATGAAAGAATATTATTCTGCTAAAGAAGTCTTGCAGATGATTGAAAATGAAACAATAGAGATTGCACCATTAGCATATATGAGAGGCCGAACATTCAAAAACTCTTGGATTGTTGCTGACGAAATGCAGAATGCCACACCTGAGCAATGCAAGATGCTATTAACAAGAATTGGAGAACATTCAAGAATAGTAGTCACAGGAGATATTGAACAAGCTGATCGTTTTGGTGCAAAAAATGGATTGCTTGATCTTTGTTCAAGATTAGAAAGTCAAGAATGCAATGGGATAGGTGTAAATCGTCTTCAAGGAAGAGACATACAACGCCATCCCATTATAGATACTGTTCTTGATCTTTATTCAGAATAGTCAATAGAATATTGTTTTTCTAGATCATCTACTACATTCTGGTAATGTTTGTAGTAGTAATCTCGGACATGTTGCCAATCATGAGATCCTAATTTGCCATCCATACGGCATTTTAGGATTTCTTTTTTAGCAAAGTCTAAAACAACATTTGCTGTCTCTTTGTGACGACTACGGTATTTTGATTCAACTTCTACAGTTTCATCTACTTGACCGTTTGGTCTTTTTATATATGTTACAATAAGATATCTCATAAACTTGTTAATTCACATAAGGTTGCAGATAGATTTATTTCAGGGTCAGCGACGAGTGTATGATTTACTAACCCATCTCTAATAATAAGAATTGCTTGGTCTTGTTTTTCTTGATTACTGCCCCACAGGTCTAAATTATCATACATCCATCTAAAAATTTCATCCATTTCATCTGCACGAACACTACTGCATAGTAAATTTCTGGCCTCTAAAATCTTTCCCTCTTTAAAAAGATCAACAACTGCTAAGCGATAATCTTGGCTGCTTCCTTCATCGCCAGATGGTTTTGATAATTTATTATCTGTGGTATTCATTTGACATGTGTTTAGACATTTGCGTAAATCTGGGTATGTGGCCTTCACATATGTGTCTAATGTTTCAAGGTTAAAATCTACTCCTTCTTCCACAAGAACAGTAGCCACCCTTGCAGTAAATTCTGTCATATCAATACGATCAATATGAAATCCCTGACAACGACTATGCAATGCAGGAATAATCTTGTTAGGGTAGTTACATGTTAGTATAAATCGGGCTGATGCATGATATGTCTCCATAACACCACGCAGTGCCGCTTGTCCGTTTGGAGAAATATAGTCTGCTTCGTCCAATAAAATTACCTTGAAATCACCAAATGGCATTGTCTCAGCAAAAGAAGTAATTTTTTCCCTAATAGTATCAACAGAGTTTTCGCGGCTGGCATTAATTTCTAATATGTCAAACTCATCAACGCTTAACTCATTAACAAGAACTCTAGCCAGCGTGGTCTTACCAACACCGGGAGAACCAGAAAACAATAGATGTGGTATTGAATTAGAATCTACCCACTCTTTAACTTGCTTTTTTTGGTCTTCATCCCGAAAGACATAGTCATCTACTGTTTTGGGGCGATAAGATTCTACCCAAAGACTCTGCATTTATTCAACTCCGATATTATTAGTGAATGTTATTATACGCGGAATGTTTCATTATAAACAGGCTCTTCATCCGATACCATAAGAATATCTTTTGGGTCTACCCGACGAATAACCATTTCTTCGCCTGAACCATCTATAATTTCTACGCCACGAGTCCAGCGTCCATGATCAACGAGAACCCATTGACCAGCCTCTACATCCTCTTGTTCTGGCCCAACAACTCTGACATATCCCCAACGAGCACGAATTCCTTCATCTGTGCCGTTATCATTTAGGAGAACAATGCCTCCAGCAGTTTGGCGTTCGTCAAACTGCATATCACTGATAATGACCCAATCCTTGATTGCATATACATTACCTACATTAACAGCAAAATAAGTTGTTTGTGTTGTTTGAATCTCTTGTGCCATTAAATCTTTTTAACTCCCGGCTTTTGTTGTGATGCTTTTCTTGGTGGAACAACCTCTTCCTGCTTTACTTCTCTGGCACGAGCAATTGCTGCAGCAAGTCCCTGTGGTTCATCAGTTGGTTCTTCCTGATTTTCATTATGTATTGTTTCATCAACAGTATCAGCAGTTTTTTCGGTGGTTTTGGTATTGTTAGAATTTTCGGGTTCTTGTTGTTGATACAATTCAGCGTACTTTTTGGCCTCTTCAATACTGTCTGCCACGGGCTGGTCTACGACATTAGTCTGCTTTTTGTACTGTCGCCCTACACGGCGATTTCTGCTATCTACTGTTTTGTTATTATTGTCCAATCGGTCACCTCTAGCGTTAACATTCATATTACCTACTGCACGAACTTCTTCGTTTTTCAGTCTTAGTGTATCCATATCAATTGTGCGATTATTCGCAGAACGATAATTTTTATTTGCCATATTATTCTCCTAATATGTGTGTATTTAACGCAGAAATTCTTCTGGCTTTAAATCATAATACATACTGTCAATGCCATGAACGCCTAACTTATAAAGAACATAACTTGCAACACTTGATCCCCTCCCAATACCCCATATAATGTCATTTTCTTTCATAACATCAACAAGATATTTCAAATAACACAAGAGGTCAAAAAGTCCTTTTTTTTGAAATAATAAAAGTTCATGTCCGCATCGTTGTAATTCTGCTTGTGAATCACACAGTGACAGTACATGTTCTGCAATATCTAAATTGCGATACTCTTCCGGCATATGCCAGTTAGATTGACACGCTGCATCAAATTCTTCAACGCTTACATCTGGTTCTTTATACGGAACAAGATTTATAGGTTCTTCTGTAACAGATGAAATGTTGTCATAATCAACTGATTCATCAACTATGAGACCACCAAATTCACCAAGATTGTTGCCTTGCATTATTAAGTTGCAAAGGTCTTTATCATTAAAAATTAGGTGCCCATATTGGTCTTTATGCATATTTACTTGTCTGATTTATCAGGATTTTTACCAAAATCAACAAAAACTACTTCACCATTTTTGTTTGTAGATTGTTTTCTATTTGTTTTTGGTTGTTCAGTATCTTTGATATCACTGTCAAGATATGATTTATCCCAATCAAGTCCAAGAATTTCCCATTTTGGCAGAGTTTCAAAATATACTTCTTGTTGTTCTTCTGTTAGTTGCTCAGAGTCTCTGATACTAGCAACAGACTCGTGCCACCATCCTTCTTCTTCAAAAGGACCAATTAATTCATTTTCATTGTGAAGATATTCATATTCTCCACCAACATGACTCTTGATGGCAACATCAGTAACTTGAATTACGCCCTCCATTATTGCATTTAATTTGCAATAAAGCATCAAACCAATAATTTGATCACTTGGCTCTTCGGGCAGGACAACAACATCACACCCCATATTATCAATTTCAGGATATACGAAAATAGTATTTTCATCCACAAAAATTGCGTTGTCACAAACGGCTTGAATGAAATATACTGCTCTGTCTATTGCAATATTGTAGTGGTCTGGGTTTTCGCTTTTTGTTAAGAATTCAACCGATATTTCGTAACGGTTTGCTTGTAAATGGTCATTATAAAAAATGTTTGAAAAGATGGTAAAATTAGATTTAATTCTCACATTCATGATATATCAACGTTGTCTTGGTAACTGTCATCGTCTCCGCTTTCTTCTCGCAAACGCGTTTGGTATTTTGTTTCATATGACTCAATGGCCATTTTAATCTGGTTGCAAAGGTGTGCATTACCACTTGTCATAGCAATGCGGAGTCTGGTGTAAAGGTCGTTTATTTTTTCGGATAGTTCTTGGGTAGATAACTCGTCAAGGTTTCCGATGAACGGATGTTGCATTTATATCTCCTATATTGATTATTATATACAATATAGAATGTTTTGTCAATGAAAATTACGTAAAGGTAATGTCATTTTTTCCAACACAATACCAGTTAGAATTAATATATTGAAGAGTCACAGTTGAACCAACATTGGACAATGCTAAGTTGCCTCCCCAAATTGACCCATTAACAGTAACATTGGTATTTCCTACCGAGGAATTTCCATACACAATTGTTTTATTTTGTCCATCAACACCTTCATTTAGCGTTAGTTCCAAATCGTCAGATGTAGTAACAACGCTAACAGAAGAATTCAAACTTATATTACCATTTGATGATATTTCTTCAAATCCATAATAGTATATGGGTTTTCCAACATAAATGGGAACGGTTCCGCCTATTTTTGATGTGTCAAGTTCGCTGACTTCTTGTCCATACAAATAAAGTGGTGATGGAGTATTTTCTGTTATTAGTATTTCTACATATGCTCCATCGGTTCCTGCATCCCCGGAAACAACAACATTATCAGTATATGGGGATATTGTTCCACCATCATTTGGTTCAACAGTGGTGTCTGGCTCAGTTGAAAATCTTAAAGGAGCATCTTCGTTGCTTGGATCAGAGATATCAAACCGATACCGTCTATTTTGCTCAAAAGTCAAACTTAAAGTGTTTTCTGAAGAGTCTTTTATTGGTGTATCATTTATATAAAAAACTTCTTGGAGACCACTACCATCATCATCAACTGTGACATCAAGATTTGTTGCTGGATATATAAAATTGTCGGAAACATTTATCCATTCATCGTTTTCAAAACGTAGAAAGTCTCCAGTTGATGGGGATGTTGTATTGATATCTGTTAAATTATTTAATTCTATAGATCCATTTTCCCACTGAGAATTCCCAGAATTAAAAAGTAAAAAATCACTATCTTGTGGTTCTGTTAATTCTATATCTGTTATATTATCAATTGAGAGAGAAGAGTTTTCCCATTGAGAATTTCCAGAATTATAAACTAAAAACTCATTGTCTGTGAGATCTGAAATTTCTACGTCTGATAATGCACTTAAATTTCCAACTATATTCTCTATATCAGTATCAATGTCACTTCTAATAAGATCGCTAATAAAAACGCTTGAACCGTTGTCAATTGTAGTAAATTTAAATATATAGGTACCAGTTTCAGAGAATGTAATATTGTTATTACTTGTATCTAATCCTATAATATATTCTACTGAAGTTTCAGATGCTCCTGCTCCGATAGAAGACGGCAGTACAACAGTATGGTCGGTATCTGCAACCGTTATCTGAACTATAAATGAGCATAGCGTATCAACTGGAGACAAGTTTTCAAATTCCAGTGTTACATCATCATCTGTTGTAAAAGAAAAGTATGATCCAGCCGAAAAATCTATACTTTGTGTACCGGTTACCGTTCCTAAATTAACAACTGTTTCTCTCGTGCCGCGTAGTTCTGCGTTTTCAATGACAGCACCATCAAAATCATTATTCAGTTCGCCGTCAACCAATGCACTTTTCAATATGGCTTTTTGCTGTAAGTCAGAAATTTCATCAGCGGCTGCAGCGAGATTAGTCTTTATACTACTAAAATTGTCGCGGAACCCTTGACTATTATTGTCTTGTCCCGCAACTGGATAATTGCCATCTATATTGGAAGCGTTGATATTGCTTGTCATTGTTTTACCTTAAAATGTGTTTATCGTTCGTCAGTGACCAACCATTTAGAACAGAATGTCATTTTGCCTTCTCTTCTTTTTTCTAAAATTTTTGCGATCTCTGTTTTATATAATTCTTTCAACTTTGATTTATCATTACCAAGGCTGGCTTTATACATTTCTTTTAGAATTTTATTTTGTTTCATTTTATCACCCCAAAATTGTTTGATCTGGGAACAACAAATACTTATCCAGACGATCATCATCTATATACGAAACTTCATCTATACTACTGACTTCATTCCACGTCTGTGTTTCAGCATCCCAGAATTGTGTTCCTGCACCTTCTAATACATAACGCTCTACATCAAAATCAACTTTGTTGAGTTCGCGTCCAATAAATTCACGTATGCGATAAGCGAGTTTTTCTCCTTCACCCGGTTTTACATATGCTATAACCCACGCTGGGACAAAGCCCAGCGGACGACCATCTTCTTGTTTGCTCGTCATCCAGTCAGGCAACACAAAATCACGCAGTCCGATAGAATCAAATAGTTGATTACGCATATTTACAAGACTGTTTGGATACAGTGTATCTGTTTGGCTTCCATCACGTAATGTAACTGTATTTGGCCATTCAATTTCTTCTGGAATACTTTCTAAATCGCGGTTAAGAGCAAGATCATTTATCTCACTATAGATAACTTCATATTTCACTGTGCCATCATCATTTAATGCTCTTGCTGTTTTTATTGAACCTAACACAATACGTTTCCGAAAATGATTTTGGGACAATGCCGTGACATATTCATCTAATGTTTTTGGATTTAGCCCAAATGCGTGTTGATAGATTACAGAATCTGCAATACCAAAATTTGGGTCATTTCTGCGATAAACGGAATCAGGCGGAATAACATCACGGTTAAACAATAAACCATCAATCAAATCACGATCATTGCGTGGAGGAAGTGCTTTAATGTATATTGATTGCTGTGGAACCGCATCAGAATAATCTACTGTTACAGAAAAATCTCTAAGGGTAGATATAAATCCATCTTGTGTGAAAACTTCTACCGTAAATGCGTAATCTTTTAATAAAGATGAGTCAGGGTCAATCACTGAACCAACACCATTAAATATACCAGCAATCTCGCCAGTTGAAAGTAGTGTTGTTCCCGGTGGCAAACTTCCTTGATTTAGGCGATAAAACAGTGGTTCATCATAAGATGATTCTGCTACCGTTTCTAACTCACTTATCACACCAGAATTCACAGTACCCAAGTTTTCTGGCGATAGCCAAGTTATAAACTTCTCTATCTCACCAATAACTCTTAGTGTAAATGTGTTCGGTTCTGCATCAACCCATTCTTCTCCATTGAAAACTCTTGGTTTAACAAAGTATTTTTCAGACGATACAATTGTTGCACTATCTAATATAGGTCCATCATCAACTTTTCTGATTTTGAGTTCTTCGCCTTCTACAAACTCTACAGAAGATGTTTTTTGGACTACGAGCGTATTTGATTTTGGAGAACTGGTTACTACTCCTGTTGGTGTTTCTCCTGATACACTAACTCCATCCTGAGAAACATAATATCCACTTTGAACATTAACAACAATATCGTCATCAAGAACAATCTCATAAAAAATTGAATTTGCTTTTGTGACAGTCACATCAAATGAAAAATTACGCTCAACTGCACCTTGGCTAGGTAGATATCCGTACAACCAACCAGTTGATCCTTCAAATTCTAAGCCATCTGGTATAGTACCATCTAAAATAAATTCAATTGGATCACCATCAAAATCTAATGCATCAAATTTAAACGCATAATAGTTGTCTGCACGAACAGTTCCTAAGTCGGTTTCGGTTGTGGTCAAAACCGGCGGTCTTTCTGGAATAACATCGGCAGTTATGAATGTATTGTCACCAGTATTATTTGTATTATCTGATGTCATAGCATCAACTGCATATACAAATATTTCAAATGTTCTTATGTTTGATTGTTTCCCATCAGAAACCTCTAATGTAAATTCGTAATTTTTTGAAACACTGTTATTACTGAAATCAAAATCAAATTCATCAAATGCAGTAACGTCATATCCATCCCCTTCTGACGGACGGCGAAACGGCTCAATAAACCCTGAAATGTTACCATCCGAACTTAGTGTTAGGCCCGGTGGCAATTCTCCTGATAAAAGATCTACAGTTAGAGTTTCACCCGGATCAGTGTCTGTATAATCAACTGTAATATCAACTTTACTACCATCATAGAATGTGCCTATTCTGCCAGATGATGTTATAAATTCTGGTTCATCTTGTCCTTGAACCGTAAGGTTAAATGTTCTATCTGCTATATTTCCAGATTCATCGGTCGCTCTAACAACAAAAGTAGAAACAACATTTTTTGAAACTAAATCTGGAATTCCAGAAATTCTACCATCAGATCTAAGTGTCAATCCCGGAGGTAACTCTCCAGATATTATAGCATAAGATACTGAACTTTCTGACTCTGCTTCTAAAATTTTGCTATAGATAACACTTTCGGGAATTGTTCCCAAAGAACCAGAATTCGTTACCCAACTAAGTACTGCAGACATTATACCCTCCCGACTGCAATCTCAACTGTTCCGCTATTGCCTTCAAAATTTTCTAATGATTTACCTATTATGGTTCCGGGTTTGGGGTTTTCTTCTGCTCTGGCGTGTCCATCCCCATTTGAAACAAGAATTGATCCTTTTTTAATTTTTCCAGTAACCAAACAAGGTACTCGTCCTTGTAGTGCTACAGGGAGAGAAAAACTTTTGTTGTCAGATTCTAATGCTGTGTTCATAAGATATGCTGGATTTGTAGATATTACACCTGCTACTGCTGCATCTGAATCTATTTTGGATACTGTGACTTCACTTTCTCCACCAAAGGAGACCACAGTTCCCTGAGAATATTCACGATCAGAAAGATAGTTTTCGGCTAAGTCCGCATATTGAGCAGTTGTAGATGTTCCAGCGAAAATTGACGCACTAAGTGTTGAAGTTGATGGATTGTAAATAAAACCCGGGCTATCAACAAATAAAGTATCTACATCTCCAGATGAACCAATCAAGAATGGCACAAAGAAGTTTGCAAATGCTGATGTGTCTTCAATCGGAACCTCACTCCCGGGCCCTGTGGCACCTTGGGGTCCGGTTGCACCTTGCGGTCCTTCTATACCAGTTGCACCTGTAGCACCTACTGGACCGTCCGAACCTGACAAACCCTCTGGGCCAGTAGCACCTGTTGGGCCCTCGGGTCCTGTCGCACCAGTTTCGCCCTCTGGGCCAATGGAGCCTTGCGGGCCCTCGATACCAGTTGCACCTGTGGCACCAGTAGCACCTTCAGCAGCAAACTCGCCCGGGATCCCTGTGGCACCGGTTGGACCGGTGGAGCCTGTGGCACCAGTAGCACCGCCGGGGTCGCCTTGTGGGCCTTCTGGGCCAGTGGCACCAGTGGCACCAACCCCTGTGGCACCTGTTGGCCCCACTTCTCCCTCGGGTCCTGTAGCACCTGTGGCACCGCCGGGGTCACCCTGAGGCCCCGTCGCACCAGTTAGCCCGATAGGTCCAGTCGCACCCGTGGCACCAAGACCTGTGGCACCCGTGGCACCGGTAGCACCGCCGGGGTCACCCTGAGGCCCTGTCGCACCGATTGTTCCCGGGTCGCCTGTTGCACCCATTACCCCTGTCGCACCCGTTGGACCAGTTGCACCAGTAGCACCTGCACCAGTTGCACCTTGTGGTCCAGTTGCACCCTGTGGTCCTGTTAAGCCAGTGGCACCAAGTCCTGTGGAGCCTTGGGCACCTGTGGCACCTTGTGCTCCGGTTGCACCGGTTAGACCTGTTGCCCCCGTTTGTCCTTGTGGGCCTGTTGCACCCGGGACACCTGCAGCACCAGATAAATTAACCGTCCACTCAGAATAAGTTCCAGAGCCATTTGCTATATCAATTTCAGCCGTCATTGATCCTGTTGCTTCATCATAACTTGAAACAACACCAGTCATATCATTGCTCAAATCATGAACTATTATGACTGGTTGCCCTGAAGACCACGCTAAATCTGTATCTACTGTTAATGTTTTTGATCCAGTGCCAATAGTCAATTCTGTTGTTGAGGATGTTGAGTATTGATCACCAACTGGTCCCTCAACACCAGTTGCCCCTGTTGGACCTTCTGCCCCAGTTGCACCGATGCCCCCCTGTAGTCCGGTAGCACCTTGGTCTCCTTCAGGTCCTGTTGGACCAGTTGCACCTGTTGCACCTACACCAGATTGCCAAGCACGGTTGCCATCTGTGTCACTGGTTATAAAAAACCCGGGTCCCGGGGGTACCCCAAGATCTGGCTCTGCTTGTGCCAAATCTAAAAATTCATACCGGTCTTCACTGACTTCAGTGGGTGATATTTTTTTGACTTTTCCTGATAATAATTTTGACATAGTTTATTAATTTTCTGATTCTAATATGCTTAACACCAACTGTATCGCATTATTTTGGCTGCCAGATACGGATATACTTTGGCTTTCCTTTAGTACCAATTTCCCCGTCAATAATCCAGAAGAATCATTACTTGGAATGCCACTTTCAAAAGCCAAATAAGTTGTACTGCCACCTGATGTTTCAAGTGCTAATGTTATATTAGATGTATCAGACGTTACATTTGTGGCTTGAGCTAATATAACTATTGCACTAAATCCAATCGGTGCTGTATATATTGTTTCAGTTGTGTCTGTTACGCTATGTCTAACGTTTTCAAATCTGTTAAGAGCCATCTTTTATCCTTCAATCGATAGTATGTATGGTGTTAATACGGCGAAGAGTGCTCGGTCAAATGCATCCCCTTCAAGTGTTCCTGTTCTGCCGTTAATGGTAAGGTCATCACCAATTTGGAAATTTCCTCGGTGATCTGTGCTGGAATATATTACAGTTCCACCATCTTCTGTAACCACTTCATTTTCTTGTATTGCTATACCACCAGTTTGTGGTAGTGCATCTTGTAATTGGTTTCCTGCCCCCACAAACTCAAACGTATGAGAACTGGCTGTAATTGTGCTTCTTTTATAAAATTTTACAGGTGTATTATCAGAAATCGGATTTACGATTGTATCGCCTATTGTGATTGTCACTTCGCCATTGTCTAATTCTGTAGTATCAATAACATTAAAAATCGTGGTTCCACCATCAAAACTCACGGATTGATCTATGTTGGGGCGTTCATCTAAACCATCAATAACAAATGTTCTGCCAAACTGATCAACACCATTTGTAGCACCGTCATTTTCCATATCAACTTTTCCTCTGGAAAGTAATCCAAAGGTTCCGAAACTGGTGTTACTATTTGTCAAACTGCATAAACCACCACTTTCGCATAATATTCCTATCTGTGTGCAAATAGTAAAAATACTAACTAATTGTGCATAACCTTGATTAAGAAGATGAACACCTGTGCCACCGGAGTTAAATTGTGTAAAGGCATCTGCAACCATTGATCTGTTGCCTTGGGCCAAACTACCGTCTATTCGCATACCAGTACCAGTTGTAGTAATACTGGAACAGTTTTGAACATATGGGCTGGTATTAATTGATCCTGCACCTCCGCTGGGATAAGCAATTGCAGAAGCCGGGGAGACATGATCTCTAAAAGTCATATTGGCGATATAATCAGCGTTTTGTATATGAAATATATCTTGGTCTGTGATTTCTGGTCTTATAGTGACACTACGAAGACTATCGCCTACGATACTCAATCGTGGAGGACAAACAATTGGGTTATCTTCTGTGTAATCCCCTGATTTGACAAATATACAAGCACGTCTATCAGTATTTTCATCTAAAAATGCGGTTGCTACTTGTACAGCACGTTTAACCGTTAAGAATGCTTTGCCAAGTGAATCACCATTGTTGGAATCATCACCGTTTTTAGAAACATAATAGACATTTTCTGCTACACCACCCAACTGTCTATTATATAACTCGTTAAAGTTTTGGTTTGTTTTGTCAAATGCCTCACGAATTGGATCGCCTAATTTGTCATTAGGTGCAAAACCAATATCGATAAACTGCTGGCCCATAAGAATAATTCCTTTTCGAATTATTTATGCCAGAACTTTAACTCTTTTGCTTGGAATTTTTAGTTTTAAACTGGATAATTGCGTTTTAACCAGTTGAGTTCATTGCGATTTTTGTTGCGTTCATACCAGCCATTGCCTGTATAAACATTTAAAACACTTTGGAAATATTCTTCATACATTGGGGCAACTTCGTCTAACGTGAAGTTTTCTGCCCACTGACGACAATTGTGTGGGTCTATTGAATCAATGTTTTCCGCAGCCCAACAGAATTGTTCAAAAGATCTACAGCGGTAGCCAGTAACGCCATGGATATTGTTCTCTGTAAAAGATCCCCAATCAGTGGTAATGGTAGGAGTACCAGAGAATAACATTTCAATCTGCACACCACCAAATGGCTCAAGATATTGACTGGCGACAAATGCACCTTTAGCATTTTTCATTAGTGTTCGGCGGGTTTCTACGTCTGCATATCCAGCAAATTTTACATGAGGTGGGAATGTAAGATTGTCAGGATTTTGTCCTGCTACAACTAAAGTAGCACCAATCTCCTGTGTTGCTTGGACTGCTATTTCAATTCCTTTGCCGCTATAAACACGCCCTAAAAATAAAAAGTAATCTTGTTTTTTATCTTCAAAATCAAAATCATCTGGGTCAAAGTAGTTTGGTATTACTACATCGTACCAATCCTGCTGACACCCACCGACAGCACCCAATCCAAGATAAGCGTGGTAAATTGCATAACTTTCAAAAATTTTCCACCTTGCCCAATGACCACCAGCATATCCTATACCCGGCTCAACACAAATCATATCTGGGTGGGCATCACAGACAGGTCTTACACCTGCTCCCCAAAACGGCAAAATAAAGTCATGTTGTTGCTTGCGTTTTCCAACTTCTGCAATAGCATTTTTGAAGAATGTTTGATAAGCATGGTCATTCATATCAAACTTATAGAAGTTTTTACGCCAATCATAATTGCCGTATGCTTTTTGCAAATCATCATTGGTAGTGACAGTGACGTGTTCTGTGCATTCTAAGTCACTATCTTCGTGGCCATAATGAATTACTTCGTGTCCACGACGAGTCATCATTTTGCCGAATTTTACAACTTTTTGGGTATAAGCACATGCATTGTATTCTTTGGAACTAACGGTGTGGGGCAATCCCAGTATGTGAAATCTCATATACCAATATCTATTCTTTCGTATAAATCCTGAAAAATATTCTCAAAGTGACCAAATGCCACAAGTGCTTCATCTGCTAATTCTGGATAAAGTTTTGATGTAAATCGCTTGTTAAGTGATCCACGATTTTCAAACTTATACCAGTTGCCACTACCGGGTATTTTCTTGGATATTACTTTACCGCCGTACATATCACCAAGATGCCTGACATATACATGAGAAAATAGATAATTTTTTCTATCAGAGTTGTAAAGCGTTGTAAGATAGTTTAGATATTCTTCGGTGCTTGGTGATAATTCGGTTTGGTGATTTGGCGATAACTCTTCTAAATCTTGTTTCATTTTAACAGCACGGGGGAGATCTTCAATGTCCTCAAATAATCCAGCCTGTTCTGCAAGATGTTCAAGATGCTCATATATAGAGAGCATTTCTGCCAAATATATTATATAATTTTTTTCGGTGACTGTGCCATGCATCAAATATTGAATGAATGGCAGTGCCTCAACTTGTTTGTGTTTTTCTAAAGTTGCCTCGCGAAGAATACTCATAAAAATTAGTAGTCATTAAGACGGATATTAATAGCATCCCAATTGACAATACGCCAAAAATTATTGACATATTTCTTTTTGTCCGCACGATAATCTAATGCAAATGAATGTTCCCACATATCAAGCGGAAGCAATACATCATTTCTGACAGCGTGATTTTTGATTGTTTTAATATCACCTGAGCGTGAAAGATACACCCATCCAGACCCTTGGATTGACATAGCAGTTTTAAGCCATTCTTCTTTGAAATCTTCAAAGCTTCCGTGTTTGTCATGGATTAGTGCCAATGCAGAACCAGTTGGTCGATTGTTTTTTCTGGGTGCCTGTAATTGTGGAAAGAAAAGATTATGCAGATAACTGCCAGCACGATTGAATTCAGGGTCACCTTCGCCAGCATTGTACTTTTTTGCATAGTTTTTGGCCAGTGTATCATAATGATATCTTATGGTATCTTCACTCATTACCGGCTCAAGGGCATCCCTTTCATACGGCAGAGGTGCAGTATCAAGACGCTTTGGCTTCTCAACTGCCTCAATTAAATTTAGTTCGTTACGGATATTGTTTGCTATATTCACGATAATATTTATTGTCTATTGAATAAAAAAATGCAGACTCAGAGTCTGCATTCATAGTAGTCATTATGGATTACTTGTCGAGAGCGTTTTTCTCTTCCATAATTTCTTTGCGGCGTTCTTTAATTGCCCCTGCCATATCCTGTAGTGCTTTTCTTGCACGAGCGGCAGACGCCTTAACGCCCTTTTCTGTTAGTTTAGCATTTTCATCCAGATATGTCTGGAAGGCTTCTTCGATTGTTTTATGATTATTTGACACTTTTTTTCTCCTATGTGTTTTTAATTACTTCACCACCATCCGGCTGCAACACCGAATCCGAAAACATTAATGAAACTAAAATAGCCAGTTAATAGCATAACCCATGCTGATCCTCTTCTTACCGCAGCATAACATTGTGTTGTACTACCAATAAAAAAGAACGGATAAACAAGCATCATATTTGGATCACGAGCAGTTAGTGCTAATGATAAACTGGCACTAACTGTAAAAACAAAACTGACCAGTTCAAAACCAAATGCAATTCGGTCAGATTTATAACTGTTTTTCCAAAAATTGATTATTTTATTTTTCATTAATTAGTGAAGTTTAGTATTTGAATTATTAATAATGTTAGATGAAGGTATATCATCTAAATCTATATCAAATTCAGAATCAGTCGCGTTTTCCAAGTCTGATGCAACCATTATGTGGTTATCATATAACTCAGCAACTTCTTGTGATACACCTAGCATTCTCATAAGGCCACCAACATTAAGTTCTTCTATCCCAAAAGTGCGTAATACTTGAAAAATTTCAACAATTACATCTTGGAATTCTTCGACTACTTTTTGATCAACGTTCTCGTTATATGCATTTGACATGATAGTAGTTATGTCCTATTTGTTGTGGCTATTAATTTATATGCAACTAATCAAAATAGTCTGCAATACTTTTTGACATTGAAAAGTCTTCTACCACTGCCTGTTGGTCGTATTCAAACTTATACGGACTATCCTGCCAAACTCTGTAGTAAAACTTCTCAGTAGGATACCGCTTATACATATTGCTTGAACCACGATTAAAACTACTCAAACGAAAAATCTCATTATATTCAGAATCATAAGCAACATATGCATTATTTTCTCCTGATTTATTGGTAGTCGTTTGGAAGTCTGCTGCTTCTGGAATTTCAAATTCATTTGTTGTGAGTGTAATTGCCTTCATACCATCACGCTCACCATACTGAACAATAAAACTCATTACAGTATTACAGCCATCTTGCTCACTCTTGGTCCAAACAAAATTCTCATACTCTGAAATTTGTTCAGAAAGAATTTCTTCTGGGTCACCATTATATCCCTGTAAGTCCACGGTTGGGCGTCTGACTTGTGTCATAATACTCTTGGGAACGCTTAGGTGAACCGGGGTGCCTTCGATACTAATATCAATAAGTGTATTATCTTCCATATTTGTCCTTGAGTTAATTTTTTTAATGAATTTTAAAGTCTTGTTGCCTTTAACATCAATAGAAACATCATCTGCTTTTACATCTGTAATAGTGTTTGGACTCCCTAATTGTTGTGTGTTAAAAAATGGGTCTAACCCTCGTGAAATGGCTGTTTCTAATGCTTGTCCTGTTGGGTAATTGTAATCCCAGCAGTTTCCAATGTGATAAAAAATATTATTTGCAATTTCTTGATTAATCATATCCTAATAATTAAGCCTCCATAGTTAAGAGTTAAGGGAAATATTGAGAAAATCAATTATTGATCAGCACGATAGAACACATGCTCGCCAATTTGGCCGATGTACTGAAATGATAAGTTCCATGATGGATTAACATAGGCTGCATGATAATGTGTTGAACCTTCAGTTATTCCACGAAATGTTTTATTTTTTAGAATTTGATAAGCAATAGTTTGTGCATTTCTCCACGATTCCCGATCTTTTGGATCGTCACTCTTGCCATCACAGAACCAAGAAAATTGGCAACGGTGTTTAACAGGTACTTCTTTTCCAGTGTTTTCAAGGTGCCACTCAGAGACTGGTCCTTGTTGTACAACATCACAGATATTATTTGGCCACCGCGTATCACGAACACGATTAAGTACAACATCTGCAACCGCAAATTGTCCTGCTGTCATGTCAGAACGTGCTTCAAAATAAATGTTTTTTGCAAGGCAGCGAATCTGCTCGTGACTTTCATCAATCTCCCAATCGGTGTCATTAACCAATGTATCACTATTGGCAGAGAATGCAGAAATCCAGAATCCCATTGCAATTACTACTGCAAAAAATGTTTTCATAATAAAAATCATCCATTTATTTAAGTGTGACGGATATAAAATTAAACACTATACTTAACGTCTCATACGCGATATATCTTTTGCCTGATCGCCATTGGTAATCGGAACTAAGTTTGATTTATGCATTGTGGCAATGCCTTTGATATAATCCCCATTGTACTCAGGAATTTCACTACGACGAGCATTACCAACACCATGCCCAAGACTGGGAACATGGCGTGTTTCTCTACGATAGCCTTCTGAGGGGCGGTAGTGTGTTTTTGGTTTGGCGGTTGTTACCTGACTTTTACCAAAAACATATTTGACATACTCATCAAAAGACAAGCACTCACTATGTCGCCCAGACTGCTTGAGTCGGCGATTGTGTTCTCTGTGTTGATTTAACAGGCGAGAACGATGACTTTTTGTTAGTTTGCTTTTCGTCTTCTTTTTGTTAGTCATTTTTTGCCTTATATGTTTTTCTAATATATCAGCAGCAGACTGCTATGTCAAGAAAATGGAATAAATAAATTCATGCAAGAAGTGATTAAGATAGAATTTCGTGAGCGGTGTGCACTTTTTGCACGTATGAGTTCAATTGTATATCACGATGTTGATAATGTGGTTAATAAATTAGAAAATACTGAATTTCGGTTAATGAATTCATATGATACCGATGGCTCTCAAGCATTTAGTTTTATATCTGAAACTGATTTAATTGTTGCGTGTAGAGGAACAGAGCCCGATTGTTGGGCTGATTTAAAAGCCGACCTGCGTGCTTGGCCTAAAAAGTCGTCATCTGGTGGTCGAGTTCATAGTGGATTTTCGTGGCACGTATCAAAGATTTGGCCGCAAATTGTTGCTGATTTAGAAACTGCAAAAGCACAGGGCCTAAATGTTTGGTTTACTGGTCATTCATTAGGTGGTGCAATGGCAACAATTTTAGCGTCTCGTTGCCGACACGATGAGACACTTCCTGATCCAGTTCAACTCTACACTTTCGGTTCTCCAAGAGTAGGATGGCCGAAGTATGTTGATTCTCTTGCTATCAACCATGTGCGATGGGTTAATAATAATGACGCGGTTGCATACTTACCGCCCCGCATAATGGGATACAAACACCATGGATTTGAATATTATTTGAATGCTTGGGGAAATGTTCGTTCTCCCACATTGTGGCAACGAATTAAAGACAAGTTTCGTGGTTATTGGTTCGCATGGAAGCAAGGAAAAATTGATTCATTTTCTGATCACAGTATCTCAGATTATGTAAAACATCTTGAGAGACATGCCGAAGGTTTAGAAGTATTACAAAGATAGTACTTTAATCAATTCTTGGCGGTACTGTAAATGTGTGTGCTGGTGCAGGTGATGGTACTTCCCACTCTAGACCGTCCGCCCCTTCCCACGCTCTTGCATCTGCATTATTTTTGCCTCGGATACATTGCCATACTATAGCAAGAAACAATAGTTGGGTAAGACCGAATCCAAATCCACCTATTGAACTAATCATATTCCAATCTGCAAACTGAACAGAATAGTCTGGTATGCGTCTTGGCATTCCTGCTAATCCTAAAAAATGTTGAGGGAAGAACAGTACATTCACAAATATTGTGCTGAGCCAAAAGTGCCACTGACCCAGTCTTTCTGAATAACGAGTGCCCGACCACTTTGGGAGCCAGTAATATGCCGCCGCTAATATTGCGAATACCGCTCCAGTTACCAAGACATAGTGAAAGTGTGCTACAACGAAATAGGTATCATGATACTGAAAATCTGCAGGAGCAATTGCTAGCATTAAGCCAGAGAATCCACCTATTGTAAACAAGAATACAAATGCAAGAGCGAATAGCATTGGTGTTTCAAATGTCATAGCACCACGCCACATTGTGGCAACCCAATTAAAGACTTTCACTCCAGTGGGAACTGATATCAACATTGTGGCATACATGAAGAAAAGTGTTCCTGCGAGCGGCATTCCTACAGTAAACATATGATGTGCCCACACAATAAATGACAGGAACGCAATACTAGCAGTAGCATAAACCATTGAACTATATCCAAACAGTGGCTTACGAGCAAATGTAGGCAATATTGTAGATATAATACCAAATGCTGGCAGTATCATAATATAGACTTCTGGATGACCAAAAAACCAAAATATATGCTGATAAAGAACTGGGTCACCACCACCGGCTGCAGAGAAAAATGAAGTACCAAAGTACTGGTCGGTTAATAGCATTGTCACAGCACCAGACAGCACAGGCATAACAGCAATCATAAGATATGCAGTTACCAACCAAGTCCATGTAAAGATAGGCATCTTCATGAGAGTCATTCCGGGTGCTCTCATGTTTAATATGGTAGCCACAATATTAATTGAACCCATAATTGATGAAATGCCTAAAATGTGTATTGAGAATATAACAAATGGAAATGCCATGCCTGTTTGTAACATAAGGGGAGGATACATTGTCCATCCTCCCGCAGGACCACCGCCGGGCATGAATAGTGTTGAAAGTAGTACGGCAAACGCAAATGGCATTAGCCAGAAACTCCAGTTATTCATCCGGGGTAGGGCCATATCAGGTGCCCCTATTTGCATGGGTATCATCCAGTTTGCTAAGCCAGTAAATGCTGGCATTACCGCACCAAAAATCATCACAAGAGCGTGCATAGTGGTCATTTGATTATAGAATAATGGATCAACCAATTGCATACCGGGCATAAAAAGTTCTGCTCTTATGACCATTGCCATTGCACCACCAACAAAGAACATCAACAAACTCCACAGTAGGTACATTGATCCAATCTCTTTGTGGTTTGTAGTGGTTAGCCATCGTTTAATGCCGGTCGGCTCTATGTGTTCTGGTTGTGCTACGGTATCCATTGTTTAGACTCCTACTGGTCCTATAAATTGTTTTAATTCTCGTGCAAGACTCTTCTGCTCGTCTGCGTCTAAAAATTCTGCAAATTCTACTTTATCACTTTTACAGTGTAAAAATAATCTTGTGTGTTTCCACCTTCTTGGTACATTTTCTAATATTACTTCGCACCATATTTTTTCAAAAGAAATAGAACTTGATTTTGTTTTTCTTCCTTTTTCTAATGTCACTGTTGTTCGGTCTATATGCAGTACATTTTTCTCAAAACTTTTTTCTGCTGAGTACCATAAACTAGCAGCCACAAGTAAAAATTCTGCTCCAGCAAATGGCACTATTAACCACAAGCCCAATTGAAAAAAATATAAAGATATAGAGAATAAAACGATTCCTAACAATGCCAAAAATCTTATTGACAACCGCCAATCAGATTGAAATGACGGAGAAATAACATAGGTTTTATTCATTACGAACTATTTAGACAATACCATTACTATATCCTAAAATAGAGAGGGAATAAATACCTCATAATGCTTATTAAAGAATTATTTGAAGCAGACAGAACCTATTCTGGAGACCCACTTGAAAAAGGTGGCACATCTATTAAAGGACAAGGTGCTGCTCCAGTCATCAAAAATCTTGCTGGCAAGGGAATATTCCAAGGTAAAACAGTGCTTGATTATGGTGCCGGAAAGTATGGCAGAAATGCAGAAGCAATCAAAGCAGCCGGTGGAACTGTCTATGCCTATGACCCATTTCACGGCAGTGGCTCTGATGGTTGGAATAGTGTTGCAGGAACACTTCCAGATAATAAATTTGACATTGCATTTACCAGTTATGTTTTAAATGTGGTTCCAGAAAAAACCGAAGACCAAATATTGCGTGATGTAGAATCTCGCTCTAATAATATTTTACACATTACAAGAAATATGGATATATTTCAATCAGTTAAGAAAGCATTAATAAGAAAGGATAGTACGGTTGGCAATTTCTTTTTAGAACAGTTTGCCAATGAACAAGAACGCGAGGCATTTGAAGAAGGTACGCTTAATGATGAAACTATATTAGAGTTTTGCAAACACGGTGTCCAGACTTCACGTGGTTTTCAGCGAATACCAGAACTTGAAAATAAGGGATATAATTTAAAACAAAATACAGTTGGTTATAAACTTTATACTAGAGGAATGTAAATAAATTAGTAAATTTTGAGAAGACTGTTTAATTCAGGATGAGAATCAACTAATTTTTCTTCACGAAATAAATCTATTCTTTTAATTTCAGATTTTAATTCATTAAAATAATCAAAATTAGATTCACCATCATTCATAAATTTAATAATATTATTAATATCATCGGTATCGTGAGGTAACAAGGCTTCTTCAATTTTTTCTTTTATGTCTTGCGGCAGATACTTGACACAAAATCGTTCTTCAACAATTAACATACTCCAATTAATATGCATTAGGGGATAATGTTCTTTCATCCATCTTATAATTTTTTTAAAGTCTAATATATTAAAAACGCTGACAGTCATATTACATGATAATGAGATATTTGTATTTTTATTAGCCAACTGCTCAAATGCATCCAAGTTTTTAACTAATGTATTCCAATCAGATTTTGATCTTTCATATTCAAATTTTTCAAAGATATTATCTATACTAACCATTATATCAACACTTTTGAATTTTTTCCAACTTTCAATAATATCTTTATTTGGTAATATTGTTCCATTAGTAACATAGTCTATTTCAATATTTGAAACATCGCTAGTATTTGAAAATTTTTCAAGTAGTTGAAAGTGCTGATTTATCAGGAACGGTTCACCACCATAAAAACTTATTTTGGATAATAATGGAAGGTAATTTTCTAAATCCTCCCAAAATACTTTTGATGTTATAGGCCATTGTCCTTTTTTAAGAATTTCAAATTCAAACGAACTGCGTTTTTCTTCATCAGAATGGGTTTTTAATTCATTTTTTGCCCAGATACTACTTGCCCACGGCCCACATATTCGACACCGCAAATTGCATATGTTTCCAAATGCAATTGATAAACTGCTAAATTGACTTTGAACATCACCATTAAAATCAGTTTCTTTTTGCCTCAAACTCATAATACCATTATCTTCTTCTTGCCAGCATTGAGCACAGGAAATAGGTTTTTTATTGTTTGATAAATCAGAGCGTAATTTTTTTAGATGATTGCTATTATAAATCTCATAAAAAGAATTTTTATTAACATTAAATTCTAAATTGTTTTTATCTTTAAGCCTATCACCCCAAATACAACATGGTGCTACACTACCATCCGCATTAATTTCTAAGTTTTTCCATGGCTTACTACAAAAAGTTTCAGACAACATAATTTTAATTTATTTCTGCTTGAACTTGGAAGAATTCGAGTTCAGGATCATCATCACCAAAACTAACACTATCACTAACATCCATAGAGAAGTTTAAGCCACGCTTTTCTGCTATCTTCTGAACATTATTTAACATTTGCATTGACTTTTTATGGGGACTTGTAATTAGAGTCTTGCCGTTTTGCATTGCCGATATCAACATATTGATAAATGTTTTTACATCTTCAATATCGTTTTTAAGAAGTCGTCTACTTTTACTATTGATACCGATAAGAAAGATTTCTTCTGGTGTTTCATACCATTGCGTCACAAAGTTGCCAGTGCCTGACTTCATTGTTTTTAATTCACCATTAGGATAAAACGCTTGTAATGCTTGTTTGCTTTGTTTGGCTAAATCAACAACTTCTGGAGATTTATCACCAAAGTTTTTTTGTGTTAATTCATCATACTCTTCACTTGAGGTGGATGAAACATCTTCTTGAACTTCGTCGTCAATATCAAAAAATTCTTTGTACTTGTTCCAAGGTGGTTGATATTGTTTAATTTGTTCTTCCGCTTCTGGCCACCTACCTTTGATAAAATCACGTGCATACGCAAAAGCATAGTATGGATTTTGTTTAATCGCTTCTTCACCTTCTGGCCACCTACCTTTGATAAAATCACGTGCATACATAAAAGCATATTGTGGGCTTTGTTTAATCGCTTCTTCACCCTCTGGAAATCTGCCACCGATAGCGTCATCGGCATAATAATAAGCTTTTCTTGGGTCCTGTTTAATCGCTTCTTCACTTTTGGCAAATACCTTTTTAAGCACTGGATGTTTGGTTCTAAAATATTGCAGCAATTCAGAGTCTATTCTTTCGTCGTTTTCGTCCATGAATTGGAAATCTTCACCAAAATGAAATTGGAACTTGTTGCTTTGTTTTTTCTCTGGCATCTTGCGTGAAGGAATCCACACATATAAAGGACCTTGCTTTGAATAGTTTCTAAACATATTATCTGACTGAGTGGCAGCCGTACACCAACGAGTACCACTACCAATTTCACAAGAAGCCTCGGTAGTACGTGGAATAATTAACTGTCCCATATCTCCGACATAAAGCACCTCCATATCGTCAATATGTTCATAATCAAGATTCGCATCAACTGGTTCTTCTAAATCAGTGGCTTTTTTGAGTTTAGTGGCAATTTCTCGCAAATCACGCCAAGTGTATTTGTTTATATCCGTCTCAATACCAAGTTGTTGCTTTCTTTGCTTTGGTAACTCGTGAAAATCTTGGATATCATTGCGTAAAAACTCATTGATATCTTCAAGCTTCAAACTATTTTTCACAAACTGACGAACAATCCATAGAACATATTTTTTATTAGGGGTGGGGTCAACGGATTCTATTCTACTCAGAACATTTTGACTAAGAGCATAAATTTGTTCTGGTGCAAGTTCTTCGTCTTTAATTCGTGGGTTGTCCAATTTTGCAGTATTCGCGATAGCAGTACCCATTTGTTCAATGGTTTTGTCTCGGTCATACTCAAAAAGAAATTCTTTTGAACGCATAAAGTATTTATTAATTATAAACATAACAATAAATAGAAGCGGAAAGATAAGTTCTACCTGACATCTGGCAAAGACCGGGGCGACCGCCTTACAAGTCATCGTTTTACATTAAAGGAATTAAAAAATGATCAATATTGATAGTGTTGGTCGTGTTTTAGTGGAAGCGGTGTCAATCAGTCCCAAAAGACGGAAAGAAACTGCTCTACAAACATGGACCAGAGTAGAGTATAAAAATAACGCAAGTTATGCGTGGACACAATTAAAGTCAGGTCGATTGCCAGAACAGGTATAAAATCTTTCTGGCTTCGATATCCCCAATGCCCTGTTTCCCGCAGGGCATTTTAGTATGTAAATTTTGTTTATTTGTTCTTTATGGTCACAGGTGTTTTTATCTGTAATCGGTTGATTTTACATATTTTTTATGTAAATATATTATGTGTTGCAATGCAATATATTAGTTCAAAAAGGAATCAATTACAACCATGACATCAATTACACAAACATCACACGATACAAATTATTCAATCTCTGAAAAAGTTTCTACTTTTTTTAAAATTTTTTCAATTCGGTTAATTGCAATGTGTGAAACCATTGGTTCAGCAAGAGCGGCACAACATTTGTTCTCTCAAAATTGTCCTGAACAAGCACGATCTGTCATGACAAATTATCTTCATTCTTCTGAAGAAAGAAAGCAAATGATTAAAGAGTTAAAGAAGTAAGATAATATGAGTAATGTAGAAGAAAAGCAGAGAAAGATTGAATTGGCTGAAAGCCAATATAAGAAAAATTTGTATCAGAATAAACTCAGATCATTTAGAGTTTTTCCAGATTTTTCATCTGACCACAAATAATAAAAAAGCGGCTTAGCCGCTTTTTTTATGTCAGTAATTTAATCTTGTTGTTGGGATTCCCGAGCGTTCCAAAAATTCTAAACCATTTGCATTACGATAGACTTTTTCATAATATACTTCTTTAATGCCAGCCTGATGAATTCCCTTTGCACATTCAATACAAGGGGCATGAGTCACAAATAGTGTTGCACCTTTTCCACTTTCTGTTGATTGTGTTAATTTCATTAGTGCATTCATTTCAGCATGTAATACCTCTGGCTTTGTTTCTAACCTATAATTTTTCCCGTCCTTGTCCATATACGGATATTGTTCAGATAGATTATCTACACCCTGCCAGTTAGGTCTGTCATTCTCCATATAGATACGAGTTTCACAACTATTGTCCCATCCACTTGGTGTTCCATTCCAAGAGAATGATACAATATTGTCATTTTTAACAATAATAGAACCAACTTGCAATCGTTTGGCTCGCGACAACTTAGCACATTCTCGTGCCACATTCATATAAAAGTCGAGTATTCTTTTTTTCATTTTATTTGTTTTATGGGGTTTTTAGTTTTTCCAGTAGTAGTTCATGTTGCGTTAAATTTCTACACCAGTATTGGCCTTTTATTGGCACTTTACCCCAACCATCCATATAGATGTAATTTTCCCAATAAAATTTGAACCATATTGTTTTTCCAGATATTGTACTTTTTTTAGGAAACCATGCAAACTTTTTGATCCACTTTTCTTTAGAATCATAGAATGCAGATATATGTTTCATAATATGGTCTTTATCTACCAACAAGTTCTTTTTCTAATTTAAATTGATTTTTTAGCCACCAACGGTGTCTGCGAAAATAATCTGATGGGGTTTGGCAGTCAGGTTTCTGTCCAAGTTCAAATAACTCGTCTTGGTAATCAACCCACTTGCGATTAAGCCATACTCTAAATGCTGTGGTTTTTTGAGTCATTTTTCTCTCCTCTTGGTTTGCTTATTACAAAGTTCCTTGTAATTTATTCATTAAAAAATCTTGTGTGGTATATTTTCTAACAGACCTTGCGGGATCATGAATTGGCATAGAGTTCCATTCAATTACCAAATAGTATGGACTAAGCCAGCACCACTTTTTTCCATAACATTTTTTTGGTAACCAAGCATACTTCTTCTTTTCGCAGACTTTGTATATTGGCATATATTAGCCTACGATGACATTATAAATTTCTTTCCAGTTTTTGACACGAGTTGCGTTGCCATTATAATCTGTGTTGTGGTTATGTGCAAGAAGTATGCTATCCAAACCTACTTTAAGACCATCTTCGGCATTGCTGGCCTTATCTTCAATCCAATAACACCTGCTTTCCCGATACTGTTGAAGAGCATCAAACTTATTGGCTCCGCATGGCAAAAACACATACTTCTCAAAAACTGTTTCGCCAAATAGTTTTTCTAAATTCATGACGCGAAGTTTTTGTGAATAACGGTTTTCTGACATACTGGTTATACAGTGAAAGACATATCCATGCTCACGATGTAATTTTTGAACATAGTGAATAGCATCACGAAAAGGTGGAAGAAAACCCATCATTGCAGATTGATTAAACCATTCAATCATCTGATAAGCATCTTTCAAACCATATCTGTCACCTGCTTTGTACGCAGCCGAGTCTTTTACTGGATAGCCATTTTCATGCATCCATGTGTCAAAAGAATGTATCCAATCTAACAAGACACCATCACAATCTACGAGAATAATTTTCTCTCGCAGAAGTTCTGGACTAATCCAATCAATATCAGTTGTTGTCATAATATTTTTCAATGTTGATTTCGGGACAATCAGACTCTATAACCGATAGATAAGACTCAAGTAGTCCTTGATTATAATCATCTAACAGCATATTAAAATGATCCTGAGCAATTTGCTCAGGATCCCAGCCTGTTACTGTGTCATAAGTAACAGATGGTTTTCTATTAATCACTGACCGTCAAGTGCCTTTTGTGCAAAATAAACTGCATCTTCTGTTTCCGGATGCTTGTGAATCATTACGGCACCATTGCGGAGAAACCACCGAAGATTTTCTGGCGTCGCCGTCTTTCGGTTATCTGGAATCTCAGCAAACCGACTGATCATTGTTTCCCATCGTCGTTCTGATTTTGTCTTTTCTTTTTGCATCCGAGTCTCCTTACTGGGAGTGTATTTACTTTTGTGGGTTGTTTGATATAAGATTAGTTGGTCAATGCTGCATCTTCAGTTACAGCAAGTTCCCACTCAATATCTCGCTTCTTGGCTTCAAGATCATAAACTTTTCGCTCAAGGTCTTGAATCTCAGCATTAATCCGGTCACGCTCGTTCCTAAGATTTTCAATAGTCATTTTAGTTTCCTCTTTAATTTAACGATTACACATTTAAATAAAGTGACTTAATGTCACCACATTTCCATTTTCATTTCATAATCAATAGCGGCATCATTACTATCATAATCACGAATAGAAGTTGGCTGCATTGCACCCAAATCTCCTGTCATCTCGTCCCTAATCTGCCAAAGCATCTTTAGGGCTTCTTCATCTTCACCACTCCCATTAGAGAGATCTGATGGATCATCTTTCATACCCAACTCAAGAAGTTGCAGCACTTCTGTTTCGTACTCTACAGATTCTACTTGACGACCAATCGGGCCACACCATACTTCATTGTTAAGAACCCGATACGCCAAAGCATCTACTGCATAGTCAACTTCTTTACTGTAATTTGGAAAGCAGAAGTATTGTGGCAAAACTTCTTCAATCTTTCGCATATACTCGCCAATAATATCTTCAATTTCATCTGGTTTTTCGTAATCCCGAAATGCCATTGTATTTTCCTCGTTGACAGTTGCAGTCTAAGCAGCAACCTTTGTATGATTGTGGGCAAGAACAATACTTGCACGACCGGCAGTATAACAGTTATAACTTCGGACAGGAGAGTACTTCTGTGGCTTTCCCTCTACAATTTCTACTGTTTCTCCACGCTCTTTCTTGGTGCGAAGGAAAAGAGAAAGATCACAATCTTCTTCCAAGTATGCAGTCTTGCCCTTGATGTACGAAAACTGAGAAATCTTGTATTCAATGCCCAAGCGATATAGTTCTGCGACTTTTACTGCGAGCCAACCATGTCCTGCGTCACTGTGAAACTTGTAAGCCATGTCTATGTCTCTTTTTGCCTAAAGTGTGAATGTATTATAGAAGACTATGATGCAGTCTGTCAAGAAAAAATATTATCTATTTTATAAGGAAAAAAGAGTTTCGTCTGTCTTACCCGCATTCCAGCGATCTACTGCGTCTTGCTTGCTGGAGCCATAAACGATTCTGCCACAACCAGTGTTATGAATTTGACAAACCACATTCCATTCTGTGAAATCGCCGGTGGAATGATCACGCTTACTGGGATAAAGGGTGTCAATCAGTTCCCAATTTGCATTCCAATCTTTACCACATTTGATGCAAGGGTCAATCATTTTTTATTTCCTCTAATGCATCAGCAAACTGATCCACTGCCCATTCAATTTGATCTTCTGTGACAATGAGTGGTGGAATCCAGCGAATAACATTGCCACCCCAAGGGCCACACTTGATCATGATTAACCCTTTATGCTCAAGAATTTTCAGCATCTTAGCTGCTCTTTCACCACCGGTCATAATATCTGTATCCGCAAGGTGAGTTCCAATCATTAGACCTTTGCCAGTTACAGCAACAATTTCTGGGTGCCTACGCTGCAAGAACAGCAATTTTTCTTTTAGTTTAGCACCCATCTTGGCAGCGTTTTCTACTAAGTTTTCGTCACGAATAACATCCAGAGTGGCTAATCCTGCAGCACAAGCCACTGCATTACCACCATATGTGCCACCTTGAGATCCCGGAAAGGCTTTGTTCATAAGTTCTCGTGGTGCAGCCATGAATGATAACTGAAAGCCGCTTGCAACACCTTTAGCAGATACCACCACATCGGGCGTAACATTATAGTGTTCAAAACCCCACATTTTACCAGTTCTGCCATTACCTGCCTGTACTTCGTCCATGATCAGCAAAATGCCGTGTTTTTTACAACGCTCTTCCAGTCCCTGCATGAAACGCTTGCTTGCAGTGATATATCCTGCTTCTCCCTGAATGCTTTCTATCAGCATTGCAGCAGTTTCCATAGGCACACTCTGCACCTGCAGGATATAATCAAGTTCACGCAAACAGAAGTCTGCAGCCTCATCCTCTGTCATATTATACCAATTAGTGTCGGGGAAAGGTGCCGTTACAACGCCACCCATCATAGGCTGCACACCCTGACGAACAGCAGCACTCGAGGTAGTTGTGCTTAGACTTCCCATAGTCCTACCGTGGAAGCAGCCACGGAAAGCAATAATATTTGGCTTGCCGGTTGCCTGTCGTGCCAGTCGGATTGATGCTTCCACTGCCTCTGTTCCTGCACTTGAAAAGAATACAGAATTTATAGAATCAGGCAATAATTCACAAATTCGATCTGACAATTCTAAAATAGGGCGATGCTTCATAATAGCATACTGGGCATGCACTACTTTATCAATCTGATCCTTTGCAGCCTCAATAACTTTTGGGTGAGAATGCCCTGTGCTTAAAACGCCAATTCCCGAAGAAAAATCCATATATCCCTTGCCATCTTCTCCCCATACATACATGCCTTCAGCATGATCTACAACAACGTCAGATGTTTGGCGTAGCAGTGGGGAAAGATGATGTTCGTGTTCGCTTGTGTTTTGCATAATATTTCTCCGGGTTTATATCTCGGGACCGTACTTATACAATCAGTTATTGTTTATCAACTATTACGGTTTCTTGTTCGGTGTCAAAAAACTCTGGTTCCATTTCTAACTTTTGAGAATAATCAAAAATTTGATAGCCTTGGAGTGCATACCAAGTTATACGTGCAGGTGTTGCCAACATTATCTTGCGATCAACAATATTGTTTTCTTGCCATAATTCTATATCGTACAGACGGTGTTCTATATTAGACAATCAACTTTGATCCTATGATAACCCACACAAACACTATGTAAGTAAGATGATGTAACAATTGATCAAAACCAATCCAGTTCCAAAACCCTTTTTCTTGCGGAGTGAATTGCTTTGACATCTGCATTTTGCCCCAATCAATATGATAATGCACGAAAAACTCTATTGCTGCTATAGCAAACATTACAGTGTATTCAACGGGGAATACGAGATAATCAAATGCCACCAACACAGCAAATGTCATAACAGCATGGATAAGAGAATGATATATTCCACCCTTTTTACCATAATGACCTTTTTCTACTACCATTTGATAGTTTTGCAGCGGATAATCTGCAACGAAATGCTTGATTTGAAATGCAAGCAACAGAATAAAAGCATATTCTAAATTCATAGGTACCTATTGATTTTGAGATTTAGTAGTAAGGAGGCACTTCCTTGTGCCCCTCTTACTTATGTTTTTTACATACTCCAGTATGATTCGCTTGAGGGTGAGCAATAATGAGGCGTGTCATACCGCTCTTTGAACTCTTTGCCCGACATAAAATTAGTGCGGGTTACCCAAGTTACATGCTGCTCAATACGATAAGATGGTGCTGGAAACTTTTCAGAGATTTCGTTTTGTGCCTTAACAACACCGGCGTCCGAATCTCCGCAGTCAACCGTGACCTCTTTCAGAAACCGCTCACCTGCTTTGGTGCGACCATCTTTTTTATAGATTTCAAAGGTGTATTCCATCTTTCCGCTCTCTTTGCCATAAGTTGGACTACAGTATAGGGGAGAGTGGGGGGTGTGTCAACCCACGATCTTCTTACTCTACCTCCATAGGAATAACTTCGTAGAAGTCGTAGAGTGAGTTTTCGCTCAGGATCCTCTCGCCGTACTCCTTGGCCTTGTTCTCATCTCTGAACGACTTTGCATCGTCCTTCCACATGCCTTCCAAGTTGTATCCGAATAGTACTAGGTAAATCATTCTGTTTATCCTCTTTGCTCTAACTGTGTACAGTATATGCTCTTGAGTAGAGTGTGTCAACCCCTGTCTCTAACATACCCTCTACCGCCTCTATAGCGGCTAGACCGTTGACATCACACTTATACATTTCGTGGAAAGTGTCAATCTGTTCTTCTGTAAGTTCTTCGCCAGTATCTGTGAATCGTGCATTTTCAATATACGCATCACAGAGTTCCGGGTAGTCTCGCATATCAATTCCACCAAAACTAACAATTTCAACTTCACGTTCATTCAATTTCATTTTCAAGTCCTCTTGTTTAATAGTGTCCATACAGCATTGTATGATTGTAGTCTAAGAATGTCAATCCTTTGAATGTTATTCTTTTTACTTTGAGAAAAAGTTTTCCATTGCCGCGAGAGCATCGTTGACGTTATCGCACTTGACCACATTTCGTTTACTGTCATTGTAGTCAGTCAGTTCCTGACGAGTAATGCTGTTGTCACGATAATAAAGGTGGGCTGCGTCTGTGGCATCAACGTATGCCTCTTCACTGCCTGTATTGTTCTCCCAGTAATACTCTGCTTCCTGAGCATCGCGGGCAAGATTGAGGTAATTTTCAATGATTTGATTGCGATCCATGATATATTTCCTTTCTTTGCCAAAAGTTCACTTGTAGTATAGGCACACTGATTGATTATGTCAATAGTCTTTCAATCTACAAATTCTTCTTGATAATAAAGTTCTTCTTCTTGAAGACGAGCCATATTGTCCTCCATCAACTGTAACTCTTGATATAGAGCGTTAAGTTCGCAATCAAGTTCAATAAAATCGGGGTCTATAGGAGAAAGCCCCTGCATTTTTACTTTAATGTTCTCAATCATTTTTTCAATTTCACTAGGTGTAAAATACATCGTTGTTCTCCGTGTCTGTTTCCTTTTTAAGTGTTTTCACAACATGTGCATAATGCATATTTTTTACTACACCATGCTGCATTTTTGCCGATTCTAGAACTATCTTTGCCCATTTAGCCCTAATATTAGGTTCTGTTTGTAATAAATTTTCAAACTCTTTGTCATTTATGTTAAAACTATTAAACCCACTTTGATATTTGCCAAATGATTTTAATAGTTGATCTTCGTCAAAACCAGTTTTTGAAATTTTTTCTATCGCAGCAACGCATTCCAATGCCCGTTCTTGTTCAGTTTTTGCATTTAAATGTTTTTTCTCGTTACTGAGATACCTTAAATTGGCATAGATGTCGTCAATCATTGTTTCCATCTTGGCTCTTAACTTAGGCAAAAAGACTTTTTTCATATGAAAATATACACCATGTATGCCTCCAGCAAGTGCATCAAAATCATCAAAATAATATTTCCGCAATTCTTCTTGAGTAGGTTTTTTTGCCCTAAAATCAGTGCCAAAACTATCTGTCTCTATTGAAAAAAACTTACCTTTCACGCTCATTCCGCGAAGTGCCTCTTTGGCACCACGAACAGACCAATCCCATTGAGGGAATTTACCTGATTTCATGATTAGTTTAGCCCAATAATCTCCTGTTTCTGCAAAAACTTTAGCAGCACCAGTAGTGTCGCCATTCGGGAGAATATTTACTATAAAAACATCATCATCAAAATCATTAGATTTTGGTTTAGAAATCGCCTTTACTTCTGCATCATGATCGATATTGACTTTCTTTAAAAGTTTTTTTACAAACTCTTTGGGAATTTCCGATTCAAAAAGCATTGTTAAAATTCCTTGTTCTTAACTTCACATCTCATGCTCGTTCTTTTAGCGGTCTATCTGTGAGTCTTTCAGCCACCCACCGGTGAGACAGAGATTTTTTCCAATCTTTACTACTCCACTCGAAAGTGGGGGCTACCGCCGACTTCATTTCTTCCGCAAAGCCTGACCACACACTTTCTTTTATGGTAGTCCATACCAAATCTGGTTCATCTAAATCTGGTTCTGCATCATACCAGCAAGCCATACCATCAGCATCCATTGCCCAACACTGGGCCCATTCTGGAGCATGATCCCAATCAACATTTGGATTACTCATCTCTGTTCTCTCTATTTTCTAAAAACGACCCTAGGGTATAGACAATTTTAAAAGATGTCAAGAAAAATTTATGTCTTTTGCGGAAACTCAATGACGTTCTCACCATCATTGAGTAAGTTTTGACGTTGAATTTCTAATTGAGCAATTTGTTCTTTAAGTTCTTTTATCTCAGGAGAGACATCGTCAAAGTCAACTAATCCTCCGTCATCAGGAACAAGTGGTTCATTGTCTTGTTCCCAGAGTCGTTGCTCAATTCGCTCAACTGCTTTTTCAAGGCGGGTTAAACGGTCATTGAAGTTAGCCATTTTGTCACCTACAAAGTTTTCTGTTATTGAATTTCTGTAAAAGTGCCAAACCCAAGTCGTGAGTCTGGATTTGTTATGTGTGTTCTGACAACCATTTCGTCATTGTCATTGTATTTTATTAGCCAGTGTGAATAGGTGGGTATCCAAAAACATATATTAGTAATGGTACTCATCATTCTTTCTGGATAATCATATAATGCATACTGCTCGGCTAATTTTTTATCTCCTTGAATCAAATACCAAGTATGCCAACGCTTGAAGTATTCTTTTGTTAATATAAAAAAATCAACATGCCAGCGGTCTGTGAACCATTCAGGAAGATTTTCCCAGTCATACTCGCGGATAATCTGTTCTCGGGGCTGGCGTTTTTCTAATCTGGCTTTATGAGCGGTTTTTAAATCATAGGGTTCATAAAGACGATTAAATGTTGATTTGGCTTTTTGGAGAAGCATTTCAAGTATTGCTGTCTCTCTTTTTAATTTTAATCATCTTGCCTTCCCAGAATAGGGCAATATAGATATCTTTGTCATCATAGAATTCTATACTGCCATCAAAATCTGGCACGGCTTCCCACTTTTCTGAGATGGGCTTTAGATAACCGCCAAGAATCGCGTCATCATCATTGACCCACACACGCTCGACATTTTTAAGCCATAGTTCATCACCACGGATTTCATATGTATCTAAACACTGCACGGGAGTATCTTTAGTCTGATATTCTTTGCCTTCATAATAAATCCTATCAAACATTCCCATGATGAATACTCCTGTGTTTAGTAATTGTTGTCGTCATCTAAATCAAGGTCTTGGTCTGCCCACGCAGCCTGAACGGCTTCATGACGAGTGTCAAATGGTCCGTTTGGGATTTCAATATCATCAACCCAATACCATTTTTCATCTTCCTCAATCATTTTAACGCCAACTGGCGGTTGTGCACGGTTGCTATTATAAAGCATGTCACCCATTGTAGTTTTTCACCTCCAAAAAATATTTATCGAATTCTATAATAGCAACCACAGATTTAATAGATGGCATATTCTGGGTTGGGTTCAAATTCAAAGTTAGTTACTGAATCTACCCGGAATGAACGCCATTCATACTTTTCCATGTCAAATACACGGATGACCTCTGGGTTATCTTTTACAGCGGATTCGCTGACTGGTCGCATGTAGTCTGGAATATTTCGCATTTCAAGGGTGCAAAGCATCTCACGAGTATCACCATTCTTTTTGGTGAAAGTTACTCGGTAAGCACCCTCACGAAGATTTGCAAGCATGGATTCACGGTTTGTCATTTTGGTTTCTCCAAATTTGTTTAACGAAGTTTGAATGTATCAGCATTCCTATAGCGTGTCAAGAGATAAATTGTTAATCTAAACTAACAATACGATTATCATCTTCAAGCGTTGCCGGATCTACCCAAGAGTAACTATGAGAAATGTGATTTACGCCACGAACAAGTTCATTTTTTAGAATACCCATGGTAGTTGCTTCTTCTCTCCACGGTTTAAAGTGTGTCCAGTCATCCTCAAAAAAACACATTTCCCATGTATATACAAGTGGACTTGTTAAATTGTTTTTAATACAATACGCAAATATTTCAGTCCAAGGGCTAAGTTCCCATCTGAATCCATTGTTCATTGTGCCGTTTTCTATATGGACAAGTGAATTTTTTGTAGCCTTGTTAATCGGGCAGTATTTTTTGGGATAGTCGCCCAACCATAATAACTTATCAACGCGTATACTCAATGACCCATAAAATCCGGGATAATACTTTAGTGTGTCAGGTTGGTTCTCTAAAAAATCAACGCCATTAACAGGAGAACAGTTCCTATTCGGGATTGCCGCAGTTGAGATAAACTCCCAAAAAAATCCTTGAACCTTGATTGCAGGTAGTGCGAGTTTAATATTCTCAATGACACACTTTGCCAGATAATCTGGAGTTGTTGGCTCTCCAAACTTCTGAACAAACCTGTCTTTTATTTCGGATTTTGTAGTCATAAAAATAATTTACGACAAAAGTGAGAAAATGTCAAATGGTTATAGTTTTGTTACTTTCTCATATGGAAGAACATCAAAGTCCTCTGCATAATACTCATTAATAAGTTTCAAGGACTTGGAATTAATATGTGCAAATGGATCTGGGTCTCTGGCGAGAACTGTTCTACCACCAACTAATGTTGTGGAATTTACTCTTGGCAAATCTTCATCACCGGTAATAAATGGAAGGTCTTTAAACTGTTCGTTTAGTTTTTCATTACGCAGCAAACAGTCAAACCGGTTATGCTTTAGATAATCATTTTGCTTTGATAATAAATTATTTTTACGGTCTGTCTTGAGCATGTAGGACAGTAAATCTTCTAATTTATCTGAACCTGCCAATACTCTAAAATCATCGCCCAAATATGTTTTTTCTGTGCTTAACTCTCTTTTACAAGTAGCCCACCACATAGAAACTACTCTATCATATGGGTTTCTAATTACCGTAAATGAATAAAAGTGTTTGAACTCATCCGGTATTACAGTATGATGGTCTTTATATACTTCACCATCATAATGCTTTTTTAAAACTGTATATACCGATCTCGTTCCTGTTTTAGGAATAGCAGTAAAAACAAATTTATGTTTATGAGAGATTAACATTTCGGCTTATTTAGTAAGTATTATCTTTACTCAAAGTCAAAAAAATCTGATAGTTTTTCAGAATCTATTCTTTTTTTGGCGACAGCAAAGTAATCGGAGTCTAACTCAATACCTGTGAAATTACGACCGGTGGTGACACAAGCAACACCCGTGGTGCCGCTACCCATTGTATTATCTAAAACAGTATCACCCAAATCAGTGTATGTTTTGACTAGATATTGCATTAGTTCTAATGGTTTTTGTGTTGGGTGCAATCCTTTATCTTGTTTACATTTAATAATTGTTTTGGGATATCTTGAACCATCTGGATTGTCTCTGTGCTTTGATTTTGCACTATTATACACCTCACCAATCTTTGCCGTTTCGGAAGAAAAACCAGAGTATGGTGTGCTATACCACATTTGAGGATTGTATGTTGGTTTTTTACGGTAGAAAACCGCAATATTCTCGTGGTTCTTCAACGGCATAACTTTTGCACACATTGGATTTGTTCCCTGTGGTTTTTCCCAAATCCATTCATAACGGTAGTCGTTGATGTTAGATGCAATCAATGTTGTCGTAAATGGTTGAACACTTGTAAAGACCATTGCTGCATTTTCTTTGCACACTCTGTAATAATGTTCCCACAATTTATCGAATGGAATTATACTGTCCCATTTACATGCGGTTGTTCCATAAGGAAGATCAACCAAAACCATGTCAATTGAATTATCTGGAATTTCTGCCATCATTTCCAGACATTCACCTTGCATCAAATTTACCATTCAGATATATCTCGCATTTCCTTTGTCAACTCAAAAAGTTTTCTGCTTGCAGTCATCCAATCATCATTGTCCGCACTGTTGCCACCTTGTTGTGGATTAAAATATTTACTCTTTAAAGAAATAAAGTCATTTTTAGTCATCCATTTAATTACAGGATTTTTTGGGTCTGAGTTAATACCCACAAATATGAGCCTTTCCCAATCTTTCCCCTCGGCAACATGATTCATTGTCCAACAATTATCTTTTATAATACCTTTTTTGTGATCACTGTGGGCAAGAGAGAATTTAATTTCTGTGGGGATTTTGTCAATGATTCTGTCATGCCCTGCATTATTATATTTTGACGGTTGAATATCATGGTTTTTTTTCATTCCGCGTTCAACATATCTCTCCCCAAACTCACCTTTTTGTTTATTATCTAAGTATCTATATCCTTCAAATATAGTACCCGCCCACAAATCATTTAAATTTTCTTTAATATATTTTATATCAACTGCATCTTCAACTAAAAACATAACTCTCCATAATTATTAAATTTTCATCATTTTTTACTCAAAGTCAAAGAAATTTGATAGATTGTCTGATCCAATTCTTGCTCTGGCAATCTCAACATATTCAGGATCAAGTTCAATACCGATAAAATTTCGATTGAGGTTCGACGCCGCCACGCCGGTAGTTCCAGATCCCATTGTAAAATCCAAAATTGTATCGCCTTCGTCTGTATAAGTTTTGATAAGATATTCCATCAAAGCCACAGGTTTTTGGGTTGGGTGTAAACCAACTTCGGTGTTAAACTTTTGCCACGAGGATGGGACACGAAGATCTTTCAGATTGTTAGTTTTTCTACCTTCAAAGTCACGATAATTTGACGATTTGGATTCAAATGCTACATTATATTTGACCCTATCAAGCCCCGATCCAGTCCTTGGCTGCATTTGTTTATTATAAGTCCATTTGCCATTACTGAAAACCAAAACAGATTCATGTTCTTTCATAGGTTCTCTTACTGTATTAGCAAAATTGCTTCCTCTATTTTTGATCCAAATCCATTCATGACGAAATTTACTAATATTGGAAGTAATTAAAGTTGAAGTAAATGGTTGCGATGCGGTAAAAACCTTTGCTGCTGTATGTTCGCAAATATATTCAAGCCTATCCCACATTTTCTCTAAATCAATTACAGAATCCCATTTATTTGAAGTGGTACCATAAGGAAGGTCGGTTAAGACCATATCAACACAGCATCCGCTTTTTTCGTAAATTAGATCAATGCTCTCAAGACAATCGCCCTGCATTAGTGTTATTTCACTCATCGGTATTATCTTTGTTAATGTGGATACCAGTCAAAATTTCATCATCATGATCAATGAATTCTTCTTTGATTGCTATTTTGGCGAGTTCTTCTTCACTAATATAATCCATTACTGCTATTGCGATCGTTTCCCAAGTCTCAAATTGGTGGTCAGCAAGTTCAATCATCCTGCCCATTATTTTTCTTGTCATAGATTTAATTTAAAATTCAAAAATAAAAACCCCCAAGCAGTCCTATAAAGCAACTGACGGGGGCCGTATTAAACTGTATTACGCTACCTGATGGAAGTAAATATCTCCAGCGTCCAAATCGTTCAGAATATCTTCATGCTCTTTATACTCTGCAATCGTAAATTCTTCACCGGTATCCACCCACTCTGCATAATCAATATATGCGTCAGCAAAAACATCGGCACCCATGATAGCAGCAGCGGCAGCACCGTGACCATCTACTGTGGCAGATACATCAACTTCGCGTCCATTAATAGTAAGCATGTTGGATCTCTCTATATTGCTAATAGTGTTTAAGTTTTACAATGAAGAACTTTTACTGACAAAGGTCTTCATATTTTGTAGTGTACTTGCGATGCTCTGATTTGTCAAGCCTTTCTTCTTTGGTAGGCTTTTTGGTGTTAAACACCTTCTTTAAAAAATTGCTAATCATTTCCAACTCCTTGGCTTATCTATGCGTATTATATATGATTATAATACGGATATCAATACTTATTGTATATTTTGTTTAGTTTTTTCTAAACAATATCTAATAAATTCATCATGTTTATAATCATGAGAACCAGAAAGATACATCAAATGATGAAAATTGTGTTCTAGGATAGGCAAACATTCTTTGTAAACAGTTTTTGGGCCTTTATGCAAAATATTTTCTAGTTCATTCAAAATCATTCTTGATCTATCTTCAACACGGTGTTCTAAATCATATGATTCATCAATAATCCCATCAAATGTCTTAAACCCTATACTTCGCAAAAAATCTAAGTAACCCATTGTTGATAGTATTAAAAAAGGCGTCATTGTGGCAATTGGTTTGATAATTTTTTCTGTTATAAGATATAATTGCTTGTACTCAGTTTCTGGTACTAGTTCAAAAAGACTATTATTATATAAATCCATAGATGGGTTTCCATCTTGCCAACCATGAACAGTAGTTTGCTCACCTATCCAATTGTTATGTGCATCTTCGCTGTTGTTGTGCATAATTATATGAGAATTATCTAAAAGATTGTTCCGTTGTCGTAACTGATTGGCGAGAATTTTTCTATGCGGTCTACAATGTTTAACGACTGTGGTTAATAAAAAAAATTTCGAATCATCTCCTTTTTTTATTTTTTCAGATATTGTAGGAAATCTGGAAAAATCATCTGGTAATGGTTTGATATAATTTTTAATATTTTTAAATGAGTAAAAAAAAGATTTTTTTACAAGATGCGAATCATGTATTAAAAAAATATTAGAAAAAATAATATTTTTATCTATATAAAATAATATTTTCTTAAATTTCTGCGATGTTAGAAAGATTGTATTATCTATATCTTGATATACCCATAGTTTATTTTTTTTGTTTTTTAAGAACCTGAATATTGATTTAACACCGGCATCCGTATTAAATAAATCTTCTAACATATGACAGTCAAATACGACAAGAGCATCGATAAATTCAGGAATTAGGTAACAATTCTCATCATTATCAAAAAAATTTATATGTTGAAACTTGATTTTATTATTTTCAAATGATTTTAATAAATTTTCTTTGTTATCAGTGTCTGCTTGGACAAGTATTTCCATCTCACCACTCATTTCGCATTGCCTTAATTTCTGCTTTCCACGAACGAAGCAGTAACCGAGGAACACCAACAGCAAGTTCATATAGTGTAGTCCATACAAGAACAGGAACAAATATGACTGCAATGTATAAACGGTTCATAATTTTTTTCATGGTTTACTCTCCTAAGAAACCAAAGTTTATAATATTATAACAGTGACACAAAAGTCAACCGTTTTAATTGGCTAATCTTCGTGTTTCTTCTTCTGCGGCTTTAAGTTCTTCTTCGGTGACTACACCTTCTGCCAATAATCGTTTTCTATTAGCCAAGTGTTTAGCATCAATATCTTCTTTTGCACCACCGTCATATGGGACTGCGTAACCTTCTTCAACTAAAATTTCAGTTAATAACTTATCACCAATTTTAAAGTCACCCAATACTCGCCCAAACTTGCCTCGCATATCTTCGCCTTCTTTATTCAAACGAGTACAGAGAATGACATCACCTTCTAATAATTCTCCAACCCTTTTACCAGCAAGTTTGCCAAATAGTTTTTCTACTCTGTCTAATGTTCTTGACTCTGGTGTATCAATACCCATTATGCGTACTCTTTCATCTCGCAATATGATGTCAAATCCTAAATCAATATCAACATCAACAGTATCGCCATCTACAACATTAATTACTTTTGCCCTGTATTCGTACATGATAATCTCCAAATTATCATGTACTTATCTTTAAATATAAATTGTCTCTGCTGGCTGAATTTGTCTCACATCATAGAAAAACAAATCTACAGACGGGATCTTGTCTCTGGACATTTTATGTATAACAAAATCAACGCTTTCTTTTGAAAAAAAGTAATCTAAAAATGGACGCAGACGGTTTGAACGCTCACACCATATTCTATAGACATATTTTTCCTCATCCACCCAAAAATAACTTGCACCTGAATGTGAACTTCCGTTCCCACCACTTTTTCCTCTGGATGTTTTCAATACAGGGTAAAGTGTTTTAGCAATAGGCACCATATCATTTTTATACGCTGACTTTTCTGAACGATAATGTGATTGTAGATGTTCTAATTTTAAATCTTCATCATAAAAATCTGGGATAGTTACCAACAAAGGAAAACAAGCAGAATTAACCGTTTTAGCAGAGAGGTCTTCTCTTAAAAGTCTCATCATCTTTTTTCTTGTGTCACTAACATCACCAGATTTTAATGCTGCCACCGTGAATTTACTTTCAAAGTGTTTTCTAATATCATCTGCTTTTTCTTTTGCAGCATTACTAGGGTTGTGAAAATGCTTCTCAAGTTCAGAGTCGCCAATGTCCAGTGTACCAGATAGCAAAAATCCTTCCAGTATCTGAACAATTTCTACATTGCCAATTTGTTTATTCTTCAACTCACAGATAATAGCAAGAAGATCAGATGGAAAAGTGAATTTTCTCAGTGGAGTACCCACATCAAATATATCAAATGGCCAGTCTATTGTTGCATCAATACTTGCATCTCCAGCACTCAAATCTATGCAATCGATGTCAATTGTAATATCATCATCACTAAACAATGCATCAGATATATCAATCGTGTTTTCTATCTGGTTGTTTGTTAGAGTCAGGGTTCCAAATTCTGTCCCACCCTTTTTTGTATTTGTCATCATCTGCACCTTTTCTTCGTTGATCACCTTTGCCACCTTCCCATTTACCGCCCATCTTTGTTGTCCTCTTGTTCTTTGTCTATACGCCAATCTGGGCCAAGCGATACGAATACATTTTTACCAAGAACACATTGATACATTTTTGTAGATTCAACATATAACATTTCTAATATAGATGATTCGTTTATTTTGATAACCAATTTTTGTTTTGGTTCAAACTCCAGAATATCACCATTTTTGTCTATGTCATGCGTTAGATTTCTAACAACGCAGCGGGATTCATTACCTATTGACCAAGCCATACTAATCCCAAAGTGCCCTAAAATATTTTCCAAACATTTTTAGGCCATAATCCACACGCTCCGAATATGCATCATATCCTTCTTTGTCAAAATGTCTAGTATCATTAGGACCTTTGTCCATTCTGTAATAAATTATGCCGTCATAGTCGTCATCAACTTCGTTGCCTTTTACATCAACTTTGGTCCATATAAGATCACTTTCTCCAGTAAAAAACTCTTCTTCGCCGGGCATGTCTTCGGAAATTTCTCTAAAACTCCAGATCATAGCGTCTAGAACGTAATCCCAGCGTTCAAAATGCTTGTCGTCTACTTCGCCATTTTCTTTCTGCTTTTTGGTAAGTTTGTCGCCATGCAATTTCTTGGGCACGTCTTCTAAATCAACAAACGGAGCACCCTGTTTGGTTACGCGTAACTGCTCTAAAACAGGTAGAATAATGTGAGAAAGGGTTTCGTTTGCATTCCAAACGTCCCATGGGTCTACATGCACTCGTACTTTTTGCTTACGTCGACTCTGAATCAGGTTGATGGTATAATGCAGTACATTCTGCCATCCATCCAGGAACTTCAATACTGTTCGATCTAACCAATCGTGTTCGCTATCATTGACTTGCCAGTCATACTTACCGTGACGCCACTCTAGGTATCGTTTTTCTATACGCTGGGTGTTGAACCAGTGCACGTGTTTACCTATGGTCGCTTTCATTCTTCTAATCCTGCATCAACTCGTTGTAAGTATAACTGATACTCTTGTTGATTTATCTTATCAACTTCATCTTGCAAAGACTCTCCATGAAACTTTTGAAATTCAGATATCTGCTCTTCTACTGACGTCCATAGGTTGCCTTTTATTTTACTTCCGTGTTTTTCTAACCATTCTTCATAGGTTAATGTTTTGTTCATTTTTCAAATACCTTCTCAATTGTTCTGTGTATTCTATTTCGCGTTCGCGTTCGGGAGACTGAATCCACTTGTCTACATCAACATATATATCGCCGTCATGCGATACCTGAACATAATCAGGATATTTGTTTCTTTTAGTTTTCATGTTTTGGAACCATTTAATTTACCAACTCCCATAGGAAAGGTCTTGGTTATATTTTTCATAATTGCCTCAATAAATTATTGTGCTAGACTGAGCACGGTAAGATACTTTTCATATGCATCTTTCACAGCAGGATTTTCATTTCTAACACGACTTTCGTGTTCGTGTTGGTCAATTATTAGATCTATGCTTTTTCCAAAGTGTTTTCTAATCCACGTATCATGTTCCACAAGAGCATGAAACTGTGCTTGTGGCATGTGAATTGCGACCATTTGTTCATATTCAATATCTAGAGCAGGATCTGTAATTGCTTCTCTATCACTAAAAGTTACGCCAGTGTTTTTGACCTTATTAACGCGATAGGGGCTTTCTTCTACACGAGCACGATATTTTTTGGAAAAATTTTTAATAGTATCACCCATCACTTTCTACTTTCTTTATTGCTTTGTTAAGTGTGTTAGCATAGTTTAATGCTTGTTGCCGAGAAAGAAAAATGCTTGACTCATATTTTACATAACCACGGAATAGAATATTCCAAATCAACCGACTGCGACGCACAGTTTCATTTAGAATGTATGCAGCCCAACTCCACACCCAATAGAGTGCTTCATTATCTACCCGAGGATTTTGTTCAACAGTTGTACTCCAAAAGTCGGTTGATACTTCTGTAGTGATATCAACTGAAATCTGTTTTGTTTCTCGGTCTGCTTCTATCCAAATGCTGTGATAATGATCCTTTGATCCGCAATCACATTCAACTTCATACCACACAGCATCACCATAATCTTTTTTCTTCAAAATGCCTTCGGCGGGTGTTTCACTCTTCATGATGTTGCCTTTTTTTGTTTTTCCTGACCACACAGTTTTGCCATTAAGACAAATTCTTCATAGGCTTTCTTAACACTCTCGTTGGATAACATTTCGTCAACCAGAAATTCCAACTCTGATATTGCTGCTTGAGCAACCTCGTGTGGGCTTGGATGTTGCAACCCAACTAAATCATTTCCAAATGCCTCTTTCATATTGTCCCATGCTTCTTTCTGCATTGCAGTCACTGGCGTATGACTTGATTTTGCATAACTGTTTTCTACCAGTTCAACGATAATAGCATCACGGGCATATTCTAACGCAGCAATAACTGCGGCATTATCTGGATCAATGTGATAGCGTGTTGCACCACGACCGGGGGCTACGCGAATCAAGTGTGCACCGTAAGGCAAACTTTCCATTACATTGCTATCATAATGTGAAACAGGAACAAAATCTCCGTTTTCATCTTTCTTATAATAGGTTTCTTGAATCATTAGACTTCCTTTACATCACCGTTTTCATCAATTTTTGTATCTTCATACGGTGCTGCAATACGCCGGTATAACTCAAGTTTACAACCCTCTAATGCACCAATACAATCATTGACGTTCTGGTAATTTAATCCTTTATCTCTGAGATAATTTTGAACAACCACTGTAAAAATATAGTTCAGTTCTCCAGCGTTATCACAACAGTATCCCAAATTTTTTGGCAAATCTCTGAATATGTCACGCTGTTCTTTTTTAATATAAGGCATTGTTCAACCTATAATTTTGTCATCAATAAAAATTTTCAATGTGTTATTATCGTCTTGTAGAGAATACTTTGGAATTTCTCTCTTGTCAAGATACCTTACATAACTTCTTTCATCGGCATCAATAACCTCAAGACGATTAATGCCCGACATTGCATTTAATTCTTCACCATCAAAGATAGCATTATGGATTGACATATATCCACAGTCTAAACCTCTGCCGTACATTCCAGTGTCAAAACCAAATACTTGGTAAAGTGTATGACGATAGGAACCTCTGTCCTGACCATCTGCCTTCCAGATTCTCTTACACACTGCGTAGAAGGCGTCTTCTCTTTCTTTCTCGGTAAGACCTTCCCACCACGCATCGTTCTGTTTTTCGTATTCATCTTTCGCTGCTTGTATTTCTTCACTTATGTCGGTGAATTTTTGCAGTATATCATCTTTTTCAGTTGTCATTTTCTCCATCCAATGTGTTTAAATTACGGCTTCTACCAAATTATAAACCAGCAAGTCTTCCATATTTTTAAGGTCATCTACCAAAGATATATCATTGAAGTAGACCGTGACATTACCCCACTGTGATACATCAGGGACAAGTTTTGTGTCTCGGCTGCTTATAGCACGGCGAGTTTCGTCAAGCGGTGGTTTATCATTCACTGTTGTTCGGTGTGGGCAGCAGGTTTCTGGTTTTAGCACAACATATGACTGCACACTAACACGATAACGGTATTGATTGTAGAAAAATTTACTTGGGTGTACCGCTTTTATCTTCATTATTCATATAATTTATTGGATTATATACTTCCGTGATACTTTTATGCACAGATTCTAACCACTTTTCATAAACTTGGCTACCTAATTCTGCTTGCTTTTCAGATGGTATAAAGAGTTCTTTTGCTTCATCTGTTGTCAAATCTAATTCAATATTAATTTTCATTTTTTAATCCTTTCTGGTTTATAACCAATTTCGGTAATTGCGTTTTCAACAATTATATCATTAGTCCATCCAACATTTATAGGCTCATCTTCTCTAAACTGCTTAATTGCTTCTTCTAGTGTAACCTCACGCGAACTAACAATTGTTTCGCCAAGATGTTTCTGTGTAAATTCTTTGACATCTTCGCAAACTACGGAATCTTCTGCATATTCAATCGGATCGCATTCAGCATCATCGGGAACTTCTACAACATAACGCATACGAAACTGTGAAATTGCGTCAACCATTACATACTTGCTCATTTTTTAACCTCTTAAATTGTTGTTAAGCATTAGATTCTTCAAAACAGTTAAACCCAGATTGATGTTCAAAGGTAAGCAGTCCAAATCTTTCTGAACGTGGGTTTCTGCAATATCCATAATCATCGTCTATACGGTCATACCAGATACAACCACAACTACAATCTGGATATTCTAAATTTTTGTTTTCCCAACGATCAATATCTCCACCGTACTCGGCATAATCTGTGGGTTTCGCTTCTGTATTGACATCATTCATCTTTGACAAATTTTCCATCTTTTACTCGGTATACCTCGCATCCATTCAGAGACGAACGGATATAGGTTCTTCCACCATCAATTGTGTTACCATTTTCAAATTGTTTATAGTCATGATGGCTCCGTGAATATTCTAAATCACCATCATCATTTTCTACTAAGCCAAACTCGAACTCTTCCACTCCATCAGCATTAGTAATCATTACCTGCCCATCGGGATGATAATATAAGCCAAAATAACGATTACCAAACTCTGGATGTGGTGTTTCACGGTAAAAAACATCTGCAGGTGTGTCACTGAGAGAAAGATCAGTGGTGCATACATACTGTACAGACACACCGTCTTTTTTAGTATAATGCTCAACTACCTTTTCAGTTGGAAATACTGGATCATGTTTAATCATTTTTTCAACACCTGCATAAGAGTTTCGTTTTCTTGTTCTACTTCTTCTCGTGCATCATGCCAGTTATCAGAACAAAACACGAATAACCCATATAAGATTCCACCCAAGAAACAAACCAGTGGCACAATATAAAATAGGGCCAACACCACATGAGCAAGAGTATATCCCCACAGTGTCGCAGCAAAATGCGTTAATGAAATTGTTCCCAAAACTGTAGCAGTAGTAAGAACAGGCTTTGCAATCTTTTGAAGAAACCGTTTTTGTACTCTAGTCATAATTACCAAGTCCCCGGGTCTGTGATATCTTTTTCTTTCAGTATGTCTGTGTTAATATCTTCAACCGTTGCTATCAAAACATCTGGGCCTATTCCGGTCAAGTTGTCTTTTGACCGAAGCCACATGTACCGTGCTTTATCATTTTCTTGAAGCAAATCGTACATTTTTTCTACTTGCTCTCGTGAAAGTAACATTTTATGGATATCTTTCATTGTCTATTTCCTCTATTAAATTATGCAGGACCGGAAGTCAAAACTTTTTTCGCAATCGTTTTTTCAATTCCGGGATTAATGTGCTTTACATGCGGGACACATACATGCCTGACATAATTTCTGGTATATCGCATTTCACTATTGCTGGAATCTTCAACATACGGCACATTGTGTCGCTCAGCCCACTGTCTAAAAACACGCTTGGGTGTAAGACGAAATGGACGAATAACTGTGTTTAGACGATTCCACGGAATGATTTTTGGAATGCCATGCATTGCTGACCAAATCCAAGTCTCAATACAATCATCAAGATGGTGACAGGTGACAACTGGCAAATCGGTATCTTCAGATACGGCATCAATAATACGATAGCGTTCGTTACGCCAGTGTTCTTCTGGACTTTTATCATCTGGTCGGTTTGGGTTGTCAATATGTCTGACAATAACCTCAATGTCATTTTCCTGACAATAATTGACCACACAATCTTGCATTGCAGTTGCTTGAACAGTGCCGTGATTGACATAGAGCACAACAACCTCGTGCTTTCGCTGCAAGAAGTCTAACGCACTCATAGAGTCAACGCCGCCGGAACAGGCGAGAATGAATTTGTGTGGTAGTTGACCTTGAAGTTTAATCATTATCCAGTTTTACAATGTGGCTACTTTCATACAGTAGGCTACATCATGTAAAACAGAATGTCAAGCGGTTTCTTTTGTTCCGTTATCGCTGATAATTTTTTCTAAGGTAAGATAAGGTATGCGTTCATTTGGTACATATCTCCAGTAGTGTTTTACATCAACACTGTCTGGTTCCGTCCTATATGTTCCAAAAACTGTGGTAGTGATTCCAATTCTAATAATAACAGCGGGAGTACCGTCTAAAATAACTTGATCACCTTCATTGAAATTTTTATCAAGTTTAAAAGCAAGTCCTTTTGCCATTTTGGTTGCTAAGTCTCTAAACCAAAGTGTTAGTACTAATATAAAAAGACCTGTTAGATACGGTGCTATAAGTTGTTCTAACTCTGCAGTATCAGGCATATTTCGCTCCTATATGCCTTATTTATGTAATATTATCTATTAATTGTCTTCACCAAACAATTCGTCAATCTCTTCTTGCAATTTTTCTTTGGCTGCATCCTCATCATAAGCATATACATTGTCAATGCTTATAGTTGGCTCTGAAATACTGGTAAGTGCATCTAGTATGTCACCCCAGTCACCAAATTGAGAAACATTTATGGGGCGATCATCGGTGAGGGACTCCATAAAATCTAACATAAGTTCAATAGATAATCTAAGTTGATATTTTTCAGAACCTTCTGTTTGTACGAAACCATTGTCTCTTAACCACTCACCTAGGTACTTTTCTGCTTTCGCAGTTGTACCAGAATATATTCCATCAAACAAGGCACTCATAAACATACGACGAATATCCAATGATTCTTCTATCATATCTTCAAAACTGTCAATATCAGCCGTTTCACCGGCATCTTCTCTTGCATATTTTTCGATTTTTTCTTGAACATCCTCGTCTAATTCGTCGTATAACTCTTTTGCATAGCCATCTTCGCCGAGTGTGCCATCAACCATATTGCTTATGTTTTGATAAGTGTCTGAATCTTCAAAAATATCTATAAGATCTGAAACTGTTCTATCAACTGAAAATTGATTACTAATATCGATTAATTCGGAAAATTCACCAATAACAATATATGAATCTTCTCCATTTTTAACTATATCTTCATAATCTAGTTCAGAACTTCGTAATTGAGATTCAAACGCATTTATGACTTCCTCACTCATTCCCTGTTTTTCATAAATTGCAACTAAACCGCCCAATGCAGGTTTTGCATCTAATAATTTTTCGGCAACACCATCGTCTAAATCTTCCATCTCAAAGTTATTTTCAGGCAAATAACCACCGCCTTTGATGCCTTTTACAAAATCTTTCTGTAGTAAATCAATTATATACGGATGATATTTCTCGCTGGGTTTGTCATTACCACGCCCTTTCATTTCTCCCAAATACCCGTTCTGGTCCAAAATAAAGGTAAGATGTGGCTTTTGTTTTGTTTCACCGACTTTTGAGCGGAAACTTAATATACGATCTCCACCAGACGGTGCACCTGTGTTGCCACAATGACCCATTGCTCTGCCTTCTATTTCACAATATTCTCTGTCTAATTTAACCCAAGCGTATTTGCCGTAATCAATAATGATTTGGTCGTCAGGTTCAGGTTCAATTTCCTCACGCTGTTTTTGTTCCCACTCTCTTTCTGCTTCTTGTAATCGTCTAATAAGTTCAGTTGGATCAAGATTTGCTTCCCATTCTACTGCATTAACTTGGGGAGATTGCTCAAACATGGTAGACCAGTGATTCCCTAAAGCTAAAACATTAAATGCACCTTGAAACTCTATTAAATTACTAGTGTTATTAACATAAAAGTCAAAATTTTTTTTGGTTATTTTTTTATACAGATTTTCTAATTGTTGAACTTGTTGTTTAAGCTCTTCCGCTGATTGTGGTGCGTCTGTACCAGCATCTCTATCAGATTGCACAAACTGCCATTTATTTTCCAATTCTTGTATTTTTGCATCAATAACTTCACCGGTCTCTTTTATTCTCCACCAGCGAAGCCACCAGATGATACGATCTGCTCTTTTAAGAAGAGTTCTTACTTCTTTTAGTTTCTCATTGGCTCTTTCTTGACTGATAATATCAGCATTCACCATGGTATCCATGATTTGCTTGTATTGCTGCTTATTCTCAAACAGGTGTGGCTTTATTATAAATTTGGAAAATTCTTGAAATCTCATAATTTTAATTGTAGTTTATAAAGTATTTATTTTAAAGCAGAAGTTAATATCCGAATTACACCTAAATAAAAGTATGAGATCGTTCGCAACTGTACTATTATTAGCCACCATAACTGGTTGCTCAACAATAAAAATTCCAAGTTTTTGGGATCCAAATCAAGCAGAGTCTATTGTTGATATTCAAATTGCAGTTAATAATGTTGATTGTGATAATCTAAAACAAAATCAAATAACGGCAATAACAGATGAAATAGAATGGTTCCAAACATACAGCAAGAGTTCCGGTTGGAGACACCAAGATGTTCTACAATTAATCCAACCACTTGATGAAACAGTAGAAGCATTTGAAAACAGATTTGAGAAAGAGAATTCTATCAATCCTGTATATTGCAATTTGAAAAAGCGAAATATGCAACAACAGAGTGGTAGAGCAGCCGAAGCAATATTAGGGAGATTTAAACTATGAGTGCAATGGATCAATTAGAAGAAGTAATGACTTCAGAGAAACGCTGGGCAAGAGAAAGAGCCGAAGTTGCCAAGGCTATTCATCAACAATATCGTAGAGGAAATCTCACTGACTCTGAGTATAAAGAACTATTAGAAGATTTAATCAGAACAGATAGATTAGATCAAGATGGCGACGATATGGAATTACGCAGCAACTTAGTGTCGGCTGTCAACGGATTATTAAAAGTAATTGGCTAACTAGATTTTTTACCAACGTAGGCTTCTTTGCCATAAAAAGCAGCAACAATAGCAGCCACAGAGACAAAATAAGTTGGTGCCATATCTCCCAAAATGTCAGGTGCTTTATCAAGACCCAAAAGATTAGCAACTACCACAGCGAACGGATATAAGAGCATTCCACTCAAACTAAACCAAGCCATTTTTCTTTGGGCATCAGATTTTTCATCTTCGTTTTCCAGTTCAATTAGTTTTTCGTAATGAACTAATTCTTGTTCTGTGATTTTGCCATCTTTGTTTAAATCAGCAAATTCTTGGAATGAGTTTTTATAAGATTTTTTTGACAACTTGAGTCTCCTACTGACTCAAGTATTTATTCAAAAAGCATCTGCCACTGATGATGCAGCCCATGCTTCTGGTTTTACTTTAGCATCAACTTGACACATACCTCGAATATATCCCAATGCTTCAGTTATAATTGCAGAACTTTTATGCTCTTTTTCTGGATTAATATCAAGATGTATCTCAATGTCTTTGTCTAAACAATTGTCAACATTATCAATCAAATCAAGATATAATTGTGATACTTTATACACTTCGGTCATTAAACGAAGACTGGGTTTCTTTTTGTCTAATCCCTTGGCTTCTTCAACCGAGTTTTCATAAAACAATTTCCCACCGTGCTTGCTATCGATATGCACAACAATGGCTGTAGTATAAGAAATCATTGGTTTTCGTTCGCTATTGTGAAATACCCGACTATCACAACCTACATACAATCGTGTTTCTGGACCACAAGTTTCTAAAAATTTATCGATGTTGTTGAAGTCTATTTTGGTTGTCACAAATATTCCTTTGCCATACTTAAAGAATTTTGGTAATGCTAAAAAGTTTTATAAATTGGGCAATATTAAGCCGCGATAATTTTGCTCGAAAACGGACTCTGCCATTCGTTGGCCCACAACAAAATTATGATGTAATTTTTCTTCGTTCTTCGCAATATAGTCTTTAAAATGTTGTAGTGGTATTTTAGATAGCCTATCAATCTCGCCACAAACGTGTTCGATACGTTCATGTGGATCTTCTATGTCATCATAGGATTCATCAATCAAATCTGGAAAACTTTCAAATCCCCATTTTCGCAAATCTTTTAGTGTATGTGGAGAACTCACTTCAATAAATGGTCGAGCAAGGTTAGCACATTTAATTAACTTTTCAGAATAACACGGTCCATGGCCATGAAATACAGTTTCACAATTTATGCTCACTGCACTTTTTATATGTGGCTGTAGGCTATCAAAAGACATCATCTGCCCAATGTGTGATCCAGCCTGTTCCTGCTCTGGCAATTCCGTATAATCACGTTCTCTTAAATTTAGAAAACGATTGAAGTTGTAGTACCACTCATGATAATCACACTTGCTATAACTCCAGTGTGTATTATCCAACAACTGTTTTTCTACTAAGAATTTGTGTATGTAATAATTGTGGTCATGGCGACTACTACTTAACCGACAAAATGTTTTGTCAATGCTATCAAGGCGTAAATCGAAATCTGAGTTGATTTCATATATTGGAGCAATTAGATGGCCGGGCCAGTATCTCCAAACTGAAAACCCATTTCTTTTAAAGATATTGTAGTAATACTCGTCATTGACAAATATTGGGATATCTTTAAGACAACTATAAATTCTGTTTAATACAAAATCCCAGTCCCACTCTTTATATGACTCACAATTTTCTTCAAATATAAAGCATATATCTTCTTTTGGTACGGGTGGGATTTCTTGTCTTACGTCATTATAATTTTCAAAAATGCCGTCAAGTACCAGAGAAAACTCTGAGCGGTCTATTTCAATAGCATTTGGAAATTGTGCTTGAAAGGGATAAGCAACGGTAAATTCTCTGCGAAAATTCATTAGTGATATTTATAGAAAAACAGAAGCGGTGAACGAGTAATGAACAAAAACAAAAGACATATGCTGATTAACCGTATCAGTGATCCAGCATAAACAATGCACAAATCACAATTTACAAACTGCTTATTTCCAAAGAACAATTTACAAAATCAAATAATCACTTTGGAACACTGCAGAAAGTCACGTCATCAACGCGTTCTCTGTTAAAAAATAGTAAGAAAAAACTTACTGGGGTTCATCCTCACTTTTCAACCGCTTCTGGATGGTTTACCACTCAAAACAGGCTTAACCATCAAAAATCGGAAATCATACCTAAACGAGCAAGAAGTTTTTCTTCATCTTCATCTAACTCAATTTCAGTGTCAATGTTAGCAGCAAGAATCATTTCCTGTACTTCCTGCTTGGTACGTTTAAGGTTGGCAAGTTCTAAGCGATATTTGTCAATATCATTATCAGTCAGAACGCCTGTGCTAATAGAAACACCACCAAAGCCACCATAATGGCTTGCTTCAGTAGATTCCTGACGCTTTTTAAGACGACCGTTCAAAACAGTAGTTTTATCTTGTGGTCGGGCATTTGCAAACTGCGTGTAAAGTTGAATTTGCTTGTCAATCATTGCTGCATCTGCGAGGAGGTCAGAAATACCTTCATCTGCATTTGCTCGTGCAACCTTCTTGCGAATATCAAGCATAACGCCAGTTAGTTTATCCCATGTTTTCAAGTGACCATCAAGATTGCTCTTGGCTGTCTTAACTTGGTCTTCTGCCCACTCATATTCATTAAGTGAAATTTCGGTAGAAAAATCTAAACGATTCATTTCTTCACGAATCTGTGTTTGAATAGCGTGTGCTTTGCGTAGATTAATTTTCATAATGTTTCTCTCTTTTGTTTGGCACCCCCTGAAGGAATTGAACCTTGCACCTTCCACCCAACATTAAGGAAGCGGTTTAGAAGACCGCTGTCGGGAACAGGGGGTAATGATTTAATATTTAAACTAAGTGTCTTCTTCGCCTTTGTCTATAACAAAAGGTGCTCGAATTAGAATCTGTTCCATATCCACTTCCCAATCATGCTCACCACCAAAGATCCACTCCAAACCTGTAAGACCATCAGCGTCTTCTGTTTCACGAGTGCATAACTGTTCAATATAATCTCGTTCTTCGGAATCAAATTCGCCATGGAATTCTACGGATACTGCGATAAGGTCGTCCAGTTCTGCTCCCCATCCATGTTGAGGGTCGCACACTGCTACTTCTTCTTCCTCAACCCAATCCATGTCTTCTTCGGGAACAAATCCCTGACCCCAGCGGTAAGTCTCTGTGACATCAAACCCACGCACATTACCTTCAGGTGTTTTCTGAAACATCTCAACCAAATAATCCACTGATTTCTTTTCAAGTGGATGAATTCGTACTACGGGTTCTTCGGTTTCTTCAATCACAAATTTTTCCTATTTTTTTACTTTTAAAACCATTGAGAAGATGACTGACAGGGTGGAGTTGAACCACCGAGCGGAGCTACCTTTTTATCACCGGCCACCGGGTGCACGGGAATCGAACCCGGCTACTCCCATTTCAGCAGTCATCTTGTCAATGATAACAATGTTTTAGAATAGAGACTGTTCGGTTTTTCCCTCTAAAGGTAAACTTCCTCCACCGAAAGGAACACCCTGCAGAGTGTTTCAGTCTCTATACTAAAAAATTGCATTGATGACACCATAACAATACACACTCATTTTTATTGCCCGATAGCCTAGGATTTGGCAGGGTCTGTATAGTGCAGTCGGGAAGCCACTCCCGATGGTTCTAGTACATTTACCGTTCATGTCTTGTACACTGAACGCAACCCTGAGTGTGTATCGTTATATTGTCTCCATATTTTTTTTAAATGGTGGGACCACTCAGATTTGAACTGAGACTCACGCGTCTTATGAGGACGGGGTTTTAACCAATTAAACTATGGTCCCAAAAACTTATGTTCATTCAATAGTTGCATTATACTATAATCATACAAATTGTCAACTACTTTTTTATCAATAACTACAAGATTTGCTGTTAATTGATTCCACTTTGCCCGATCTTGTTCTGTTTCAAATCCTTTTACTTCCAAATAAGAATCATACTCTGGCAAATAAAAATCTGGAAAATAACGCCGTTCTTTGCCCTCAAAAATGTAGGGATAAGAACAATGTTCATATTGCCACTCTATTTTATTAAAGTCTAGCCACTCTGCGGTCTTAACTTCCCAATTACCTTTTAAGAGAATTCCCCTGTATTCAATTTGTTTAACTCTACCAATAATGTTATTCACCGAATATGATTCAGGATAATCTTCAACGGCTTTCAACATAGATTTAGAATGATTAGACTTTTGTTCAGTCGTCCATACTCTTTTTTTACTCGCCTCTGATATTTTTTTTCTAGTTTCTTCGGAGACGACAGGCTTTGGCTGATTTAATCTTTCTGCTTTTAGAAACTGATTAGAACCTTTTCCCTCCTTACCTAACATTCCATATGAAGGTTTAACTTTTATTTTGTCGGGGTTTTCTTTACACCGTATTTCATGCTGACGCAAAGATACTTTTGTTTTATAAAGTTTACCACAATATTGACAATTGGCATTTATTACTGGATTGTTATTTTTTCTTGATGCATAACGATTTTTACTCTCAATGCCTTTTGAAACCTTTCTTACCAAACTATATGATACTCCTAAAATTTCTGGAATATCTTTTTTGAGGTAGCCTTGATTTACTAACTTTATTATTTTTTGATGGATCATACAATATTATTTATTGCTGATCTGCTCTAACTAAATTAAGTTACGATTTTAATATTAAATTGTAAAAGAACTTTATTATATTATACAGGTTTATTATTCTTTGTCAATACTTTTAAATCATCATCACCAAAAATATTTGGAGCTTGTTCTCCAGCACTGTCCATTTCATGATGACGAGGATAGTGCTTTAACAACGAACCAGCCTGACGACGAACGTTTGCTGGTACTCGTGGTGTTTTTTGAGGGTCGAGCAAATCCTTTAAGAACTGCTCGGTATTTGTTACCGCTCTTTTTCTTTCAAATGGTAAGGTCATTATATGTTATCCTTTAGTATCAACTGGCAATAAACCAGCGGCTTCCATTAACATACGTTTAACTCTAACATTAGGCAAACGATAACGAAAGCATTCGTCAAATCCCATCATTTCTGCTACTTCAACAACAGCACCAGAACGACAGGCTCCTACCACACAATGTACTAAAACATCTTGTTCATTGTCAAGAGCGGTTTTTAGTATCTCAACAATTTGTTGTGCTTGCTCTGTTGAAATTAACTGTTCTTCTGGAAAATATTGTGTTGGATTGTCCGCATCAAGAAATGCAAACTGGTGCTTTTCAACAAATACATCTTCGGCAGGTTCTGGGTATACAGGATCTGGTGGATCAGAAATCTGAATCAACACCGAACCAATGGGAGATATACGATGATTGCCACGCTGCACATCATGAAAAGAACAATTTTCTATTTTTGGCATTTTTATCTGTCATTTAAATACCGGAAATTATATATTAATTTGTCAACATTGTCAACGTGATTATAATTTTCAATCATTCGCTGTTTTACTGATTCATTTTTAAAACGTTCTATACTGCCAGTCATTAATTCTTTATTACTCTCTAACATTTTCCATATTCTTTTTACTGGGTGTATTTCATATTGATAATCAGTGTTTATAATATCATCAAAAATGTGAAAGCCTAATGCTTCTAGTTTTTCATATATTTTATATCCACTTACTATAGGAATAGTCAAACCTTTTATTGCATAGATATACTTTTCGCTTAATGAACAAGAATTGTCAAGGAAGTCAGGCTCTAACACCAAACTAAAAAAAGTTTTAGAAAAAATTTTTGGATTAAAATATTGGTAAAATCGTTGAGCATTGTCTTTGTATGTCAGAGAAGAATAAAAATTAATCCATCTTTTTGGCAATTCACTGTATTCTTTAATACTATTTTTATTGTCTAAAAAATCAATATAGTTTCTTGCAGAAGATCGGTGATTTGATGATTGGCATCTTTGTGTGTAGAGCAAATTTTTTAAATTAACATTGTTTAGCAACCAGCAACTTGTGATTTCTCTGTGTGGTCTACCTTTATTCATTAAACAATTTAATGGGATATGTTTTTTCTTAATTACATCATCAACTGAAAATTGGTGATTAATGTTATTGTCTTTTTCATACTTCAAAAAATCTTTTACATCAGAAATGAATAGACTTGGATTAAAATACCCATTATCTTTAAAATCATCGTAATACAAGTAATGATCAAATACAAATTGTTTTTCTCTGTAATCCACGCCATGTTTATCAAAATAATATTTTATAGAATTAGAATTGTTAATTCTGAAGTCTAATTCAACACATTCAACAAAATTATCCAAATCTGGTATATGATCTTCTACATAATAAACCTCTGCTGTTAAATCTATCTCTTTAGTATCTGGTGTTATGGTAAAAGTTTTTTTGTTCATTTTATAAACGCCCCAATACGTCCATGAACTTCTGGGTCATGAACAAAAGTATATCTACTTGGTGGTATTGTACTCTCTCCCTCCCATACTGGAATGTATTCCAATTGCCCCCAACGAAAGTCAGGATTGTGTCTAAGATGTACTTCAGTTAATTTTCCACCAATAAACTCACAATTGACATACGGATATTCTTTTAAAAAATTTAAAATTTTGGGGAGTGACACATCATCATTTGTTTTGACCCATTTATCCCAAATAGAAAGATTATGTGCTGCATCCGATAAATTGTTTTTATGCCCTTCAACGCATAAAACTTGTTTCCCGTATGAGTAATCAACTGATAGATGCCTACCCGAAAACCATTCACACCAAAAGTGCCCAAATGAGTATTCGTCAGTTTTACTATCTATCCACGCTCGTTGAGCACCCAAGCCAAATCCCATAATATGCACACATGGACGAACAATATACCAACCGGGTTGCGGAACAGATATGCCAACTGGACCAGAGGAATACCCACACTTTTTCGCAAGAATTAACTTGTCAAATATCCATAAATGTTCAGTGGGTACTTTGTCCCATACCCAGTCATCGTCAATAGAATCATGCATTGGAATATTTATAGAGAAAAAATACCCGTGCCCACTAAAATAACCTCGAATAATTGAGGAGAAAAGTACAATGCTGCACGGCCAAATTGTGGGTTTGTTTTTCTTTTTGAGAAGTCGTGGCCATTGCAGCCACGACACAATATCCCAAGTTTCTTTATGCTGCCTTCTTTTTACTTTCTACAAACTTATATGAGCGGTTGCAACGACCGATTTCCATATGAATGTAAAAAGCAGTGTCAAAGTAATCAACCATGGCATCAGAGTTGTTATACCATGCCCGACCACCTTCTGCATTTGCTGGTGCAGTCTTGATGACATCAAGAATTTCACCAAGAAGATACTGATGATCCCCATAGTTATAAAGATGATGGTGGTTGACCTGTATGTAACCACTGAAGTTGACGATATCTCCAGTGATGAAGTTACGTAGTTCAATATCAGAAAAATCACAATCACCAGAAAGAATGGATACAGTAACTGCAAGACCATCATCTTTCCGTACAGAAAACTTCATTGTCGGGAACCAGTTCTTGAGTTCATTGCGAATAGCACGGACTTCTTCGGTAGTGATGTAAGCCATTTTCGTTGCCTCTTTTTTTAACCAACAAGGATAGTATATCAATACTACTGTAGTTCTGCAAGGGTTTTTTCAAATTCGGCTTTCATGACATAGATTGCATCGAGTGCCCGTTCACGCTCTTCTTTGTCTTCAATGAGCATATACTTTGCAATATTGCTGTCACAAGCATCAATATAAGACTGAATGGTTTCTTTCATGACTTGTTGCCTCTGCTTTGCCTTAAGTCTGAGTACGATTATACAGACTACCACAAAGAAGTCAACAGTTAGATATGTTTGCGTTTAGTTTTTATACGCAATATTAGTTGCGTTTAGAATCATCAACAACTTCTACATCAACATACTCAGAGTAGTACCCATTTGATGACCCATACCAACGAATAGTCACAAAACCTTTATTTGTGGCGAATTTGTAAAATGTCCATGTATATGATTCATCATATTCATTTAGCGGGCCTTCGTCATCACGGTTACTGACTTCTTCTGCCTGAAGTAGTGGAGAACCAATTAAGTCATCTAAGTCACCACAAACGTCTTCAATAAACACATCTTCACAGCAGTCTTGTTGATGATACATATGAACATATACTGCATCGCTTAGATACAATTTTAGTTCATCATGCTTTTTATCAATGTGAGTAATACAATGACCTAACAAGTCATCAAACTTTTCAACTGGTCCAACAAGATGATTAAATGTTTCCAAGGTATTCATGATTAACCCTCGTATCAAGGTTTGCGGGTCATTTCTTGTGCACCACTCTCATCTGGCTCAAATCCAAACCGTTTATACCAATTTTTTAACTGACTTGTCTTGGTTGATGCATACCCCTTGGCATACAAATGGAGTGGTACTTTGTGTTTTTCAGACAATCTTATGAGATATTGAAGTGCTCTTGTGCCAGCACCAGAACCGGGTTCATGAGACTGAATATTTTTAATACGAACTCCGTCACCATCGTATTCTATTACTACATGAGCATTGCCAATAATTCTGGCGTTATTGTTGAATGGGTGCTGAGACGTGTTGGCAATCAGTTCTCTCATAAACTGGTCACCACGCTTTCTATTTTCTTCTCCCTGTGCCCCCTGTGGGCCAAACCCACGAAGTTTGATTCTGTTATCTGTAATATATTGTTTAGGATTAATCATTTTGATATTTATAAATGGTTCGGGAAGACGGAATCGAACCGAGTCATCTCTGGATTCAAAGTCCAGCGTTCTGCCAATTAAACTATTCCCGAATAAAATCGTTATCCTACGAATGCACGTTCAAGAACAAATGAACCGGGAGTTTTTCTGCCACCTTGTACCCAGTTCTTGCTTTTTAGGATGTCACGAATTTCTACATTAAAATCCATGTTTCCACAAAGCATGACTTTATCTGTGTCTGGTGCAGCGTCAGTCATTAATATGCCTTTCCTAATCAAATCAGTAATACGCTGCGTAAATCCACCCCATGTACCATCTTGAGTGACAACAGGAATATAATCTACACCTGCATCTTTTAGAAATTCATCATATGCCGCAAGTTCATCAGCGGTTCTCACACTCCAAACAAGGTGAAGATTTTCATACTTTTCCTTGGTAGCGGCGTCTCGTAGCAAACTAATAAATGGGGCAATACCAGTGCCTGTTGCCAGCATCCAAAGGTCTTTACCATCGCTTAGATTATCAAGGATTAAACTGCCCGTTGGCTGGTTACTGACATAAACGGTATCTCCAACTACAATGTTCTGCAACTTACTAGTAAGAGGACCATCTGGAACCTTGATACTATAGAATTCTAAGTAATCGTCACTAGGACTTGAAGTAATACTATATGCACGTTTAGGAGCGTCATCAATACTAATCATAGTAAAGTCGCCAGCAGTAAATTCAAAGTTGTCTGGCTTTGTCACTCTAAACCGAAAAAGATTATCAGTATAATGTTCTACTTCGGTTACAGTCATCAGTCCCTGTTCTTCTGCCAGAAACCGCTGATACTCAACCTGATATTCTTCTTCTGAGAGGTTGTGCCAACCTCTACAACCGTCTGGTGATCTGCCACATCCACATGTCATATGTTTTATTTCCTATTTTAATGTATGGTGGGTGCGGAGGGTCTCGAACCCCCGGCCAGCGGATTAAAAGTCCGATGCTCTACCAACTGAGCTACGCACCCGTTTTAAAACTTATTTCAATATGTGTAGACTATCAGTAAATGATTTCTCAGTCAATGTTTTTTTAAATTAATAATCTACAACAGAACGGTACATTGAATATGTCAAAACAGCCAACCCAGCTAATATTTTAACAACCCCAAGATACTCAACTGTCCAGCAATCAAAAAAACTGCCTGACTGTTGTGCTGCAACACCAATTGCTATTAATATTCCGGCTACTGTTTGTCGCCTTTCGCAAGAGTCTATTCTTGCTTTTAATATTGAATTTTCACTCATGATATACCCTGAAGTTCTGCATACTTTTCGTATGATACTTTAAACTCTGACCCACAAGTATCACAAATCATACGCCCCAAATACTCACTGGTTTCTTGTTTAATCATTGGACAGATAATGCCCTGCTCACATGCAGGGCACTGTCTTGGGTCATTTCTAATATCATCTACAATATCAACCATGACTACTTTTCCTATTACTTGATAGATCGTAATTTAGATCGTAGTTCTACAACAAAGTATGTTGCAAAAATCAGAAAGTAGATGCCGACTGCAACAAAGATAGGAGAGAAAACATATAACCAACTCCAATCAATAACTGCGGTTAGTTTGAGTACGATGAATACAATTGTAAGTGTTTCAAGAAATCCCATTTTTAAATCCTCTTGGTATATTTCAAGTTATTTCAATATATGCTTTAACAGTTGAGTTGTCAACCCCGGCGTTGAAGACGATGTTCTTTGCCGCGATCATGTGCTCCAATTAACCACACGCCACCAAACAACACAAGCATCATAACAGCACCTAATACACTACCCATCCAACCTCGCTCTGAACCAGCCACCGCATCTAGTACGACAGGGCCGATGAGCGGTAAGGTTCCCGGGTGCGATCCGTATCGTTCAAGATAACCTGAACCAGATATACAATCTTGAATACGCTGTTTGATCATGCTGTAACCCATTTTACTTCGTGTTCTGTGACTATTGCCTCTGAACCATCATACTCTTCGATAAAGAAACGAACACCCTCGGGCAACCACGCCACCTGAAGAGCATCTGCACCGCCCGGGAAGAAATGGTTGTCACCCTGATTCCACTTCTCTCGTGCTCGCCCTTCAATTGCGTCTGCTTGTTCGCGGTCAAGTACCATTTGGACTATCTCAGGGTCAAAGATGCACTCTGGGCAGCCTGTGTTCCAAGAAAACCAACCGCCACCAAAGCCCGGCGAGTATAGCACTGCGACTTTTCTTTCACGAATAATCTTGTTCATTGACATATCAAGCATCCTTTTTAACTAACACTTGTGTGCAGAATACAGGCGAGGGGAGTGCTTGTCAAGTATTATTGTGCAATTATTTGTAATAAGGATTGCTGGGGTCAGCATCGTTTGATTTGTCAGGCCACCAATCGTTTTCATATTTTTCGCCTTTCTCAAACATACGCTTCATTGATTTAATACGCTTTTCATATTCTGCTTTTGAAGGCTTAACATTATTAGTAACAACATCGATAACATATTGCAGCGTTACCGCATTAGCAGTAAGTGTAGCACAGCGTCCACCCACTTCACCCTTAAGGTGGTCAATTAGGATGCTTTCTGAACTTTTGGCAAATTCATCAGAGAGTTCATGTGGGATATCCAAATCAATATATGAATAAACAAAATCGTAATGTGGGGTTGGTGAACTATGAAGGATATATTCATCCAACACTTCAATACGCTTGAATCCATCTTTGTTGTACCAAACTGCACGTTCTGTTGTTAGTTCGTCAGGTTTGCCAAAAGTTTTTTGTAAGTGTTTAATATAATTTACTGGATCTTGGTTGTTCCACTGAGAAAGTGGATCTTTATCCTCGGATAAGATATCTTTTATTTTCATACAGTGTATTTATTAAGATATGGGAGATTGAGAAAGGATATGAATGCTCCGGCGGTAGGAGTCGAACCTACATAAATGACGCTGATTAACAGTCAGCCGCTTTTACCATCTCAGCCACGCCGGAATTGACTCTATAATTTATCTTGTGTTTTGAATGTTAAATTTTTTCTTTAATTTTTTGATAAAATGTTTGCATTGGAATTTGGCAGTTGGTTTCAGTTCGTATTAATTTTAACATAGCCGGGTCATTCAACTCGATATTATCAAAAAATCCCGGATAATAATCATCATATTGATCATCTGCCATATCTAATAATTCGTCTGTGTTTGTTTTTCCTGTGCCATCGTAATACTGCCCATTTACTTTTAAAATAATATGATAGATATCAGTTTCTGCGTTAATAACATCATCTATAGTTTCAGTGGACACAGTTGTTTTGCTGATAGTTTGAGTACCTTGATTAGATATTTCGGTGCTTGTAAGATCATCTACTTCTCTGAATGTAAAAGCAAGTTTTGGATTTAAGCCTTTTTCTTTAAGAATTTTACCTAATGCTAACGCAAAATTTCCACAGTTGCCACTGCTAAGATTATCAGTGCCAAATATGTTTTGTGCAATTTTTATAATATTTTCGATTGTATTTGTATTGTTGTTTTCAACTTCAAAAATTTTAACCATTATCTATCTATCCATTTTTGATACACAAACTCGCCCAAATCATCAATCGTTCGCAAATTATTTTTCTTCATAAACGCGACAATTTGAGTCATCAAGTTTCTGTATTTTTTATCAGATACTGCATTGTGAAAATCTACACGCACAGATTCTTTGTCCATTCCCGGCCATTTTCTTAGAAATTTATCAATTCGGGTTTTTGCATCTGCAGGAATGTTATCTTCTGGGTCAAACTTTAATCCTAAAAATATAGCAGGAACTGCGTCACCAACATACATTTCTTTTCTCGGTGGAGTGTATGGTCTACGCTTTTCTAAATTAGCAAGATTTCGCTTTAACTCCTCTCTTACCGCCTTTTCTGATAATGCATTTTTACCAAGGTTTCTATCTTCTTTACTATCATAAAATTTTATTGGTATGCCGCTTTTTTTAGCCATGCTATAAATTTTAAAAATATTGTCTGCTTGACCAGCATTGAACTCCATGACTAACTCTATCATTAGAATATATTTTTTGGCATTGGTTATGTTAGGTTTTTGCGAGAAAACACGATCTTCTTGCTCATATTCACCACCACTGACTTCTCTCCATGATGGGCCATAATAATCCATACCATAACCAGAATAATTTTGTTTTAGTTTTTGACCATCAAGTGTTAATACTGGAGATCCACTGTCACTAATATATTTGCTGTTTTTTGTTCTGGCAGTAGACATAAAGTACAAGTCTGTCTTTCGTCTGGTTGATTCTTGTTCTGATGGTTTAGCAAATGTTGGACGCAGTTCAAATTGGTCTTTTTCAAGAATTTGTTTTAGATTTCCAAATCCAGTGCGATGAAAAATTATATCAGAAATACCTTCAAATAGGTCAGTAACTATCACTTCATAATCCTATGTTTATTAAGGTATTTAGTTATTAAAGAGGGTTTGGTTCAAATGACTTTACTATAGAAGGCTGGTTCTATCCAACTGAGATACAGGCCGAGTGTATTGGTGCCCGGTGAGAGAATCGAACTCCCAACAACGGATTACAAAACCGTGGTTATACCATTTAACTAACCGGGCAAAAAATTGCCGAGCGATTAACTCGGCAACTGTCTGATGGCAATTGTATTTAAACAGTTTAAAATACCATCAGAATTTTTATTTGGTGCCCGGAGCGAGACTCGAACTCGCACGCCTTGCGGCAAAGGATTTTAAATCCTCAGTGACTACCCATTCCACCACCCGGGCATTTTTAGTATGCTACACCGTATAGCATCATATGTCAAGGGATTAGCACTTCTCTATTTTTTGCTTTTTGGTACAGTTCAGAATCTTGAGATAGATATTTGTCAAAAATTTCTGAGTGGTCTTTATAGATTTTATCAATTATCCAATCTTTGTATGATGCATCATAGTCAGAGGAATTAACTTTGGTATTAGGAAGACTAATTCTGGATTTTAATCCAACTTGTTGAAGTCCAGATTCCACACCATCAGCAAAAAAATCTTCCATTGTGATAAGTTGGCATTGTTTTTTCCATTCAGATGGTGCGTTATCTACAAAAAACGATTGCGGCATTAGGTGTTCAACACCAACTTTTATATAATTCTCATTAGATAAATCTTTATCATACAAGAATGCTTGAAAGAACTCGTCAAATCTTTCTTCTACATTTATCATATATTTGTAAATGCTTATAAATCTTTCTAATGGCTCACGAACAATACAAAAACTTCGTGGTTCGGTGGATGGGTTATCAATAAAATGCATCGTGTTTCTAATATAGGACGATGCATTTTTGGGTATATTTAAGAAGAATATTTTATCAATCGCAGAATTACGATAGTAGTAATGCTGTCCTACAGTTTTTAAACTGGAAAAAATAATCTTGGCATTACTGTTTGCATGAATGTTGGCTGAAGGTATCATAATACCTGTATTTAATCAGAGTTTATGCTGTGGCTTTTAATTCTGAAAAGCGTTGTATTCTGGCAGAATTGAGTGCATATAGTTCATTGGACCAATGCCTTAATGGTTCCATATCAACCGTCGTATCGCCCTCAAGTGATATACTCAGATAATTTTCTATCCAGTCCGATCTATCTTGCACTGCACGGTTAATCTCTTCAATAGACATTTCAGAAATAGATTTTCCTAATGACATGATATACAACTTTATACTCCTTTTTTATGGGAGTATTTATGTTGCAGAGCACCAAATTATATTATTTGTTTTTGGGGGAGTTTCCAGTAGAATCAAATGTTTCACTTTGTGATTGATAGCGATGAATAATTTCTTCTAATTCATCTCGCTGTTCTGCTGAAAGATTTTGGTCAATATGAGATTTATGTTCTAAAACCATTGCGAGTTTTGTGTTGAGACGAATCATATCGTTATCCAACATTCTAACTCTATCTACTAACTTAATAAGTGTTCCCATTGTCTCGCCAATAACTGGATCAACGGTTTCTGTTACCCATCGCCATATATAATAAATGAACCCACCCATTCCCACTGCGGCAACAATAGGAAAACCATATTCATTAATGGCATTGACAATGTTATCCATTTTTAATCTCGGCGAGCATCATCCTTGCCCTCATTCGCAGCAATCCGCTCTATGTTTGGTTTAACTCCTAATGCATAACTCATAAGTGCATCTATTTTTACAAGATCATTGTTCATTGTTAAGACACGGTTATCTAATTGAGATATAATGTTTTTGAGAGTGTTTAGAGATTCGGTAACACTTGCAAGTATAAATCTCAGCGATATAAAAACAAATGCTCCTGCTACCAGTGCACCAGCAATAGGGAATCCAACTTCAGATACAAGTGTTAAAAACTCCATAAAAGTATTTATTTGCTGGTTGCTGTGAATGTGCCATCCCAATCAGATGGCAAATCTTGGGCAAGCATAAATTTACAACGCTCTATCCACAAATCATAATAAGCATCCATGGCACCATCAAAACTTCCACACAACTCATTGCATAATGTAATTGTTTCATCAAAGTTTTTAATGCGATACATCTCTAACATACGATCATGCTTTTCTCTTGCATCAAAATATTCGTCAGGTGTATTTTCGGCGTGTTCTAATACCGTGTAAATTTTTAACGGTTTGCTCTTTCCTTTTACTGCTATTTTATCTAACTCCAGATAGAAAAACTGTTTGTATGTTAAATGAGCGGTTTCAGAACCTGTGACTATTCTTACGCCATAGGACTTTGATTGTCCTTCTAAACGAGCGGCAACATTAACACTATCACCCAATACATCATAACTGTGACGCTGAGTACTACCAATTTCTCCCATATAGGCTTTACCAGTATTAATTCCTACACCCATTCCAATTTGTGGTTTATTTTGTTCTGTCAAATGCTCATTGAACCGATCAACTGCAGATAACATCTTTAATGCGGTGGATACAGCGTTTGTAGCATGCATATCGTCATCTATCGGTGCATTGTGAATATGCATGGTTGCATCACCAATGTACTTGATAATCATGGCATTACTTTCAAGAACGGGCTTGGATATTGCATCCATATATGAGTTCATCATACGCGTCAAACCTTGAACATCATCACCAAAACTTTCACTTAGAGGAGTAAATCCTCGGAGATCAGTCATTACGGTTGTGATTTTCTTTTTTGTGCCGTGTTTGATTAAATCAGGATTGGTCTGAAGTAGTTTTACAACTTGTGGGGAAGCATATCCAGAAAATTGCTTTTTAATTGCTTGTTTTTCTTTAAATTCTTTCACAAAGCGAAGAAATACTGAGTGTAATCCAACAAGAATTAATGCAGCAAGAGGCATTGTACCATCAAGCATGTACAAATAGTTAGACCAAGCATAATCTACAGCGAATACAAGTGTGGCACTAAGTGCAATCATTCCTATACCCACTACCCAATAAGGCGTGAATCTTCCAAGAACAATAACCACCAAGCCTAACGCAAGAGTAGATGCAAGTTCTGCTTGAAATGCCCAGTAAGGACGCTCAATTTGTTCGCCGTCAATAAGTGTTTGTAAAGTTACTGCTGCGGGTTCGTAATTATATCTTGGTCCTGTTGGGGAGGCTATGATACCACTTATCCCTGCGGCTTGAGCACCAATGATTACAGTTTTGCCTTGAAACTCTGAAAAGTCAGATTCTGCTGCAGATATGGTGGGGAATTTTTTATTCCATCGTAACCATATTCTTCCATTGGGGTCTGTGTTTATTATGGGAAACCCGGGAACTCGGACTGCCTCTATTCCCGATCCAGATTCTTTTACTTGATAAGATGGTTGGCCTGTTGCTACTCTAATAACTTCTACTCCCAAAGAGGGAAACACCTCGTCTTCTACTCGCATAAGAAGTGGCACTCTGCGAACAACGCCGTCTATCTCAGGAACTGTATTGATAACGCCCACACCATCTGCTGCTTTTCCTAGCTCTGGAATAGGACCCAAAACGCCTTGCCATTGGAATAGATAGGGCACAGGTTCGCCTATTTTTGCGATGCCTCTTGGAACAGAGTTTTGACTATACCTCTGTGTGCCTGTTTGTGATATTACTATGCTGTTGTTTTCAAGGGTTTCAGCAAGATACTCATCACCCCCTAACCTGTCAATTTCTGAAAATAAAATAGGAAGTACAATTACACCTGCCCCATCTTTTCTCAACTGCCATATTATATCTGCTATAGTTTCCCTGCTCCAAGGCCATTGTCCATATCGTTCTATTGCATCCTCATCAATAGTAACAACGCCAATGTCTTTGGAAACTTGAACGGGATCGGTTTGTTGTAGTAGGTCAAATTGTTTAAGGCGAAGCGTCTCGGTGATAAACCCATCACTGTAGTGTATAGATAGAATTAAGATTAAGGTTATGAGAGCCGTTGTCCAATGAGTTATCCACTTCATTGGGATATTTATGTTCGTGTATTATTAATTTTGATTAATAGAAACAGAACACCCAGCGGGGTCTGTGCAAATTTTAGTCACGGATACAGAATCATTGTCATTTTGTTGAATATTTAAATTAACACCACCGCCAGAATTCGTTAAATCAAACGATGCAGAAGAACTCCCAGATTGCTCAGAGGTTATAGAGTGGTTATCTCCTACAACGCTACCTTGTAAAAAGTTATCTCCAGATGATTGTAGAACAGAAAGTTCAAAATCATTGCCTTGTTGAAGGATATCAATTTCATCCGCATTAGCGACTTTGATCAATCCTAATACGATTATTGCCAATACCAGTTTGATAATCATATTTTATAAAATTTCCTTGTAAAATGTCTATTGAATAACCATGTGATTCACTTAGTTTAAGTTCAAATGTGTTTCCCGCTTCATCTTTTCTTCTTACTGTAAATTCTGGTGGCGGGGCTTGAAAGAATATACCAGTTTCTGGATCTAATCCCTCTGGCCTGTCTCCAAACACATATTGGTTATCTAATTGATTTGCAAGTGCGGAATTAACGTTATTACGAAGATTTTGCATAATATCAAATATATCAACTTTTAATATATCTGCAGTATCACCTAATTCTGTATTCCATATTCCATCAATTGTTTCTTGCAAACTATCCTCATCTAATTCATCAAACTCAAGATAATCCACGTCCAACGCATCTGCCTGTTCTTGCAACTCTCTTGCAGTCAAGTCATAGTTGGATTCTTTTCTCACAATCAACATACTGTTTAATTGTGATGGGTCTATATCAAGCACCAACGGCTTAGATGGTGGCTTATTTCCTGTTTCTATTACTGTAGTTTGAAATGCTTCATTCATTACAACCATACCCGCATCGGATTCAACAGTTATTTCACCCACAAAACATTGTGCGGGTTCTCTGGGATTCACTATTCTGCATGAAGGCAATAATGTGACTGTGGAGCCTCCTATTTCATCTACTACCATCGCAAAGTCAGTACCACGTACACCAATGGTAGCGGACGGCGTTTCTATTTTTACATTCTGCTGATGCTTTTTCGCGATTTGTCCAGATGCATATTTGACAGAACCCAGACTGATTTTTAGGGCAAGTGAACCTTCGTTTGCAGCAGGATCATACACAAATTCATCTATAACAAGACGAGAATGCTCTGTGACATCAACACGAGTATCATCCACAAAGTCAATTCTCATCCTGCCTTTTTCGGTCACAGCAGTATCGTAGGATTCTACTTCTGTGCCTTGCTCACCCTGAATAACGGACTCTTCACGTTCTAACACGCCCGAGCCTGATATTTCTGACACGCTACCTATTGCGGCGTGTGCAGAAATATTAGTCAGACTGATCAATATCAACAGTAGCGTTATCGCCTTCAAATGTTGCATCCACTGTGTTGTCATTTATGCCGCTCTGTGTCACGTTATAAACACCGCCGCCACCTGTAATATCAAGATTGAGTGAATGTCCGTTGACATCACCGTCACCATCCATATCAACATTAACAGTATTGCCACCTGCAAGACTGCTACTGTTGTCAATCACCACAGTAGCATCAGCATCTACACCGTCTACTTCAGCGTCAATCACGTTCGCATCACCGTCTACTGTGAATGTTGCTACAAGATCGGAAGCATCCGCAGTTTCGCCTATGCGAAGATCTATGTCTGCACCATCACCATTAACTGTAATATCTGCTGTCACAGTTTCACATTGAACTGCATCAACACTATCACAAGCAAGATCAACATTGTTGTTGTTGCCAGTAAGGCTAATAGTACCTGTGTAGGTATTACCATTGATAGTTGCTGCAATAATATTGTTATCGCCTATCTGATCTATGTCAAAAGTCATATCATCGCCATTCAGTACCATTGGTTCTTCTGAAGTACCTGCAACGTTATCTGTGCCATCTTGTGTGATATCAAGATCAAGATTATCACCAATCTGATCCACATATATTTCATTTGCCCATGCCATACTAACCATTAGTATCAGCGTTAGAGTTAATGCCCCTCTCATTTTTGTCGCTCCCTTTAAACTGCCAGAGTTCTTTTTCCGCTCCTTGATAAACAAGTTCTATTACTCCGGCTTCTATTGCTGCCCTCACAGCATAATTTACAGGCTCGTTGGCTGTCATGCCCATTTCAGTCTCAACGAGTTCTGTTCCCATATCAAAAAAACGAAATAAATTTGCCCCCGTCTTTGTTGATAATATTGTTTTTTCTGTTGCCACAGACGTTAAAACTCTTCCTGAATTAACACTTACTAACCTCATTACAACAGTTACTGTATCTACCCTGTACTCGGTATCTACCCCAATTCCCAAGTACCTTGCCCCTGCACCTCCGGTTAAAACATTTGCATCATAACCTACAATACCACCCTCTAATATTAACCCTGCAAATCGCATTGGGTCTAATTGGCGGCTCTCTTCGCCATAATTTTCTCTGGTATTTCGTATAAGTTGTCTTTCTTTTACTAAATTATCTAAACCTACTCGCTCAACAACATCAAACCACGAACTATTGCCGATATCTTGTAAACTTTTAATAACCCAAACCTCTGCACCTTGTGTAACTGCGGTAGATAAACTTGCTATATTTTCATTGGGTTGTCTTTGTCCTGTTTTATCTGAAAAATCATAAACTGCTATCGTAATCTTTGGTCCATTTAACTCGGGGATATCATCTAATTTTTCCTGCATAGGAGCAGGTTGTATATCTGCAGGTTCAGATTGAAATCTATCTTCTCCAGTTGCAGCACACCCACTTAAAATCGCTAAACAAAATACAAGATTTATAGGTGTCTTTATCAAAATAATAATTCCCCGGGACCGGGTATATCTATTTCTGTAAAGCCCTCTGGTCCATCTACAGTAAGTGTAATAGCACCTGATTCAGATCTATTCCAAGTAATAGTGGATCCTTCTATTTCCGTAGACCCACCGTCAGGCTGAGTACAAGATTCATCCCCTTCCTCACATTTTGTAAACATATTGTCTACCATTTGTTTTGACAAAGTGGCGTAAATTCTTGATTCCATGTTAGTCACAAACTTCTTGAGAATAGAATCTTCCATTTCTCTTTCTAAACGTCGTTGCTCTGCTTCTTTACGTTCACGAATTTCTTTCTCGCGATTGTGCCTCAATTGTTCATTAGACAAGACGTGGTTTGACCATCCTTGTCCTGAAAAAGAAGGATTTTTAAATTGATGTGTTAGTTGGGATGCAAAAACTGTACCGCCAAAGAGGACCATGGCGGCAACAAGTACTGCAGTGATAAGACAATTTTTAAGTAAACACATAGTATATACTTTCCTATGTGTTATTTAATTTATATTTTGGACAAATTAAGTATAGATTTTAATTTATCTATTATAAATTAATTCGTCAGCCAAGCCATAATCAATTGACTCTTGTGCACCCATGAAGTTATCTCGTTCCATATCAGCCTGAAGTGCTTCTACATCCTTGCCAGTATGCTTAGCATACACGCCCGTAAGAATTGTTTTCCAGCGAAGTAATTCTTTGGCTTGTATTTCTACATCTGATGCTTGCCCTGACGCACCGCCCAATGGTTGATGGATCATATGCCGAGCGTGAGGCAGAATCTTTCTTTTCCCTGCTGTTCCACTTGCAGATAACAATGACCCCATACTCGCGGCTTGCCCTATAACAATAGTTGAAACATCGCATTTAATAAACTGCATCGTGTCGTAAATGCTCATGCCAGCAGTGACGCTGCCGCCGGGGGAGTTGATGTAAAACAGAATATCAGAGTCTGGATCTTCTGACTCTAAGAATAGCATTTGTGCCACAATAAGGCTTGCAGAATGTTCACTAACCTCTGTATCAAGCATTATGATTCGGTCTTTTAATAACCGACTATAAATGTCGTAACTACGCTCGCCTTGAGCAGTTTTTTCCAAAACAATGGGCACTAAATTAGGCATGTTTTCCTCTTTTTGTTTATATATTAATTTATGATTTATATTTCTTTAAGACAAAAAAATGCCCAGTCAGCGTAGACAGGGCAAAAGGGGCAAAGGAGACAGACGCTGACTGGGTTAATGACCGAATGGCCGTTGGTTAGATTTTTTATTATTCAGAAGACTGGGCTTCTTCTCTGGTGTCAATCTCTTCAAAAACTTCACTAGAACGGTCTAGTGCTTTTTCTTGAATCTCCTGTTCACGTTTCCGCTCTAGGAGAACATTTGCATCACCAATTGGAAGTGCAACAAGAACATATGTACGATAACGACTATTTTCCTGTACAACTACCTCATCAGCAACTTCTGCTCCAGTAATGTCAGTTGATGTGCACATACTACGAATAGCCAATTCAGAATTTTCTACACTGGAGTTACCAGTATCAGAAATAAATGTCTGATTCTGTTGACTCACAGTACCACCTGCTGCAACACAAATCTGACCATAAGCCATATTTCGTGCTTTTGCCCGGCTCATTGATAAATTGCTACTAGCAGCAGAACCATTCTGATAAATTGCAGACTCTGATTCTGGAACTTCTGTCATCCAGTCTGGCATATTATCAAGTGTGCTTTCAACGGCCTTGCTGTCAAGTTCACGCTGCTTTTCTGCTCGCTCTTGATAAATGTCTGAAGTAGAGGAACAAGCAGCCAGTGTTAATGCTACGGCAGCAATACCAACTGTGTTACGTGTAGTTTTAATAAACATTTTTTATACCTTTGTTGCGTTACGCTTCATAATTTCAATCATCTGGTAAAATCCATCTGATCGGTTCATTGATAATAGTTGAGATATTCCCAACGGTTCAAATGATTCACTTGTTACCTTATTGACTTCTTCAAGTGGAATACTATTAAACACGTCTAAGAGTATATACGCATATCCACTAGAAATCAACCCATTTGAATATGCATGCCATTTACCATTTTCCCAATCTACAAACAAATCATATTGACATTTGCTTACACGGCTATGCTCTGTTCTTTTTTCTTCTGACAGTGGGTCTGCCTGTAACTTTTTTCCAAGATCAATAATATACTCAAACACAGCAGTATTGTCATTCGACAACTCTCTCACCATATCAAAGTTTTCGCGATATTGATTGATCTTTTCTTCTAACACGTTTTTGCCTCGGCGTAATTATATAATTCGTAAAAAGAATATATCAAAATACCAAGCATCTTCGTCTTTGGCAATGGCAAACAGGCATCTTTCTCTTTCACCGGTAATGCCCACAGAAAAGACACTGAATCTAACCCCTTCATAATCTTTTGTAAAAGTACACAACTGAATATTAAACATCAGATACCTCAGTGTTCATAAAATAGCCCACACAATACTCACAATCCCAGTATGCCACGGGCTCTCCTTCCTTTTCCCAAACCATCACGGGAAAAGCACGTTTATTACAAGTGTCCCATTGAAATCTACTTGCAAACTCATCGGGAATCTCTTCATATAGCACACTATCATCATCTGCTTTTACTTGTGTGCTCATATCAATACAACGTCCACGAGATGGAGCAATATAATTTACAAATTCATCGATGTAGTATTTTTCCATAATTTTATGCACTCATCCGAGAACGATTAGGCAAGACAAATAGATCATTTACCGTGATTTTATCATGACGCTTGCCATCAACATAAATTGGCTCAAAAAGGTCAATAGTGTGCTGAATTTCTCCACCAGACTTTGCTCGGGAGTTAGTTACACGTCCGGCGTAAGCAACGCCTTCGTACATCCCGCTAATAATATGACCGTTTCTATCCCAATTCATTATTGTATCCTTCTGTTAAATTTAGTGGCACTTGGTATTATATTAATTAATAAACCTAATGTCAAGTTAAAATTTATCAACAACAACCCACTTATCAGGTTTAGTTTCACAAATAACACCTTCATACTTGCGAATTTCTGTACCTGTAAAGTTTGCATCCACAAACCAACGGCACTCTGCTCCCTGATGATAAAAAGAATTATCATATTCTGGATGGGGACGAAACTGTTCAATAGAACCAACTGTACCGACATCAATGTTTTTTAACTGTTCATATCGTTCATCATCATTACAAACAAGAACTTGTTCATTGCTAACATCTCGTTCAGCAACGCGTTCAATTACCATTTTTTCAGCAAGTTGAACTGCCTTGGCACATGCCTGTTGGTGTGGTTTGTTTCCAGACCACTCCCATTCACCAGTCGCCATTTTCCAGTCTTGATTAATTCTGACACTAAAGTGAACTGTGCATTTACGGTTGCCATTGCCAACATCAGTTACATCTCGGACAATGTTACTACGCTCACTAATTTCAAGGTCGTTTTTTGTGACCGTTCGTGATTGATACACACATTCCTGTGCCTGTGCAGAAATCGCAATACCAAAAGTTAGTGCCAACAAAGATGTGATTTTTTTCATAACTGTTTATCCATTATGATAGGTTAAGCATCCGCTTAACTTTACGAATGTCAGATTCTAATTTATCAATTCTTCGCAGAGTTTTTTCACGCTGTTTGCGAGATTCCTCAATACTCTTTTTTAGTGAATTAGAATCCATAAAATTTTATACCTAAAAGTTGGATAAAATAGTCCTTACCTGTGCACAATCAACTTCTGATTGAACTTCTTCATCTAAAACACCCAAAGCAATTGCTTCAACCAACAAATCAAGCGTGTGCCACTGATCGGGGTCCATAGCCAGACGAAGTTCATGCACATCATCCTCAGACTCACACGCCCAAAGTTGATCAAGGATCTCTGCTTGTTCACGGGTTACGCCCTGAATATCAATCATTGTATTCTCCAAGTTTATTTGCTGCAAACTGAAACGCATCTCGGGTAATGTCGATAACACCACTGATGCTATCGACGTTTTCCATACCAAAATAATACCCGACTGTGATTCCAATTACAAGAATAATTAGTGATTTCATGCCACACGCTCGATATAAAGTTGTCCTTCGGTTTCAGGACGCCCCCTAAGATACATCTGTGAGATGCGTCGCTGAATATTACGATTGGGACGACGGAAATAACCCTTAATTACTTCATTGTTATACTTAATGGCCCACTTGTAATTTGGCTTAGTATCACCGGTTGCATTACGCTTACATTTGGGGTTTTCTACGCCAAGGCGACGAGCAACCATTTTCCACTCTGGTCCATGACCTGCATGGAACCCTGCGATAGCGTGAGCGATTTCATGAAGAATAGTCTGCCGCGTGGCATACTCGGATTCTGTTTCAGTAAGGATCCGACTCAATTCAATTGTGTTACGACCATAATGGCAAAGTCCGAATGCTCTTTGACGACGGTTCCAGCGAAAAGACCATGTGCCATCAAGGTGCTTGTTAATCAACTCAATTGCGAGGGTTTCTGCTTCCTGAAGATTCATTTCCAATCTCTCTTTGCTGTATTGCCCTAAATGATGTGATCAGTATATTACTTCCGGACTATCGTGTCAACCCAGTGCACCTATCAATCTTATTCGGTCCCAATGTGCCTGTGATTGGGAAAGTTCGCGATACAACTGATCACGCTCTTGATTGTTTTTGGCACGATCAATATCTCGTTGAATATCCCCGGGTTGGCGAATCATTTCTAATCTCTTGTTGGCTGATGAATAGTGTAGTTTTAATGCTGTTTCAAAAAATGTGGGCAGAAATCCTACCCACACTTCTTAATTACATATACTTTTCAAGATTTGGAGTGCAATCAAGTTCTGAGTGCGTTTCAGTTAGCATGTTGATATCATCATTAGTAAAAATTTCGCCCATATCAACCCAACCACTTTCATGTACAGGAGAAATTTCACGCTCAAAAATATCTTCAATCAGACTGTTTACTGCTTCGCGATCATCAAGAAACATTTTAGTTACTCCTTTACTGTAAATGAGGTTTAAGTTTAGTAAACGATTATGTGATTGTCAAGTTCTCTAAATTTACTGGTTTATAATCCGTCTGTTCCACGCAAATGCAACGGTATGGCCCCGGTGGCGATGGTTCATCATGAATATGACCATGCACATTGAGTAGATGATTATCCATATAATCATGTTCCTCGCCGGGTGGACCACGTCTTAATTGTTTCTCATGCAAAGGAACATGTGATAACAGCAATCCAAAATCTCGCATCTGCTTCCACATATGAATTTTTGTGACTAATTCATTTTTAGCAAAGAACTTAACATCATCATGATTACCAACTATTAATTCTTTGGAACCATGCAACTGTTTCCACATAGGAAGAAATTCTTCTTTTGGTCCAAAGAATACATCACCAAGATGAATAACTTTATCACCCGGATTGATATGAGAATTCCACTGATCAATAATATACTCATTCATCTGATGAATATCATCAAACCCGGGTCGAATTAATTCTCCGGTATGATAATTTCTAAAATGAAGAATGTTTTTATGATTCAAATGTGTGTCTGCAATCAGCCATATATTTTTTTCTAAGGGCATCGATTTAACTCCATAAGAATCTGATTTAACATCCAGTCTTTGCGGCCAGACGCTACTTCACGCTGACCAGAATAATTCCCAACATCACCCATCCATGCGAATGGTACTGTCGCAACAATCGCTGCCATATTACGCTGTGGCTCTGTTGGTCGCATACTCTGAATAAAGTGTATCTGTTCTTCTTTTTTTGAACAATCAACTTGATAGTGATTTAAACTATCAACACTCATTGAATATGTCGGTGCAGATGATGTGCTACATGCTGTCGTCAGTAGGCTCACAATGATAACGCATGCTCCAAATACGGTGTTTAATTGCACGAATACTCTCCTGATGTTGAGCGTTGGATTGGAATACGCCTTTAGGGCGTTCAAGTTGGCTCTCCAGCCACGGAATAATATGATGCGTATTTGCACAGTCATTTGGAATGAGTGCTACATCAGTAGGTGGGCTTTGTGACGTCAATCCAGCACACCCACTTAGTGACAGTGCAAATGCACTTGTGATTATAATCCGTTTCATAAAAAATCCGGTCTTGCTAAACTTAGATGAAGCCTAACATAGACCGGATTGCAAATCAACAATTATTTTAATTATTATTAACGGGGAGTGCCTTTTCTACTTCAGCAACAGTTGCACGAGCAACCTCAAAGTTTGCTGCAGTTACAGTTTCATAATATGAACGCAACCACTCTGGCTGAATGAATCTGGACACAGAATTATAATTTTTCTCAATGTTGTTGAGAAGTTCTTGTGTTGAAAAATGTTGAATGTAACTCATAATTATCTCCTTTTGGTAAGCGAGTTATAATTGGCAAACCTATAATAGCGTTTGACAACTGATTTTATTTATCATTTTATTGTGCAGTGCAAAATAAATTTAAGATCTGAGAATTTTACTAACATCATAAATATTAAGATGAATAAAAACACTGCTGACCAAATTCGTGAAACAATCAACTTGCTTGAACAAGAAGAACAACAGTTAATCACACAACCAAACGTCATGCTTTTAGATATTAGTTCTTATGAACTGACATCTTTAATGAAAGAGTTTCGTTCAGAGCAAGAATCATATAGTAAAGCCGGTGACAGAGCCCAAGTAATGTTTTACGACCCCTCCGAAAAAGAAGAGTTTAAAAAATTTCTCAAGTCCAAAAACATCGGCTATGATGAAATGGGCGGTGATTCTTAGAATTCTGGCTGCAGAATAGTCCAAAGACCATACAGTACGGCAAGTGCTGCTACAATTGATGCAATAGGCTTAAGCAGAAAGAAAGATAATCCAGCAGCAATTAGCACTACTCCGTCCCATGTCGTCCTTTCTGAAAACCGTGAAGTAATCCAATTAAAAATAAAAAAGTCTTTCATTTGTTTCTCCTATAATAAAATTCATTGACCTAATAATATCTATACATAAATAACCAAAAGGAGGAAATTATGTTTAATTTTATTAAACGCCTGTTTGGTGGAAATACACCAACAGAATCTCAGCAAGTTGCATCACAAAAACCTGCTGAAAAGAAACCAGCCACGCGGTCAACTACTAAAAAAACCACTACTGGTTCAACTAAGAAGGCAACTGCCACCAAAACTAATACTGCTGGTGCCAAGAAGACCGCGAGTAGTACCAGCAAGACTGGCACCAAAAAGAGTGCAACTACTGGAAGAAAAACCAGCACCACAGGTACCAAAAAGACAACTACTAAAAAGTCGAACACTTAAAGAACCTCGACACATTCAGTTTCAGCCGGGCAATTTGTCCGGCTTTTTTGTATCCATCGGTCTAACAAATCAGCCGATGCAAGATTCTTGGCCTTGGCTTCCACTTGAATATCAGCCCATTCCCAAAATTCTAACATTTGTTCATTTTGTGCATTGTTCCACATAAAGTCGGAGTGTGCTCTCAACTTTGTCTTCTTGAATCCAGCAGATAACAGTGACTGCATATCTGGGAAAATATCGGGGTCATGTCCGTCAAGAAGATCTTCACGACACTGACTATAGTGCACTACAGGACGAGCACCCCGCCAACTTTCCAAAATATAATTTACACGATCATCATGCGGACTAAAATATTCACCTGTCTTAACCCAATGATGATGCACATCAAAGACAATCGCAGCAACATCTCGCAATTCAATGAGGTCATCAATGCCAATTGTAAACTCATCGTTTTCTAATGTAAGGCAATTGCGAAGTTCTGGGCTCATGCGATTGATTACTTCACGCATTGCCCCCGGTCCACGGCGACCACTTACATGCACATTGATTTTGAAATCCTGAAACTCTTTTCCATAACCCATCCAACGAGCCAAGTCTGTATGGTATTCCATTTCTGCAAGACTGCTCTCTACAATCTCTGGATTATCAGAAACTAAACAGCAGAACTGTCCGGGGTGGAAACTAAGACGAACATCTAACTTACGTGCAAGGTTGCCCACAGGAGCAAAAATTGACTCAAGGTGTTGCTGAACGCTCGGCTGCTGCCACCAGTCTTGCCAATTAGATTCTGTATATCCTTGCAACATCTCAGAGCCAAGTCGGACTTGTCGCAACTCAGGCTCTAAGGAGCCCACGCGTTCAACAAGGTTATATGCAGCACGGGCGTTAAAATTCATTAACTCCCACTGTCTTTCTACAGCATCTTCAGGGTGTTCACGAAGCCACTTCATGGTAGTTGACCTACCATTTAAGTCGCGGTTAAGGGAATTAGACTTAGCACTCATGTCGCTAAGCCACTTACAGCAAAATCCGATACGTTTATTTGTCATAGTGCTATTATATGACAATGTGTTCGGTTAGTCAATCTATATTGAGAAATTTATGAGAGGAGAGATACTACATTTTCGGTAGTATCTTGTGTAAAGTTTTCTAACTTACTGAATCTTTCATCAAGTGGTTTAACATGATCAAGGGCAACCCACTGAATATTTTCAGAAGTCTCTATAATGCGTCTCATACTATTAAGAAAATTATTTGCTCTATGCCGTTCATATTCTTCTAAATTTTCAAATTCTGCTGAAAAATCAAATCCACCTAACAATACTATATCACTTACATCTTTTACAAGATGAGCAGCAACCACTTCTTCTTTTTGATCCACTTCGTCAGAAAATCCACCACCAACGAGATGAACAGATGATGGGCGATTTAAATCACTAAAAAACTTTTCTGGTATGTAAAAGTTGCACTGCTCTTGGAAGTTTCTGGTAACTAAATCAGATGCACGACGATAATCAAAACAAATTACATTATCAGTGTTAAACATTCTCCAAGTGATATCAGAACCCCATATTGGTCCTATCTCTTTAATATCTACTTGTGTTTGATATTGCGGTGTGACAATCCAACTTATATTCATACAGACTTCAGTGTTTTCCAGCGATAATCACCTAAACAAATCCACCCAAACACATTGTCTTTGCCGGGAGCAGTATTAATAATGAAATCACCTTTTGTTCCAGACCACCCCGGAACTTGATCAGCATGTCCTATTGTATTACGACCAACACGAAGGTTCTTTATAGTTGTATTGCCATCAGAATCAATAACTATATCACCTTGACGATTTACGCCTAATGCAATTTCATGCTTTCTATTGCTACCAATGAATGCACGGTTGGAAGAAATTTTACCAACAGATATTGACACTTCTTCATCCCATATATTTAAAGACATGTCAGGGGTGTCAGTGTTTACGCCGATTCGTCCATTGACTACATGTAAGGTATCAAAAATATCTGCATTGCCTGATACATCTAATGACTTTAGGGTACCAGTTTTTTCTATTTTAGTATCAGTAATGCGGCTGGACAATTGATTTCCATCAACCAGTAACTGATCTCCAAGTCGTACATTTGAGAACTCAATTCCGCTATTTTTAGCCGTATCTAATACTTTATCTACAGTATCAGTTACAAACCTTTCTCCTAACTGATCAAGTGTTTTGGTGGATACAGTGTCTGCTAAACTTTGCCAACTCTCATTGTCAACGTTTACGCTGCCAGTCACTGACAAATCTTTTACAGTCACAGATTCAGCATTAATACTTTCAATTGCACGTATAACTCGGGAAACCAATTCATTTTCAACAACTACTGTACCATCTAAGACAGTAAGTTCTTTTTCAGTTTTACTTAAGTCTGTAATACCGGGAAATGTTTTCGTGAGAACATCTTGGTTAAGACTTAAACTTTCTCTAATTACCTGTGAAACAACCTCACTGTTATCAGTAGATGACATCATCTCCCCTGTCATTCTACTAACAACTTGATTTATAATTGTCTTAAGGTGATTTTGCCATGTTGGCTGTTGTATAGTTTCAGCAACGTACCCTGATATAACCTGTTTAATTTGGTCTTCTATTGTACGTGCTAGTTGATCTTTATCAATCATTTTGTCTCCATGTATCTAATGTAACACAATGAAAACCGCCACCAAGTGTCCTGCTGTGTCTTAATTCAAGCGGAATTACATCAAAATTTTTCTTCTCTAATAATGTAATTATCTTTTTTTGCAAATTATCAACAATGACTGTGGATGAATCTACGCTTAAACAGTTCATTCCAATCCACTTACTGGCATATGGATAACGATAAAACGCACGTGCAGCACAATCATCTATCCATATTTTGTCCCATTCATCAAATACTGCTGGGCAATTTTCTTCAGTTACTCTTTGAGCATTTAACATTACAGTATGATCATTTAAAGGAACAATTGTACTGTCTATATGGACACCAGAGTAAAAATTGACTACTTGAATATCTATTTCAGGAAATTGTTCTTTCAACCAATTTGCTGCGTTTCTATTCCCACTCGGGCTTTCAAGGTATAACCACGTGTCTCCCAATCTGCATATATTGGCGGCGTCTAATGTCATTCCAGAATTTCTTGGCATTTTTACAACATCAGCAAAATCGGCAACAAAATCTAGTGCCTCTATTTCTTGATCTCTACATGGATACATCATAGCAGGATCAACAACCTTTTCTCCTGCTACGAGAAGCCTATCCCGTGGACAATAATTATACATTCCTTCACGAGTGACAAAATCCATTTCATTTGGACGAAGAACATCTACTCCAAGATCTTCTAAAACAATACATAGTTTTTCTAAATCTCTTTCTGTATCACGTACCACCCAATCTGGGACGGGGCCAGATGGTACTGGAGTTGCAGTCCAAGAAGTTTTTTCTGATTCTTTGGAGAAAACTGAGTCATTAGATGGCCAGTTAGCATGTAATGCAGAACCAACTACCACCTGTTTCAGTTTATCCCATTCATTATATGAATGAACATTGATATCCACGTTAATCTACAACCCCGGTAATCTGTAATGTATAACGATCTGTGACACCAACATTCGCTGCACTATGAGGAACATCATTTTCCCATATCACACCTTCACCTGCTCGCCACTGCAAGATGGGGTTATCATCTACATCAAAATAGTGTCCGCTTTGCCAATCATCAAGGAAAACAACTGCACGTCGAATTTTACTTGCATCTTCTATATTGTGTAATTTTCTAAACCGGACATAAAGGTCGCTATGCTTAGGTAATGCACATCCCGGAGTCATTCTGTATATTGACCAAGAAAAGTGTTTCCACGGCAGGTACTCGCGAAATCTGTTCATCCACTCCGGTTCTTCTGATCTCATATCGTACATGTCACCAGTAAATTTTGTTTGTGTATACCCAAGAGACCGCCACCAAGCCAGTGAGTCAGGATCATTAAATTGTTCATTGTAATATGCGAGCGTTTCGTGACCTTTCCACCAAACTTCTGGAAGTTTAAAACGAGACCATCTGTCTTTACTTTCTAGTATTTCCATAATGTATTACCTTTATATTATATTTTTCTTCAGTTGCTCGCCATGGGTCAACCACGACACTTCCGGGAGCAAATTCAAAGTATGCTTCGTCTTCTGCCTCTTCGCCAGTATAACCATAAGTTATTTTTCTGTTATGTGCTAATAATATTACAGCGGGTGAAGCAACATCATCAACAACTTCAGTAGTGTCATCTGCCAATGGATCAACATAACAAACAGAACGGCCCAATTCTTTTACGTAATGTCCTACTAATGTTGAATAACTTCCTATACAATATGGGACATTTGGTTTATAAGATTTTCCATGAATTACAATAGGCAGATCATTATGTTCTTCACTCTGCTGCACCAAAAATTTAGCAAGATTTTCTGCTTGTCTTTCCCGGGCTGTCATAATTGTATCAAATAGATCATAGCCAAGTTCATATTCTTCTGCCAACCAGCGGAGTGCTATGTTGTCACGTGGATGACAAGCCCCTGAATCGCCCATCCCTGCTGTCATATATTTTGGGCCCATTATACGCATTGTACTATTTGCCAATGCATCAGTAACAACATCAACATCGATATTACCTATTTTCATAGCACAATCTTGTATCATATTCACAAGGCCAATTTTTGTTGAAATAAATGTATTATAGAAAATTTTAATTGCCTCACACTCATCCCAAGTGCCAGTGACGTATCTGGGATTGTTTTGCATAATTGGCTGATATATATCGATCAATTTTTGTACTTCAACATCATCTCCACTTTCTGTTCCAATCATGATCATTTCAGGGTTAACCATGTCCCATTTGACACTCCCCATAGCGATAAGATATGGATTATAAAATAACCTATGCTTATCATTTAATAATTCAGCAAAATGTTTGCGTGTTGTGCCGGGCAAAACTGTTGAAATTAGCACAACTTTCTTAGAACTTTCTGCATGTGTATTGACAGAGGTCAGTGCTTCTTTCACTGCAGAATGATCAAAATCCCGTGGTTCCATATGAGAACTTGGAACACTTCCATCATAGCCCTTATCGTGTGGAGTTGGAACCGCAATAAAAATCCAGTCACTTTTATTAACTAACTCTTTTATTGATTCACAAATATTGACTGACTGACTTTGACGTGGGTAAATATCGTAACCATAAACCGTATACTGTTCAGCAAAAACTTCTGCACAGTCTAGGCCCAATTTGCCTAACCCGATAAAACCTATTGAATTCAAAATGACTATACCTCTTGATAACTTATATGATTATATATTCAGTTTGACTGGGCACACAAATAAAAACCTAATCATGTACAGATTTGATCCACATGGCTCTAAAAATATAAAAAACTTGACTACGCAAAATCATATTCAGAATATTATGCTTAACTTAAAATCATCATCAAGAAGCGTCAGGAGTTGGCACCATAAAATACTAATATGTAATGACCAAGAACCATTATATTATACTTTATATGATGGAAAAACCGAAGAAAAGAAAGAATTATATCAAAATGCTGATTATATACGACATGAAAATTCTTTAGAACAAAAAATAGCAGAAAAGAAAAAAAATATAGATGGTTCTCCGGAAATAGTTTTTTCCGTGTATGACAAGAAAATTTTATTACATTCTGAAAAAGAAAGTAAAGATTTAGAAAAGTACGAAAAAAATGGATTTGTGGGTGCGTATTACTGGTCACATGCTTTTATCTCCTTAGATTGGTATCGGTTTGCTGAACATGATGAATATCTTAATTATTCCTCTTTTTCTAATTTCAGTAAGCATTTTAATATCTATTGCCGAGGATGGTCAGGAGTGAGAGAATATAGACTTAAATTTTTAAGCACAATGATTAAAAATAATATAGACAAATACGCAAATATATTTTTCAGTGAGTATAATGACCAGTCACACTTTAGTAATAGTCTATCAAAAACAAAAGAATGGAATATTTCAATAAAAGAAAAAGAATTAATTGATAAATCAGAATATATTACAAAAAATAATTCTGACCCTTCATTAAGTGCATCATATTCTGTAGATGACTATAAAAATTCTGCAATTGATGTAGTACTAGAAACAGTCTTTGACCAAAATAAAATTTTTCTAACAGAAAAAATCTTGAGACCAATTGCTTGCGGGAAACCTTTTATTTTGGTTTCTGAAAAAAACGCATTACAATATTTAAAATCATATGGATTCAAATCATTTGATGGTTTAATTGATGAAAGTTATGACACTATCACAGACCCATCAAAAAGAATGGAAAAAATAATTGAAACAATGAAAAAAATATCTAATTTGACACAAAACGAAAAAAATGAATTGTTTTGTAAAATGCATCTGATTGCCGAAGAAAATAAAAAATGGTTTTTTTCGAATGATTTTTTTAATTTAATAAAAACCGAATTAAAAACAAATTTGCAACACTCATTAAGTGTGTTAGATAACCCAAAGAACCAGACTGCGAAAGAATTATGGCTTGTATATCGGTCAAACAGGCTATATAAAAAATATTTGAAAAAAAATGCAAAACATAGGTCTGATCAAATTGTATCTGAATATCCAGAAAGAATAGAATTAAGCAAGAAAAATATAGGAATATCTTAATACTTTCGTAAAATTCCATCCCATTCAGATACAATATTGCCTTTTTTATAGTCTCGGATTCGTGATTCTAATACATCATAAAATGAATCCATTTCTCCTTTAAACTTTCCTCTAAGAGACTCTATTGCTTGCTCACAAAAATCCCAATTCTTTTTGCGATAATTGTTCATTAATGCTTTATGCATATCAGCAGTTTGTTTAAGAACAGAAACCTCTTCTAAGGTAACATTTTCCCCACCAATGACACAATAAGCAGTTATCGGCTCTGCATCTTCAGCATACTTTATGGTATCCAATTCTAATACCACATACTTCTCAACTATTTCTTGTGGTGGTTCACCAAATATTATTTGCATAAGTTTTTCCTTTTATTGTAAATATGTATTATGTACTTGTCATTTGATTTAATTTCAGATTTACATCTTGAAACTCGAGATGGCTTTAACTGGGATGGACAGCCAACCAGCCAATGTTGTGTGGTGGCTGGAGATATTTCTAAAAATATTCAGGATACGGTTTCTTGTCTTACCCATTTGTCCCAATGCTACAAAAAAGTCGTTTATATTGATGGTAATGCAGAGCATCGTTGGAATTATTCTGATCTTGGTTCAAGTTATCAAACCTTAGTTGAAGAATTGCAAAAAATACCAAATGTTATTTTCCTGCAAGATAACATGGTCATAATCAATGGTGTTGCGATAGTCGGTACCAATGGCTGGTGGACATACGACTTCAATCCCAACATGGATTTTGAAAACTCAGTAAAATACGCTGTTGATAGATATGACATTAATGTTGGTGATGCAATGACACTACGTGCTATGGCAATTAATGATGCGAATTATCTTGCAAACACTGTCAACCGGTGTCAGACAATGCCAGATATTAAGAAAATTGTTGTTGTTACACATACTGTTCCTCACGAAATGATTACAAAACACGATGAAGAATTTGACGATGATCTTCAGTATAATCTGTTGGGCAATTCATATATTAAACAAATTTTAGAACAAGACACGGAAAGAAAAGTTGATACGTGGTGCTTTGGACATTACCACAAAGATGTTGATTCTGTTATTAATAATATCCGATATGTTAATAACTGCTTGGGTGAAAAGGGATCAACTTGGGCCAAGTCTGTTTATCACCCAAAGCGTATTGAAGTAATAATTTAATCTGCTTCGGGCTCAATTTTAATATTTAAAGGATACCCGTTGCTACGTGCACTTACTGTAATCTCAATGCCCTTTTGTTCTGCAATCTCATATGGAAGAACTGCCACACACGCAGATCCCGCTTCATGAACTTCTTCAGTAATCTTTTGAGCAGTAGCCTCAGTATAATTAAGATGATTCATCAAACTTTCAACAACAAAATCATATGCAGTACTATTGTCATTAATATAAATTAGTTGGTACATTGGTGGCTCACGCAACTCTGTATTAATTTCTACTTTTGTCTCGCTTGATGCGGATGATGTTGTCATTTGTTTCCTCGTAAATTAAATTAGTAGAGCAGGGTCTAAGACCCTGCTCTATAGTTTGCAAGAGACTGATTATCCCTTTTGGGTAATTGCAATAGACTTAGGCTTCATTGTCTCAGGGACAATACGCTCTAAACTAATAGTAAGAATTCCATTCTCAATAACCGCATTATTTACCTCTACATATTCGGCAAGCGTAAATGAACGCGTGAAGTCTCTTGATGAAATACCATGGTAAAGATATTCAATATCTTCGTTTTTGTTTTCCTGTCTACCTGTAACAGTTAGGTGTCCTTCATGGTATTCAATATCTATCTCTTCTTTATTGAAACCAGCAACTGCCACCTGAATTTCATAACGATCTTCATCAACACGAACGATGTTATATGGTGGATAATTGCCATTGGAACCAGCGGTATCAACTTGATCCATTACGCGATCAAAAATTCGATCCATTCCAATTGTATTTCTGTAAAACGGTGATAGGTCTAATGAAGTAATTTTAGTCATTGTTGTCCTCCTTTATTAAGCAAGTGACTAATAGTGCAACCCAAGTTGGCGTTGCACATGTATTTATTATACACTAATTACGGTTCATTTAAAAGGGCTGATTCTTTTTTTCATCGTTTAATTTTTTAAGCCAACGCTTTCTCGCAGCGGCTTTTTTAGCCTTTCTTTCTTGGCAGGGCTTTTCATAGAATTCATGTTTCCGAACATCTTTTAGCACACCAGATTCATCAACTTTTTTCTTAAACTTTTTAAGTGCACGTTCAAATTGTCCGTCACGAACCTCTACGCGATTTCCTTTAATCTTTATTTCGTCAGTTTTCTTTCTCAATTGTCAATACCTTTGAGTTCCTTTAATTACATTTATGTGTTGTTTTAGAAATTGTAAAATTTCTTATCAATTAAACTTGCTGGTTGTTCAACAAGTTCTTTATTTACAATAATTTTGTTAATATTGTTTTCTCTATACCGAACCATTTCAAACATATGTGGGAGCAATGATTTTTCTATGTTTGAATGCAACCCACGGGCACCTGTTCCACCGACCAGCGTTTTATCAGCGATCTCATCAAGTGCATCTGGAGTAATTTCAAGTTCAATATCTTCTTGAGCAAATAATGTTTTGTATTGATTAACTAAATTTCCATCAACTTCTGTTAATATTGATATTAATGCACCCTTATCTAATTCTGTTAGCGGGACAACATTTGGGAATCTTCCCACAAATTCAGGAATCATTCCAAAACTAACAAGATCGTCTGGGGTAACCTTGCCTAAATCCACTTCTTCCGACGGAGAGACAATGTGTGCAGTAAAACCAGATGCTGTTCCTGATTGACGGCGACGGACAATATCACCCAGACCGATAAACGCTCCACCTGCAATGAACAGTATGTTTGACGTATCAATATCAACTGTTCCCGAGTTTGGATTTTTTCTACCACCCACTGGAGGCACCCGGCATACAGTGCCTTCTACTATTTTTAACAGTGCCTGTTGAACGCCTTCGCCAGAAACATCTCTAGTGATAGAAGAGCTTTCGCTTTTTCTGGCAATTTTGTCAATTTCATCAACAAAAATAATGCCATTTTCACATTTTTTAACGTCACCATCAGCAGCAATTAATAATCTTGAAACCAAACTCTCAACATCATCACCTACATATCCTGATTCGGTTACTGAGGTAGCATCAGCAATAGTAAATGGAACATCCAAATACTTTGCTACAGTTTGTGCTAATAATGTTTTTCCTGAACCAGTGGGACCAATCATTAAGACATTTGATTTTGCCAAATTATTTTCATTTGTATTTGAAATTCTTTTATAGTGGTTTGCAATTGCTACACTTAAGACAATTTTGGCCCAATCTTGTCCAAATACATTTTTATCAAGAGTGTTTTTAATTTCTATTGGATTAATATTAACACTATCAGAAGAACCATTAATTTGTTCTTTTAATAAATCTTGGCACATTACAACACATTCATTGCATATACCCACAGAATTATTAACAATAAGTTTCTGAACTTCAGATTCTGGGCGATTACAGAAATTACAGATATGAGGAGAATTATCAGTCATAATTACCGGTCTTTTAGTCTCTCTTCTAATTGTGTTCTTTCTAGATCTGTTAATAATTCTGGATCATATTCGCCCGTTGATATTTTTTCAATGAGGTGATCAATATATGCATCGTGATATGCATACTGGTCTGTTTGTTCCTTATCTACTGGAATCCATTTTTGACCATTCCACTTAAACAATCTGGTTGGCAAATAATCTACTCGGAGAAAAAGATCTCCCCGTTCTGGATTGGTTGGGAATTCTGTACCAAACCCAGCATTTGTTTCTCTTGGATCATTGTCTGATTGAAGTTGAATCTTGGGATATAATCGTTGGAAAACATCTCTTGTGTATCGTTTTCCTCTATACTCAACATACCCAGTTGTTAGTTCATAAGGATGTTCCTCACTCAAATTTTCAGTAAAATCTGTAGTTTCTAAATCATTGGTCTCATCAATAGTATAAAAGTGCTCTGGGTTCTCTGTTTCGCTGGATACTGGGGCCTCTAGATCATAATTGGTTGCAAGCCTATCATCATTATAAACATCATTATATGCAGTTTCGTAATCCAAAGTATAGTTATAGTGTGGAGTATCTACCTTCTGAGTCCATTCAAAATCACTATTACCAAAAGTTTCATCAATATTTGAATATTTTTCGTTACTTTCGGTAACAGGCTGAGCATTGTTAGTGTTATTACTGTTAGTATTTTCAGTACTTCCGCCATTATTTTTGTTTGTGGGCGGACTTGTAGGCGGTGGTGGTGTAACGTGGTCAAACAAGTCTTGTCCATTCCATCTAAATGTATATTGACTTGCAATGAGCAGAAGAACTGCGAGCGGATCAAATACAAAAATTATAATAACAATAACCCATTGCACTGCTTTTTCAAGAAGATTTTGATCAGCCTCTTCTCCATATACAAATTCCGCAATATATTTTATAGGACCAACCTCGGCTTCCAACTGTCTAGTTTTGGCTTCTATTTCAAATTTTTCTTCGGTAAGATTATCAATTTTGCCAGATGCTGATTCTATTCGTGCAGTTTGTTCATCAATTACAGCGTCAATATCTTCGCCAGTGTTTGTTCCTAATTGAGACCGTAATCTTGTAATCAAATTTTGGGAATCTTCAACTTGCGATTCAACGCGTTTTCTCAGACGATCAATTTCTTCCCTTGCCTCAATGACACGTGAATCATTATCCACCTCGTCTAATCGTTCTTCCAAAGCATCTTTGTCATCTGATTTTCTATCGCGATAGTTTTCAATTGCCTCTCTGGTATTAGGACCCATTATACCATCTGATTGAACACCTATAATACTTTGTGCTGTGGCGATTTCACCATTTGAAACTGCAGCGTCTAGACTGTCTAATTCGGTATCAATTTCTTCTATATCATCAAGTATGCGTCCCTCTTGACGATCTATGATATCGCGTTGTTCTTGAATAGCAGGTTCTACTCTTTCGTATGCACGATCAATTCTTTCTTGTTCTCTGTCAATCTGTGATTGAATAATTGAATCACCACCTACACCTTCACTTTGTGCAGATTCAATTTTGTCTTCAGCCCGGGAAACAACAGCCTCTTGTCGTGCAATTTCTGAATTGATTCTTTCTAATTGTGCAGTGGCACTGTCGCCTTGGGCAGTCTGCTGAACGTGGGCGTTTGATAATCCGCCGAAAATTCCCATACTAGTTATAAACATTAAAACGATAACAGCAATTACAAGGTATGTTTTTAACCACCAAGTAGCCTGATGCCAATATCTATGAAGCCAAACTACTGTAACTAGTTTAGAAGACTCCAGAATAGTTCCCATTATCAATGTAGTTAATGCAGCCCCAGCAAAAATAGCGGCGAGTCCAGTGACTGAATAATATATGGCTGATACTGATAAAATTAATGCCGTAGCAAGTGTTACATAACTAAAAATCAAAATTTTCTTCCCGGTTTAAAGCCATCTGGTACATCATCTTCAAAAAACATTTTAGAAACAAATCCATTATTGTACCATTTTCTGCCTTTCATTTTTTTACTTAACTTATTACTTATTTCATTTAATTGTTCTTTAGACATTTGCTCATAAGTTTTTTTGCGTTTTTTTACGGTATTTTTTATTTCGCTAGGTGTTCTGTTGTTTTTTGATATTTTTTGTGCTTTTGATCTATTTTCAAAATCTTTTTTTCTTTGTTCATTGTCCCATTTAGATTTTGTTTCTAAAATTTTTTTGGTTCTTTTTATTTTTTCTTCTTCTGAAATTTTTCTCCACTGTTCTTTCACAATCTCAGACATTTTATTTTTAAAATTTATTTTTTCTTCAGGCGTTTTGTCTTGCCAAATTTTTTGTCTATAAAGTTTATATTGATTTCTTTCCTCGTCGGTTTTTTCTTTCCATGTATTTTTAAACTTTTCAATTTGTTCTTTTGTTACTTTTTGTTTTTGGCGTTGTTTCTTTATTTTTTCTATTGTTTCTGGTGAATGATTTCTTCCGTACCAACTAAATCCTTCATTTCTAGCATTGTGTTTATTATAAAATAAATCATTCTTTTCTACATCAAAAAAATTATGTAACTCAATTTCATGCTGCATTGCTTCTTCGCGATTATTAAAAATACCTAAAATTTCCTTCGTAAAACTATTTTTTCCTTTTTCATTGATATCCTCTTTAAGATATTCACTGGATCCAAAGTATTCTGTATCTTCATGTGGCATATTCAATGAAGTCCTGACACCAATATAATATTTTCCATTATCAGTTGTTTCATTATTATTAGTAATGATATAAGTGTAGTGGTACATCTGTAATTCCTCCGAAAAAAGTATTTATCTCATAGAGGTGATAAACACAAACTACATTTTTATTGGGCATTAGAAATACTAGGCTTCCATTTGAGCCACGCACTACTATTCCCACAAAAATATGGAGCGTTTAGATCTTTTATCATAATACCTTCAAATCCATCATTGACTGATGAGCGAGCGTACCGATGCATAATATTATGCCCTTCAGATGTTGATAAATCTACTTCAATACCATTGAGACCACGAATAAAAGGAGTTCGTTGATGTAATTTTTTAGTTATATTCTGGATAATTTCGTGTCGGTAATGCTGCTGTATTTCACAACTGCCATCTATAAAATCACTAAGTGGAATAACGTCAAATATGTAAAAAACGGCGTCATCAAGCATTTCATCTTTTGTTATGATCTCGCCATCAATGACATACCGAGTACCAAGATTTGCTTGGCTGTCAAAAATATCAATATTTTCAAGTATCAGTTTTTCAAGATGTTTAAAGTTTTTTAGTACTTTGCCAGTTCTACTATGCATAACAACTGAACTGGCTGTTATAACTGCTAATGCTCTTGAACCATCTAACTTTGGTTCTATCCATTTTCTTCCAGAAAGTTGTCGTGGGTGATTTTCACTATCTTGAGAATGTTGGCAATCAAATACAGGAATTTTCCATTCGGTTGAACCCAAAACATTATTAAGTGTTTTTGTTGAAATTCCGCAGCGTAAATCTTTTAAGATAACAGGTCGTGCAACTAAGTTCCATTCATCTGAATCAAACCGAGAACTCATTCTTTCAATGGACCGTTCTGCTTTGTATCCAGATACTTTTGTTGTTCGCAAATCTTCTATCAATCCCCAAAACTCAATCCACGGATTTTCCTTGTCAGACAAGTCTTGTGTTTCTGGGACAGATTTTGTGTGATAAACAAAAAATGGATTATATGCCAAATAACAATTGTAAAGAAAACATTGTGCACTGCTACTCCCAAGTCTTGATGCAATTAATGCCCGTTCAATAACTCGTTCTTTTTGTTTTCTGCTATTTGAACTATTGAGATCGTAAATCCAGTCTGCAGCCACTCTTAACCCTTCAAAAACCTTAGAACCTAAACTGGTTATTTGAATCATCCCGCTATTATACAAGTATTATGTTAAAATGTCAATGTCTATGTAAGACGGTCTCTGGATTCATCAACTGAATATTTTGATGTTTCAAACTTAATACTGTCACCTTCTGGAGGAGAATTAATAGATCTGGTTGAAATCCCGATAGATTCAAGGCGATCAATATTGCGTCCTTCTCGTAATGCAGAAATTAATGCTTGACCACCCTCTGTACTTCGGTCAGCAATTCCTTCTAAAAGTTGTCCTGCACCACCAACTGTAATGTCTAATGCTCTTTGAGGCAATTGCTGAGCAAATCTTAGGGAATCTTCTCGGGAGTGTGGTAGATCATAGAAATTTGGTTCTATTAACCTGTCTCTGTTGAGTTTTTCTCTGGCACGGTGAATCTGCCAACGTTTGGTGTTTTCAATAATGGTGTTTGCGGTTTCTGGATTATTATTAACAATGGCTTTTGTTGCTGCTACTAACTCTGGATAAATGCCATTGAACCAAGCTGAATTAAATGCTTCTCCAAAAGTATCTTTTACGTACTCTCCCTCTCCTTTTACTCCTGATGGTATTGTTATTGTAACTGAAATAATTTCTGGCTCTTGTCCGCCTGTAGTCTGGACAGTTGTATATTCGTTATTTAAAACATGTTCAATAACTTGAAAAAACCCAATGCTTGGATCTTCGGGTCCACCTTTTTTAGTAAATGGCAAAAACACCCCCGCAGATTCTAATTCTAAGAACAATTCTCTATTTTGCTGTATTGGAGCAACGATATTATATCCTGAAGCAATACCAATTAAATCGGTTAGCAATAGTCTTCCTCTAGGACCTGTGCCCAAATCAATAGGACTGCTCTCATCAAACCATATATCTTGAATATTATCCTCTACAAGTTCTGGTTGGTCTTGGATAGAATCAATGTCTTTTAAAGTTTCAACATCTTGTAATACTTTTGCGAAATCATCAACTGGGACAGAAAAGATATTCGTTATTTGCCCCAAACTTCTTGATAATGCTGCATTTGCCGCTGCAATTTCTGGTGGCATAACGCTTCTTAGCGACCCACCTAATCTGGTAAATTCTTGAGATAAGCCACCCGAATTGTCAGAGTAAATTGGT